TATATTTATTTTTTCACAATGTTTTACGAAAGGAAAAAATTACTTACAATTCCCGCAACCATATCATTACTTATCGTCGTCGATGATAAAACAACATACCATTTTATCGATAGATATGGTTATCGCGTCTAGTATATATATATAAACGTTTCGATGAAAATGTATCTAATAAACTCAAAGTTTCGACTTTGGTAAAATTGATATTAACATGGAAGATTTATACTGTAACGAAGAATTGGGTTTGTCGCCGCCGTCGTCGCCGTTGTCAATGTTGTCTTTTTCTGACGACGACGAACAACGACGATGGTTTGAAATAAATATTAGACACTTGGATGAAAATTTATTATCGTTGAACGACGAGGACGAGGACGACGACGACGAGCATAAGAGGCAGCGGCAAATATTTGAAAAAATTAAATTGCAAGAGTTTATTTTAGAGCGAGCCGCTCGAGTGGTTAAAAGACAGTTCGAAGATTTCGAAGAAAACAATCCTCGTTATTACATCATGTTCGATGAAAATAATTTTGAAATCGACAGTAAATTTAAAATTATACCATCAAACAATGTTTCGGAAAATTTAACTCTGCTCTTGAATAGTCTGTGCAAGAACATTGATACTCGTTACGTGGACGTGCCTAAGCTGGTGCACAAAGTCGTCGCCGAGAGCGGAGACATTGGTTTCGATAAAATCAAATTGTATTGCGCCGATGTGGCGGCATCTATGACGTACGTACATTATGATTATGCTTTGCTCGCGGGACGAATACTCGTCGAGGATCTACATAGCAAGGTGTCTTCGTGTTTTGTGACGATAGCTAACGATCTCTTTTCTCGCAATGTGCTCAGCGATGAATTCAATCAACTCGTCAAGAAACACGGCGCAATTCTGAACAATGAAATCAAACACGAGAGAGACTACAATTACAAATATTTCGGTTTCAAAACCCTCACCAATGGATATTTGTTAAAAATCGACGACGTGATCATGGAGAGACCCCAACACATGCTCATGCGCGTCGCTCTGGCCATTCACGGCGACGACGTTAAGAGCGTCATTGAAACATATCAGTTGATGAGTCTGGGCACCTTTACGCACGCGAGCCCGACTCTGTTTTCGGCGGGTACGCGTCGTCAACAAATGTGTTCGTGTTTCCTGCAAAGCATCAAGGACGACAGCGTCGATGGCATTTACAAGACTCTACACGAGTCCGCGTTGATTTCGAATCTGGGCGGCGGGCTGGGATTGAGCGCGCAAAATTCGGGCGGCAGCGGTCTCGTCAATATGTTGAGAGTCTTCAACAACATGGTGCGTCACGTCGACCAGGGTGGTAAGCGAAAAGGTGCCCTCGCCGCCTACATCGAGCCGTGGCATCCGGAAATTTATGAGTTTCTCAACTTGAGACGCAACATGGGCTCCGAAGACACTAAAGCTCGCGATTTAATGCTCGGCCTGTGGATTCCCGATCTATTCATGAAACGCGTAAAGAACAATCAAATGTGGTCGCTATTCTCTCACAAAACATGCCCTGACCTCGCCGACAAATACGGTTTTGATTTCGAAATGAGATATTGCGACTACGAAAATGCTCAAGTGTACGAAAGGCAGGTGAAGGCGAGAGACTTGTTTAGATTTATCGTCGAGACCAACGTCGAAACCGGCGGGCCGTACATGCTATACAAGGATCATTGCAATAACTTTAGCAATCAAAAAAATTTGGGCACCATCAAATGCAGCAACCTCTGCGCCGAGATCGTCCAGTATTGCGACGAGAACGAGACGGCCGTTTGTAATCTAGCCAGTATTGCCGTCAACAAGTGCGTCGACGTCGACGCCAAGACATTTGACTATGTTTTGCTGAAACATTTGACTAAAATTATCGTCCGCAATCTCAACAAGATCATCGACGTCAACCACTATCCCACGGCCGAGTCGGAGAGGAGCAATAAAAAACATCGACCCATCGGCGTCGGCATACAGGGTTTGGCCGACGCGTTTGTTCTTCTCGACATCGCCTACGATAGCGACGATGCCAGGTTCGTCAACTATTCAATCGCGGAAACCATTTACTTTGCCGCTTTGGAGGCTAGCTGCGAGCTGGCCAAAATCAACGGACCCTATGAATCGTACACGGACAGTCCGGTGAGCAGGGGTATTTTGCATTTTCACAACTACGACGACGAGAACGGCGTCTATCATTCCAACAATCTGTGGGACTGGAACGAATTGCAGTGCAACATAAACAAGTACGGCGTAAGAAACTCTTTGTTGGTGGCGTACATGCCCACGGCGACGACGGCGCAGATACTCGGCAACAACGAATCTTTCGAACCGTTCACGTCGAATGTATATCTCAGACGCGTTCTCGCCGGCGAGTTTCAAGTGGTCAACCAGTATCTCGTCAAAGCGCTAATCGATCTCGACATTTACACTCCGGAATTGCGCAACAAGATTTTGGCCGAAAACGGGTCCGTGCAGAACATTGACGAAATACCACAGCATGTCAAGAATCTCTTCAAGACGGCATGGGAGATCAAATCAAAGTGTATAATAAACATGGCCGCCGACCGTGCTCCTTTCATAGATCAGAGTCAATCGCTGAATTTATTTGTCGCCGAACCCACTTACTCGGTGGTGTCGAGCATACACTTTTACGCGTGGGAGAAAAAACTGAAAACGGGCATGTATTATTTGCGCACAAAACCCGCCGCTCAGGCCACAAAGTTTACCGTCGACGTCGAAACCGTCGCTTCGTGCAGCAAAAAGCGTAAGATGAACGACGACGACGACAACGTTGTTTGCGTTAGTTGCCATGCGTAATTGCGTCAATTTTGTTTTTTATTGCATCATTTTTTTACATTTCGTCGATAATGACACTATTATACTTGAAAATATATTTTTATTCTATATAAGTTTGGTCTTGTTTATTCAAATGTAATGAAATGCTCGGAGAATATAAAATGAGCAATTACGATATTGAGTTGTGTACTCAAGTTTTTAGCAACTTTTTGTTTCCCAATCTATACACATCCGACTTGGCTTTGAACATTAAAGCACACCACAATGTACGAATGGCCGCTTTCAAGATTATCCAAGACACGTATCAGCAATCGTACAATTGCGATCTTGACGAACTGTTGGTTTTCCGCGAAAATGACGACGACGTATCGTCTTCGATACCGCGAGACAGATGCGTTCACTATCTCATCAACGACATTAAGAACGTGCTCGATGTTCTCGAACATTTAAAGAGCCAGCCAAAGTTTCAATACAACATGTACATTTTTATGCCCTACGTCAAACAGATTATGGTCATCAACGACATGTTTAAAAACGACTTCTGCTGCACCGCCATCGTAAAGACAAACAGCAACGCCTTACGCGAATTGTGCGAGCGCGGCGAAAAGTATATGCACGTCATCAAACTGATGAACGAACGTATGCAGATAATAAACGTCTTTACGAATCCCAAAGTTTATCAGTGCAACATTTGCCAAGAGACGAGCGCCGAGGAGCACTTTTTAAAGCCAAACGAATGTTGCGGCTACAATTTGTGTTACGTGTGCTACGTGGAACTGTGGAAACATTGCAGTCTATATCCCGTCTGTCCCGTCTGTAAGACGAGTTTCAAGAATTCAAAGTTGGAACGTAACTCAGCACCGAGCGTCGAGCTATAGTAATAAGATTCAAAATGAGTTTAGCGGCGGACAAGCATTCGCTAGAACAAAAACAATTAAAATACCTCTTTCTCGCAACCTATTTTAATTTGAACAATTTCGATCACATTGCGTCCGAAGCGCGCCCCTTCATCGGCGAGTATATACGCAACAACTTTAACGCCATCGACGATGACACGCTCATCAAATACCTAAACTATCTGAGCGGAATGGGTTTGAAACATTTGGTGTCCGATCGGGACACCAACATTTTCAAGTACATAAAACCCCAATTCAAATTTATATGTATGCGCGACAGCGTCGACATAATAGAGTTTGACAAGAGACCGTACATTCAACCAAACACACCCATATACGCGACCAATTTTTTCGTCAACGATCCTCAACCGTTTATGCTTTTGCTTTATAGCGAGTTTATGAAAGTATTTGACGATCGATTCTTTGTGTCGTCGAATGGAGAGTCTACGCTGCTCGAGGGTCGCGAGGGATTTCTCTTCGACAACGCGTACGTTGACTGGTCCGGCGTGCAAATGTGCACGTCGCCCAAAGTCGACACGCCCGACTATCCGTACAGACTGTATCTAGTCGGCGAACCCATGGCCCAGCATTTTCTACGGCAAAACATTTTGATGCCCGCCAACAGCGATTATGTGATTCGAAACTTTTACAAGGGTCTACCTTTAGTGCGCAATTTCAGGATAATTAATAGCAAACATTTTACTACGAAAAAGCCAAACGAAGTTTTTAACGAAATCAACTTGGAATTGGATAATAGCGCAAACTACATCAAGTTAATTCAGCGCGACTACATTTACGACGCAAAATTTCCAGACGACCTGCTCGACCTGCTAAATGATTACATGACAAAGACGTCCAATTACAAGTTTATAATGAAATTTGGCGAGCACAATATTAAATTGGCGAGTAGCTACAACGAGATCGTCATTGATCGTTACGCCGTAAATAAGTATCGAAAATTAAATATAAAAACCGACGCCAACAGCGTCCTGCCCACGCTTCGAGCGAACGAAACGTCGTACATTTTCGTTCGACCCGATATTATTCAAATAAAAGGCACATTCAACGCTTTCTACGTGCCGTCCAATCAACTGTTTATCATTCTTGCCAGCAACAGTTTGTTCGGGAGCACGGAACTGTTGTATTTCGACTATCGTCTCATACCGTACAGACAGTTTTCGACACCCCACGTCTTGACGAAAGACACGTACATTATTGACGAAAAAACACAAAATTTATTTGACAAAAGCATATTTTCGGTACCTCGTGTGCCTGCATATTTAATTATAAGAGGAGATTACGAAAGTTCTCAATTCAAAACTCTCGATCACTTGAAAAATCCTTGGGTTAAAAATACGCTATTGAAGCTATTCACGTAAATTGACAGTGTTTTCATCGTAACCCAAAAAAAAAACTATGGACATTAACAGGTCAACCACGACGACGGGAGGAGGATTCAACTTGAGCAGCATCAACACAAACACCATGATGACCGTATTGATTGCTCTCGTCATAATCATATTGATCATACTGCTCTTCCAATCTAGCAGTCAGCCGGGCGGCAGTTCGCCCGCAACACAGGCTGCTTACATGAATCCCCTAAACGCCACGATGAGAGCTAATCCTTTCGTCAACACGCCACAGCGTAACATGTTATAATGATGATGATGATGATAAATTCATGTACCATAAGTATCAAATATCAAACTCGCTATGAAACAGTTCAAGTGTAGTAATTCCTCTCCTAAAATTAGAACCGTCACCGAAATCATAAACGGCAATGAAAAATTACAAAAGGAATACGATCTGGCCGAGTTTGACGCCAAAAACCTAAACAGTCTCGAAAGCTATGACACTTTGAAGATTAAACTTGTCATCGTCAAGTATATGGCCATGCTGAACACTCTGCGCCTCACGCAACCGCTGCTCACAATCTTTCGAGATCGAAGCGCGACGCGCGACATTGTCGCCATTGTGGTCGCGTCGCTGGGTTTCATACACAATCGCGTCCATCCGCTCGTCACCAACTTTGACAACAAGATGGAGTTTGTCGTCACCGATAGGCCCGATCTAGTGATTCCCGGGGAACCCATACTGTTTCGACTGAACGAACGCGACGAGATCGTGTGCACCATCGACCGACTCAGCATAGTCAAAACGCTCGAGCGATACTTTGACACCGACATGAACGTGTGCGCCAACTTTAAGGAAAAGCAAAAGGTGAATCTGATGAAAACGTTTGCTCCGTGCCGCAAACGAAAATCCGAAGACGGCCGCGAATCGTACATCAAAATCAGCGAAATGGAAACTACGCAATACGTGTGTCTTCTTTTCATTATGGAGCACGCGTACGGCCACTATTCAATCTTGAAAAACTATGGAATCTTCAACTATTCCGAATCGCTGCTCGATCATACGCTGTTTGCGAACAAATGCAAGCCCACGCTGAACAGCAATTATTCAAACATGTTGTTGAGTAAATTTAAGTTTAGAGTGGAAGACGGCGACAAAAATTCTTCGAACAAAAACACCTTGGGCATTTTGAGTTATAACAATTGACAATAAAACACACAATGTGGTTACTGTTGGCGCTCTTTATTATTGTAAAGTTGGTCGTGTTTCACAAACTTCAAGATTTACATCATGATCTTCACACGCGCAAAATATGTCCGAGCGGCTATCACGGACTCGCACCGGATCCCTACGACTGCGACAGCTATTACGTTTGCCCCGACAAACAGCTCTTCTACTGCATGCCCGGCCAGCAGTTTGATGTCGTCGAACAAAACTGCGTACCCGCCTCTCTCGACTCTGGCTGCATGGGACGCCTCTACAAAAGTCTACTATTGTAGAAAGAATTAATAAATTTTTTTTGCTTTTACATTGTCTATATCATTTCGTTCGACATCAACGACGACGAGAGGAACGTCAACGGCGACGAGTTATCTTTGCCGTTGTCGACATTCGACGATCACGTCGTCCGTATTGATGCGCAAAGTCGGATAAATTAGCTTCATAGTATCGACGTCCTCGACGTTGGGTGTGTTTTTCGCGAGGGCAGACACAAAGGCCGCCGGTAGATTGCCGCTCAACGATACGAGTTCTTTGGGTATGTACGTTTCGGTGCCGTCGAGCCATGCGTGACGCTGTATGCGCGCCATCGAGGCCAGTTCCTTTCCTTTACTCACGCCGAAAACGTGCCATACTTGCGTTTCGCCGCCTTCGCAGTTCATTAGCACGGGCGCGACGGACCGGCTAAATTTTTTTGACATCATCAACTTTATTAAAACACAGGGCGCTCGAACGCAACTCACAATGTAGGCATTCCGATCGTCGGACGGCGATGAAACGCACGTCATTTTCATTGAAATATTACGCAGTCCTTTTTCGTAGCCGCTCACCAATCTCGTTTTTATGGCGACGTTAGGAGGTGACTGCGATAGCCTAGTTTGAAATACAAAGATGCTCACAGAGTTGATCGTGTTTAACATACTAAACGTTACAATATTAGTATTATCTTGCGCGTAGTATAAATTGACGTTCATGTTTGTAATTGTTTCAGTTTGCTGAGACAATCATGCACACTCCGAGTCACCACAATCAAATCAGTCCTGCCACTTACAAGACCACCGGTAGCACGCCGCTTCGCGACAGCCTCGGACCTTTTTTGAAATTTCAACATTCAATTCCGCAACCGCCACTCGACATGTTTAACAACAACAACAACAACAATACCAATCAATTCGTCGACATTGACTACACGGACACCAATTACAATTTACTTATCAACAACGCCGAAATGATTAATCAAAATTACGACGCCGCCGCCGCCGCCGCCGCCGCCTCGCATCACCACGATCCCTTCAATGCTTCTTCGCCGCAAGACATTGATTTGGATCTCCTATTTCCTCCTGAACAAGTGCCTTTCGTCGAAACTAAAAGCAATGTCGACGCCGTGGTACCAACGATTAAGATTGACAAGAAAAATATGAACATCAAAGACAATAATAAAGAAAATGTGGCAGTCGTTTCTCCGTCTTTGACGTTGAAACATCACTCTTTGTCGATGTCGTCGCCCTCTTCATTTACATCGAAACCAATAATGTCGCCATTAAAAAAATCTACTATTAAAGAAAAGCGCGTCTCGATGAAGGGTATGGGCGCGGCGATGAAACGGATTCGCATGACCGACACGTACGACGAAACGATGAGCAGCAGCAGCAGCAGCGACGACGACGACGAAAGCGGATCTAGCGACGACGAAGCGAATAAGATTGAAAGAAATATTAAAAATTTTAATGACAACGACAAGAATGACGATGATATCGGCGCCGTTGTCGAAGATCGAGAAAGAATTTTAATCAAACCAAAGAGCCGCGGCAGGTACGCCAAGAAAATGTGCGTTTCGAGCGCCATGAAGCCCGTTCACGTCGAGACACCGACTCCCAGCGATCCCGCAACCGATAGTCTTTTCCGCGAAATCATCACTAAACAACTGCAACAGAACGACGATGTCGTCGTCGACAACAGCGGCATCTTTACCAGCCACATTCTCGACACTAGTTACTACATGTTTATCATTAGCAAGTCGTCCAACGTCGACGAAGTGTATAGTTTACGCTACATCAACTGTGTACACTCTGTGCACAATGAATACACGGCCCACCATATGCACCACGATCGCTTCGTGCTCGTCGTCACCATCGAACGCTACCGCTTTATGATCTCGTACAATCTATTGCTCGGCATGAATATTGAAATACCCACGCAAGATCAGTTTTCGGAAAAGCAATTGTCCGACACCAACAAGAACATGTGCATTTTCGAGGAAGTTAAAGATTTTAAATTTTTATCTTTACTCATTAACACTTTTCGATTGGACCAAGTGTACATTCAGGGCAAGGTGAGTCTCTTGCTGGCGTCTGTCGGCGAAAGCAAGTCGCGCGTCATTTTCGATCAATTGACGCAAATGATGGACACGGGTATGATGTTTACGCTGCCCATGTCTGTCACCAAGAAGGAGGCCCCCAATCAAGACGAACTCAAAAAGTACGACATGTCGATGTACGTCGAAGACATTATGAAGTATACGACGGGTTTACATTTTAATAAATTTGAAGAGGACCGTAAATTGTCGCGCGCCCAGATCGTCGACAGTGTGTCGAAATCGCTATCGTTTTGGTACGAAAACAAACAGACAATCAAGAATAGGAACAAGCAACAGCAACAAGAAAAAAGCAACTTTACCTACAAGTATGGCTGTATAGCCCGACAATTTTACGATCCCACGCATAAGGGGGTTAAAAAGTTGTTCAAGGTGAAGAAGGAGAACGGTTCGACAAAGTTGATTGAAAACTATTTGAACGCGTGCAAGGAACGATTTGAAAATTATAGTTTTATTTTGATCACGACCAAGTCCGACGAAAGGATTACCATTATCAAGAATGGCATGGAATTTTTGTGGATCACGAGCGTGATCAAGGATATTATCGTGACGGACATTATCAAAAAGTACAAAATGTACAACCACTACGTTTACAATCTCAACAATGGCAACCGTAAAGAGATCAACATTCGTCACAACGGTATGATTAAACTATTGTCCAACTATACGGGCGGCCGCTTGACGCTCAACGAAGCGACCGGCATCGCCGTTGAAAGTTTCAACTGCAACTTTGAAAAGGTCATATACGACAAGAAGAATGCTAAATCTATCAATTAGTTTTGTAATAATTTTATTTAATAAAGATTTTATCTGTATAAATGTCAATAAAGATTTTATTTGTATAAATCTATCTTTTTTTATCATTGTCACACAGTTTTTATATTTCTAAAGTAGATAGTATTAAGCCGGCATTATGGCTATGCTCACTTTTGTAGACATTCAAAATTCAAACTGGTATTCTGAGCATTTGACTAGATTGCGTTTCATACCCAAATGGCGCACCAAGATGCCGCACATTCTCGTCGATTACGAGATACGCGCCGCCAACGACAACGACTTTTACATACCTCCTACCGTGGCGCACAAAGCCATTCATGTAAAATTAAAATTTAGCAAGCGAGGCTGCGAAAGCATGACCTGCTATCCCTTTCACGAAACGGGCCCCATTGACGCCAACACGCCCGCCAACTACACGCAAACGTCCGAAACGGCAATATTGTACGCCCAGCCGGCATGCTACAATCTCGACCGAGTGGCGGCGACGCGCGAAGGCGCCGAAAACGAGGTGCAGGCGCCCGAACTGCGGTACACGCAGAGCGGCCAGTGTCTGCTCGTCGACACCGTTTCAAAGATGTACTTTAACAGCCCATACGTACGCACCGACGAACATGTCATCAAGGGCATCGACGACGTACCCGCTTTCAACGTCGAGCCCGCTCCCGATTTGCTTTTTCCCGAGCGATTCGTGGGCAAGTTTAACGAGGCATACTGTCGCCGCTTCGGCCGGACTCTCGTCAACGGCGGCTGCAGCGTAAACTGGTGGGAAAGTTTGGTGGGGTTCGTTCTCGGCGACACCATATACATTACGTTGAAAATGCTCACGAACAACATTTTCAGCGAACTGCGCAGTTTTGATTACAAGCGGCCCTCGCCGATACTGCCCCAACCGCCGACAATCGTCTCGCAGAAATTATTAGACGAATGGCGCAACGTCAGAGACCCCGAAGTCGATGTCGATTTCGAGATCGCCTTCAACAATTACAAAACAATGGCCGATCTAAATCTGAACGACGCTCTCAACAAACTCGTCTATCGCGCCGAAGTGGGCTTTTCTCGGGAATACGTGCCGAGAACGCTAAACTATCGGGTCGCCACCGACTTTGTCTCACACTCTGTCGCCGCCGCCGCCGCCGCCGCCCCCACCGAGGACGACTTGGAAGCGATCATTTCGCAATTTCTAGAAGACAATGCGCTCATACTCGGCATAGCGACCAGTTTTGGGTTTGACTACTTATTCGACGCCATCAAAGCAATACTCAAACGCATCAACACCTCGCTCATTCCCCTCTTGAAACAAACGTTGATGAACACGTCGAGACGGGTCACGACGAGATTGTTGGGCGAAACATACAAAGCGGCCGTCACGCACGCGTTTAATAGAATCGCCATCAAAACCATCTCGGCCATAGCCAAAGCGATGACGCGAATTGCAATCAAGGCGGCGTCGATAATTGGTATCATATTGATCATAGTTAGCATCGGAGACTTGATACTGGGCCTCTGGGATCCGTTTGGTTACAACAACATGTTTCCCCGCGAATACCCCGACGATTTGTCCATGTCCTTCCTGACCGCCTATTTCGCCTCCCTGAACAATGGAACGCGCGACTTGATCGAATTTTTACCCGAACACTTTGAGGAATTAGTCGATGCCGACGAAGACGACATACTCACCATCGACGCCATTTCCGATCTACTCGAATACATTGCCTCACTAACCATAAACTCGAACGGACAAATGCTCGAGTTCGACAAGAGCGAAACAATAGAGGATTTCGACGAAGTCACGCTCGTCGGCTCTGCGCTAGCGTCGAGCGCTCTGTACACGCATCTCGATTTTCTACAGTACACGCAACGCCACAACGAAATCCTTTACAATTATCAGAGCACGATTCTAGTGCCAATTCTCTTCATCGCCGGAGCTCTCGTTCTCGCGATGATGCCCCGCGACACGAACGTGACGGCGCTCTTTATTATATTTTTAATTTTAGCCCTGTACACCCTCCTTGTCGACGCACTATCATACTACGTCAATTTACGACGACAAACCAACTATTTACAGAATCGATGGTACGACAATCTCTATTCGGAATAATACACAACGAAATTTGGCCAAAATTTTTTATTTTATAATACTACAAACATGCTCAAATACACAATCGTCGTCGTCGTCGTCGTCGTTAAGTTTTACTTTTTGTTGCTTTTCTTTTGCTGTTGCTGCTTTTGTAGATTGCCAGGCACGTCGGGCAGATCGGGATTGAGCACGTCGTTGATGTTGTTCACTTGGGTGACAATGGTGTCTAGGGTGGTGGCCTGAGCGTCTAATTTGGCCGACAGCTCTGAAGTATCGGGCAAATTGGCAGACACGTCGTTGACGGCCTGCTGCAAAGCATCGACTTTTTCGTCGACAGCTTTAATGTCGGCTCGGATCAAAAGTAAAATATTTTGACTCATAATGTATAATATAATTACAATTATAATAATAAACTTATTCTCTATACGATATTGCCAATACTGTCGTCGTCGTCGTCGTCTTTGTTCTGATTCGTAATCAGAGGTCCGTCCAATCGGACTCGATACATTTCAAACTCGCCCTCGACCATCGTGATGGTAATGTCGGTGTTGTTGTGGAACACGACCGCGTATCGTGGCAGGTCGCGGTACAATTGCCTGTTTACCGTCGCCGCCATTGCAAATTGTTTCGCGGACATGTGGGCACTGCTATACGGCAACTGTTGACGACCGTACACCGCCATGTCGGCCTTTAGCTTTTTGACGATCACGCGGTCGTCGAACATCATCTGACCAGAAATTAAACCCGCGGGCCGCATGCCGGCGACAGGGAACACGACCAAACCCTTTTCGTAGTCATCAAAACGACAAGTCACCACCGACACCATTTCACCGGCTCGAAAGATGGGCGCACCGACGTAGATCTTGTTCGCTATATCGAATTCGTCGACGGCAAACGTCAATAGCTGGCCGTAAACCATGCGATTCTTGTGCGTATGGAAATTGGTGTAGACGCGAGTCGCTCGAGTCTTGTACAAGACGCCGTTGTTCAGTTGCACCAAGAGATCGTCGTTTTGCGAGATGGATGGAAAGGCAACGCTGGTCGCCACGCCCGGAAACTGATGCAGCCAAGTCAACTTATCGTCCCCGTTCGTGTCCGAGTTTGGAGGAATCACAAAAATTGATACGGGCCTCCCGTCCACACTCTGCACGATCATCGTTCGTGCCTCGTGATCAACTACATATTTCACGTTAAACGCTGCCATTGTCGACGACGCCGAACAAATGAGCACTAGTAAAAAACTCGCAAAGCCCATCATTTTATACGCGAGAGAGACGCACACACTTGAAACACTAATCTAATATTTTAAACAATTTTTTTTTTACAAAACACTTTATCTTATAACACTTATTTACAATATGTATGCGACCTATGACATTTAAAATTTGTATAAAATGGCAGTTTCTTGTGAAATACACACAAAAACCTTCAAGACATCAGATCATTTCTCATCTCATGAGATTTAATCTCTCAAAATCTCAATATAGAAATATAGCCACCACCACCACCACTATGCCGACATACGGAAAAGCCACGAGCTACACGGACGCAGCCAAAAAGAGTTACATGGAGGCGGCCAAGAGGAGCAAAGACGAATCTCTACGACAAAAACTCAACCAAATACTTCAAACTAAAAAACAATTGAGCATCCAGATGCAGCATTGGGAACGAATCAAAAGAATCACCAAGGACCCTCAAGAAGTGGCCAACATTGACGAAAAGCTATTTAGGATGCGCATGGAATTTCTCAAATTTAGCACAAACAATTTTTAAAAATAAAAAAACCAATCACATTTAAATTTTTTATTTATACTATATACGCATGTTTAAATTTTGTACGGTGTCATTGTTATAATATGACTTGTCGTTGTCGTTGTTAATATCATCATCAAAGTTTATGTCTATGAAGGCGGTGCTATTGTACCAATCCTCGCTGAACGCGGGACTGCTTTGACGTCGGTCACAACATAATTCGTCGTCGTTGACGCTATTGCCGTCGCCGCCACGATGATGTAAAGAAGATGATGTTTTGATGCCGTCGCGTCGTCGGCGATAAAGGTGGTGGTGGTGTTGGTGATGATTATTGAGTTGTTTGCATCGAAACTTTGTCCCGTCCGGCCAAAACGCTCGGCCGTTGGCGGCGAGCAACTTTTTTGCGGCATAGCTAGATTTAACCACCACACGCTTCCTCGTACATTGTTCGGGCTCTATGTCGTGCTTGATCTTGCCGCCGCAAATGAAATTAATAAACTCCCGACCAAATCTCTTCTCCACATGACTACCGTTAATATAAAACACATACATGATATTTAAATAATTAAATTTATTATATTATTCTTCAATGTGGAAAAACACCATGGGTTTGATCGCGAGCGAATACGATTTCTCGCTCACCTTCTTATTGTTTACTAATGTATCGAATTCAATGTCGTTTTTGCCCTGCTTGAATCCATCAATTTGTATCCCCACCAACATCTCAACTTCGTCGGAACTCTTGCTGTCCTGCTCGAACTGAAACAATTCGTTGAATCTCTTCACAGTGAACGGCTCGCATTTTACCGACTTGATGAGGCGGCCCGTCATATAGTTCTTTTCGTTGTTATGATGCTTAATATCGAAGAACTTGCGCACAAACGTCGTCTTTCTTCCTACGGCATCGTCGCTGGGTAGATTGACGCACGCCGAATTTTGCAGCTTCATTTTATCGCAATCGAAACCCTTGTACTTGATGATGACATTGGCATAGGCGTCGTTGTGAATGTACTGCTTCGACCAACGAATGCTCAAAAACTCGCCAAAGTTGCTCATGCATCTCCTAACTTTTGCCATGTCGAATACGTAAAACGGCTCGACGCCGCCCTTGACCAACATGCCCACCAGATACACGACCGCCGGAGCTTTAGGCTTGAGTATCCCAATGTCGGCCGCTACTTCGGGCAAGAAGCTGTCGAGGTAATTGTCGAGGGGCAGAGATTCGCGCAGAAACGACAGGCATTCGAATAGTTTGTTAAATGCCACGTCGCACCGCAATACGGTCAAATTTTTCGCCTGCAAATTGTACCGCAACTCGTCCACCCAAGTCACCGCTCTCGTCACCGACGGCGTCTTGAACACGCACAGTCTTTGATCCTCTTCCGGATGATAGACCTCTTCTTCATCGTCGTCGCCGTCGTCGTTGTTGTTGTTGCTATTGTAAACCGACAATTGATTGTCGACGTCGTCGTTTTGCTGCCGTGGCTGCTGCTCATCCTCCGCCTTAATGCGCTTGGTGTTGGATTTAATTTCTTCAATGGAAACGTTGTTGATGCGTTTAGACATTGTGGTGAGTGTATTGAACGTCGATGCGACTGTATGGAACGTCAACGAAGTATTGCTATCTGATACTTTGATATTTTGATATTTATAGTAAGTGTTCGAATGAAGTTTATCTTTTGCCGTTGATAACAACTAACTAATCACTGAAATGGAATTCACTACCAGCGATTTACTAAAAAACGCGTCGTTCTCGTCAAAGCTGTATAATCGCTTTGACCACTACATGACTCTGCTAAATCTTTGCAAGGGCGTCGTCAGCGCCAACATCAACATCGATTCGGTCAAGCAATTGGAAAAACTCAATTTGATCGTCGATCCGTTGACCGATTACGTTACAAACATTTTCGACTACGACATGTACATCAAAGACGGCAAGCCCGACACCATATACGTCGTCAACGTTGCCGATAAAACAGTCATCGGAACCATTTCTGTAGATTTTTCATCGTTCAACGACAATCTAATTTTTAATGTTAGCGCAAACGACACGACGACTACGACGATTGCGTCCTCTTCATCGCCATCACCAAATACCATCACAATCGTCAAAGAATAATTTTGCATCATCTTTTCATAAATAAAAATTGTAATACACGATCTTTGCTTTCGTCGAAGATCTTGGACGAAAGCAAAGATCGTGTACTAAAATCAATTTTTTACACACTCGTGCATATGTGCACCGATCTCGAAACACATGTACGATTCGATGAAGATTTCGTGTTCTTGAAACTGTAAGTAAATGCGCGCAGAGTTTAACTTCAACGACGAAGTGGGCATACGTGTGGAGATCGTAAACTCAAAATATAAATGTCAATGTCGATCGAAACCAACGTCAATTTCAAGATTGTGAGTAAAAATCGTTATTCATTGAAATTAACGTCATTTTCGAGATCGTGCAATTGTGCATGTCGTCGAAATTGATTCACGTTTCAGAATCGTACTTGAAAATTGTGTATAATCTAGAATTAAATGGAAACTTTATTAGGATGATGCAATAATCGATATGATGATGTCATCTTTTAACTTTGGTACACGATCTTTGCTTTCGTCCAAGATCTTCGACGAAAGCAAAGATCGTGTACTGAAAATAGCGACAGAATGACGCAATTAAAAAAGAGGTCAACAGGATGTGTGAGGTTGATAAACTCGTGACAAACAAATGAGTCATAATGACGTAATTACAAAAATATGGCGCAATAATAAATTTTAGTACATGATCTTTGCTTTCATCGAAGATCTTGGACGAAAGCAAAGATCGTGTACTAAAATTAAAGTCAATTCTTTAAAGAGGAGCATATTGAATTTTAGTACACGATCTTTGCTTTTATCGAAGATTTTGGACGAAAGCAAAGATCGTCTATGAAAAATTATTGGATGATGCAATATCAAAAACAAGTTTAATCATCATATGATTTATTCACAATCCATAGTTTCGTAAGGTACGGTGTCGACGTCGTCGCTACATTCGTAGTTGTAGTACGTCAATAGTTCGCGAATGGACGAGAATCCGGTGAGGTCGCGCATCATCATCAACGAAACAATTCTCCAAGACGACACTCCCAGATACGTGTAATAGAGTTCGACGAAACTGATTACTCCCATCTCGCTGTTGAGAAAATTCACATATTCGTCGTAGTGATCTTTAGGGTTTTTGTTGAAAATGTACTTTTTGTGAAACTCGCAGCGTAGCGTTTCGTCGTTGTGATAGCACAATCGGCACGAACTCAACTTTTCCGTTTGCAAAAGATTGAGATAGTCGCGTGCCACGTCCGAAATGTCTATGGTTTCGTTGATGTCGAAATTTTCATCCTTTTTGCGTTGCAAAAGCAGACCGTTGCGACCGAGGTGCTGTATCACGTCACCCAACCGCGATGGTTGTTTAACGGCGGCGGCGTCGTCGTTGTCGTCGGGATTTTGGCGCCGCTTGACCCGATCGATGAGAGCCTGTAGATCGGCCGTGAATTGTTGTGCTGACATTTTTGCGCTAGCGTCTTAATAGACGATACGACGACGACGACGACGACGATTTCTTTTTTTAAGAGAGTAAACGAGTAATAGAATAAGCCATGCAGATTTTTGTAAAAACTCTGACCGGCAAAACGGTGACCGTCGAGGTCGAGAGCACGGACACCGTCGAACAGGTTAAACAAAAAATTACAGACAAGGAGGGCATACCTCCCGATCAGCAGCGTCTCATCTACGCTGGAAAACAGCTCGAGGATACGCGCACTATGAGCGATTACAACATTCAAAAAGAGTCTACAATCCACTTGGTGTTGAGATTACGCGGAGGTAGATGGTGGTGGTGATGATCATGATTACTCAAACACGCCTCAACGGAATTCACGAAGCTGTCGTATTAGATGGAGAGTTTAAAGATTGTACGGCGGCATTGATTACGCCGCCGGCTCATTCTCACCGTCGTCTCATATACAACGGCCTGGTATTACAAGCGATCGTCCTTCGGCACGATGGACCTCATATTGACTTGATATTGCTAGAGTAGTTTTTTGGATATAAAGAAAAACATTGTATGTGTGTGTATGTTCGATACATTTATTTTTACAATAAAAAAAATTACAATACTAATGATTTTTTGTATTTCATCAGCACAGGGTAGATGACGTTGAAAATATACGTTGAATCCTTTTCGTGTATAAAAAACAGTGTAGCAGTTCGACGACTTGATGTGGTCTTAAAAATCTTAGTTTAATCATTTTGTTGATAATCTTGCGGCGACCCCTTTTTTCGACGACACCATCCATTATATTTATAATTTCACGACAATCGAAATAAAAATGTTTCAAATCAAAGTATACGCTAATAAAATCACCAGTCATGGGGTATTTAAATGCAAACATTGCGTTGACGACGACGATTGAATTAAAACTAAACATTTTCAATACAAATTTTATTTTAACGTTTCAACTGTATGACATTTGAGTGTCGTCGGACTGATCGTCTTCCATTTCGACGACGACGGGAGCGGCGCGCATCTTCTTGTTGGCTGCGGCGGCGGCGGTTGTCTTCTTTACGGGCTTGGTGCGTTTTCTTTTGTTGGAACCACTGACGGAGACAACGGTTTTTGAGGTCGTCGTCGTCGCCGCCGCCTTCTTGTCGTTTTCGTTTATTACATTTTCGATTGCTTTAGCATTTTTCGAGTTGGAAGATTTGATCGTCTTTGTTATAGATTGATCGTATTTGGATAAAATATTCTTAAAAACCAAGATTCCTTCCTCAAGCGCTTGGCGATTGAGTTTTTCTAAACTCGAATCGCTCTTGTTGTCGTCGCCATCGGACTTGTTCAATTTGAGATCGTAGATGAAACTCGACGTAGGCGCAACATTATGTATAAACGTGTGTGTGGTAATCTTGTAAAATTCGTCGTACAGTTTGTAACGATGATTTTCAACGTCGTCGACATTGGCATCAGTATCGTTGACATTTTTCTTGTCGCTCGCTTCTTTAGTCGTAATGGATTTGCCTATCTTTTCCATAAAATCAAATATATCCACAAAGGGTTTGGCCAAGAATTGGGTTTTGATGAGATTCCACATCGTGTGGCTATTCGGCCATGATGGATTGCGATTTTTCGTGTACCAACTATTAAACAGAATATACTTGTTGTTGCTGATCGATTTCTTGTTGCGTTTCGCATTTTTTTTATCGACCATAATGACGATGGCAAAGGTGATTTCGAGGCCGTCCTCCCCGCACATGGGCATCGGAATAATCTTGTATTTGATTTTTTTCTTTTCGAGCGTATTGATTACGGCGGTTACGTGTTCCATGTGTGCCTTGTCACATAGTATATTGCCTCCTCCGAAATTGTTGTAGATTTCAGTTAGAGCGTTCGTAGTGGTGTTTGTCGCCGTCATATTTACTGACGGCAGCTTTGTATTCGGTTTCAAGAGATGTTATTAAATTGAATATTTTGTTAATTCTTTTAATGTGATAAGAGAGTCGCTTGCAGTATGGTTGCTCGCCGCCAACAGTAATGAGCGCTTTGTCAATATTTGCCCTTATATATTCGACATGTTCCTGAAAATCAAACTCGAAAATGTGCGCCAAAACGTTGGACACGTCAACCTCGTGTTTTCGTTTATTGATCGTTTCCCTGACATAGGCGTAGACGTCGCTGCGCGTTAAACACATTGATGATTTTCCTTAAATCCTTTGTAGACGCCAGTATAGTATTGTGGTGATGATGGCTGCTTTTGTTGCTGCTGCTGCCGCCTCCGCTGTTGTTGTTGTTGTTGCGTTCGTTTATCCCATGTGTGATAAAAATTGAACGTGTCGAGTTTTAGAGTCAAATAAAAAAAATTTATTAAATTGTGTCGATCAAACTTTGATTTGACGCTTTTGACAAATTCGAAAACTTTTAAATAGTTGCTCGAATCGTATGTCGTCAATTGCTTTTCGTTCATATACTGAAAGTAATCTTGTAATGCCAGTATATATAAATATCGAGGAATTTCGTTGTTATATCGGCGAACTTCCAAATTGAATTTGTAATCGTTGGGTTTGTCACAATTCAACTTTACGCAATACGTGTTCGGTTCCCGAGACACGTGATACAATAGACCTTTGACGACGCCCACGTATATAGCGTACTTGTAAGTGACGCCCGCGTCGTTCCACTGCAAAACAAACGGCACGCGAAACACCCATGCGCTCTCAAAGAACGTGCCCGTCTCCTCGATAAACTCCCTCACCGCCGTTTCGTAGTCGAATATGTCGCGGCCGTCTCGCTTGCCGCGCGGTATCGAAATCTTTTCCAAAAAGTTTACGTGCTCCAGCTGCGCGGGATCTACGTAAGCGACGTTGCTGTCGTACGAACGACGCGCACACAACAACACCGCCTTGTCCGCCTCCAAGATCATAAACAAACCGGCGCAACGCATGATAAAAGAAAATAAACTGTTGTGCATATAAATGTATCATTTATTTTATATAGAATCATTGTACAATAACTTATAATCAAACAGACGTTTCCATACGGCCTTGCAAATCTCTAAACTCTGCCAGTCTAGCGTCGATCCTTTTACACAATTCGCGCGTACGATTTATCTTTTGTAGCAAGTGGTTCCAGCACGACGAGTCCCTGGGCAGATTTATGTCGACGACGTGTATAAACGCCTTGACATGATCATTTTTAAAACACTTTAATTGCTGACCATAGTGTTTCATCTTCATTTGCTTGAGATGTCTGACCATGTACACGCACGTCTTTATATATACATAGTCAAAGTCGGGTTGCGTGTCGTTCCTGTCGCTATCAACATAATTCATGAGCATAAACTCTAGCTCGCTGCGCGTGTGCCGAGATATCAAATCGTCGAGACTCATCTTGTTGGTGGTGTCCTTGCGCAACATGACATTTTCGAGATGGTCTAGCGATTTTTTTACACTATCCAAAGTGCAGGAAAAAATATCCAAATCGGGCATCTTTTCGTCAAAGTCCGCATAGTGCGGAAGCAAGAGCGTTTGCTTGTTGACAAATCGCAAGTCTTTGAGAACGCTGTCGAGAGCAGGACACACCGATCCGCCGTCCATTATGTGAATGATGTCGATGTCGTATTCCTCGACGATTTATATACTAAATTATTGGTGACGTAAAATGCAATAAAAATTCAAATTATAAAAATACAAAATTTTATTATTAATTAAAAATTCCTTGTTGTCGATGTGGATTGTTCGCTTGACGTTGATGAGGACGATACAGAATTGGTGGAGGTTCAAAAACAATAGGAGGATTAGGCAATTGCTGCTGTTTCTGCATGTAAATGAGAGCGGCGACGGCGTCCACTTCGTGAATATGTATGTAAATCTTATTGCAGAGACGTCGCAAGAACAACAGTTTATCCGTCAAATAGGAAAACATATGGCTCGACGGCAAGACGCTAGAGTTTGTAATGTTCACAAAAGTCAGCACGTAGTCGAATTTGTTTTGTTCCAAATACAAATAAAAGTTGTTAATGTCAAAGGCGTCGTTAGTTTGAAAAATGTGCTGACACGCCTTAATGTGACTATACTGTTGATCACCGTTAATTTGCTCCGCAAAGTTTTTCAGCATAATCTCTAGCTCGTTGGTTATTGTCTCGCTTATCATGTTGTTGACGGTCATGTCCATCTTGTCGACATCTTTATTCGCGTAATTGATCAAATAATCAATATCGTACTGGGCCACCTTGAGGTTGCAATGAATGTCGCTTAGATCGGGCAGATTTATTTCAAAGTCCATGCAAGAGCGCGCCCTCATCACGGACTGATGAATCTTTCGCACGTCGAGGGCGACGCTGTCGATGGCCAGGCACAATGTTCCCGTGTTCATTTTCATTGACTCGATTGTGGCAATAGCTACGCTTTCACTGATATTGATGCAGTTTTCTACGCCGTTTATATACTTGGTACATTACGATAAGCATTGCTGTTAATCTTTAAGATTTACGATTCTTTGTCCGTAATGTGTTCCCATTTTCATTCTTTTACCTTTGATAAAATCAATTTTAATTTCATTATCGTTATTTATGACACGTGACTGTGCGGCGGCTCGTTTTATCGAATTGAGTCGCCTCGTCGACAGCTCGAGCGGATTGTAAATTTGGGATTTTTCCAAAGTAAACGAGTTCAAGTGGCCGTTGTTGTGCCATTCGAGCGATACGATCAAATTCAAAAGGAATATGATCTCATAGTCTCTATACTCAAACATGAATTTGTTGCATAAGCAGTAATAATACATTTTTAACGAATTGTATAGATAAAACATGTAGTTGTTTTGTTTCAAGTAAAATTCCACGTCGGTGACAAACAGTACGTTGATCAGTTTATCCTTTATTAATTGTGATAGCTTTATTAGATATTGAAGCGAGTTTTTGTCATCGTCGACGTGGATGGCGCATACCGTTTCAATGTGTACGTTGTGTACGAGCGTGAATTGTTCGTCGAGACATTTTTTCACCGCTTCACAATTGACGGCGTCGATTTCGATGACGATGTACTTGTGTGCGCTTCGGTGACGCTTTATAACGTCCGAAATGGACGTAATGTTTCCTATGAGTTTTTCAAAAACTTTACTGTTCCAACCGCGACCCGGCATTGCGTCGACAACCTTCGTATTGTCCGAGTCCTGCTGATGCTTGAAATCCAAACCGCTCTGAATTAGCTTTGTCGTGATCCGAATGCTAAGCTGTTGGCCGAGAGTATAGTGATTTTCGTAGCCGCGCTCCCACATCACGTTGCACGCGAACGCAATCAACTTTGAAACGTCGCGCTGCATGAGCATCTTTTTCAAACGAACCACGTCGCCCTTGCACCATCGATCGTGAACGAGAAGCTTAAGGATGCGTTTGTCGTGATCGGACATGGATGGACGCGTCGCGTCCACGTAGCAGCTCAAATCTTTCGGGGTAGCTGTAAGAATATAGTCGAGGTCGAAATACACACACGTTTGCTGCAACACCACGAATCCCTCGTCGTCCACTTCAATAGCATTGTCGAGGACGTGGCGCGTTTTGTTAGGATCATAGTTTTCGTCGTTGGCGTATAGCAAATAGAGCGCCAGAGAATCGGCCAAATATTTGCAACACTGCGGCAAAGGCTGCGACCGGGTCACGTGAAAACGTGCAAATGTCATGATCGCTGTTAGACGACTATTTGAGTTATAAGTTGAATACAGAATATGATTGCCGCGTGGTTCCTCGTCGTGATAATAGTCGTCGTAATTGTCGCGATCGTACTATATTTCAACAATCAAACCAATAACAACATCAACTTTGACAATTACGACGATAATAGCAACAAAATCGATTCCGATCCCTTCGTCGTCGATCTGGAGAGCTTTGAACGATTCTATCGATCAACTGTGTGGGAATCGCGAAAACTTCGAACCGACTACGACGACGCCGACATTGCGTTCAACTTTGTCGACGACAACCAACGCATTGTCGATACGTTGAATCCATTTGAAAACGCCAAAGATTTTGCGCAACTCTTGAAAACTTTAAACGCTTACGCAATTTATATTTGCGTAGGAGACGCCATCGACGACGGCAATAATAGGATCATTGCCACGCACTTGTTCCGAGCGCTGACCGTCGTCGCCAGCAAACTACCCATACCGGCGCCCTACCAGCAACTACCATGGGGTTTCGACGAAGTGTACTGGAACGTTTTCAGCATATGCCTGACCGAATGCGCGATGCTTCTTTCGATCGCGTTAAGACCATACGTTGACGTCACTGAAATTGCCGTAAAGATAATCGAGAGCTACATTGTCGAACCGAATCTTTCGATGGGCTGGCGTCGAAACACGGGCTACGCGACGCGCATGTGTTTGCCCTACATTTACGCGCAAATGTGCAAGGGCGTCGAGATTGCAGAGATCGCCTCTCAGGCGGCAGTCGCCGGCGTCCTCGACGAAGTCAAACATCACGGCTACGCCGAGGGCAGCGGCATCAGGTCGGACTTTATCAATTACGTCGACTCGAACGTTCGAAACTATTCCTTCATGATAGAAAACTACTTTACGTTCCGATACTACAACTTTTTGTTTGGACGCGATTTTGTCTCGCTGAGCAACGTTCACAACAGCCTCAACGTCGTCGGCAGCAATTCGGGCCGCGTCCATCCGGCGCTGCTCTACAAGAACGGCGCTTGCGTTTCGCCCGTCATTGCCGAAATCATGCATTACGATCATGGCGTGTTCACGGCAGATTTCAGCAAAGTGGTCACCGTTCGAAACGACAATTATTTCGCGTCGCTCGTCAACCCCGTCAACGGCGTCGCATATTATCAAGCCAACTACGATTTTCGACGACACGCACTCCTCTGGACGATGACAAAACGTATTTGGAACGAACGATACAACGACAATTATAATGTTCTCAATGACGCAGAGTCATATTATCGACGACGACGACGACGAATACAAAAACTTCCACCAAACGACGTGTTGTTGTCGCCGAACACGTCAATGTCCTTCTGCCATCCCGCGTTCACGGCCATCGCCAGCGTCGACGATTCTGCCGTTGCGATCGCGTCGTTTAGCAAATTCGACGCTCTAAACATTGAATACTACTCGTACACCGTCTACCATCCGACGGGAATGGTGCAATTGTACGATCGCATCAAGGCACTCAGCCGGATCGACCGCGACGCCTACTGTGTCGTTTTAATGCTAAACGGATCATCACCATCGAACAACGATAATGACGACAAAGTCGTATCTCATAAAAATAACGTTTACAAAAATTCTCAAGGATGCGAGGTTCGACATCATGATATCGAAAATTACAAACAGTTGGCCGAATTCAAAGTCGAATCGCTCCTCGACAACCGTTTCGTATGCCAACCTATACTCAAACAAGATATCAACGACGGCGAAGGCACAGTATGTTATAGTATGACAACGACGGCACTCGCACCGCCGTCGTCGTTACAAATCATCAAAGGAAACAAAATGAAACGCAATTTTAAAATGATTATCGACAAAGAAATTGAATGCGTTTTCGAGTTTCCCTACGTTTTGTTGAAGAATAACGCGACGCGTTGCCTCACAATTAACAATGCCTATCAGACGACAAAACACTTGCACAACATGTACTACGAAGACATTCAGGGTTTGCTCGATCAAGTCGGTCTCGGCATTCAAGACTTACTATCGGACGACATCAAACGAACGCCGTACGCGTTCACGTTTGAAAATTCTCTAGGGAACCAATTCAAATTTTACTTTTGATATAAAGTTAAATGAGCGATTTCAAGTATAAGGATGAACAGATATTCAAAATGCATTTTGTGTGAAGAAATCGTTTATTTACACAAAAGATACACGAATAGACCGAGCGATAATTTTTTTGAACGATACAGAGCCGTCATAAAAAACAACACAGTATTCTGTATAATATGCTACAAATATATCTATAATAAAAGAAATTATCGTTGACTTTATTTGCTATTTCGATGAAATATACTAGTGTGTCGAGATGGTCATCTCATTATTGTATTGTTGCAATGTAGCAGACTAGACATTACGTTGAATTCGCCGCTATTGTCGGGCAAGTTGTTGCCTCCGCGAATGCACTGCAAACTCTCGGCCCATCGGTTGCCCGCAAACGATTGATTTATTGTCCACTGATCGAGACGCGTGCCCTCTACCTTTTCGTGGCCCGTATAGTTGCCTTTGATGAACTCTTTAAATATATTGTCGGGTGTGTTGCTGAAAAACATGTACGGTATGTTAAAGATGGGATAGCGTTTCGCGTGTGGGTCCGAATGGTCGCCGCCGCGAACCACGTACTTTGTTTCGATATTGTCAAAGTTGGACTGGCGCGACAGGTAGGAGATGGGCGAAAGGCAAATTTGCGCGCTAGTACCGTCCTCGGCCATCCACTCGGTCAAATCTTCGCTGCCGTTCATCACGCCCTTTTGGCCGTGAACGCCGCAAATCTTTACGCCCTCCAAATTGGCCGTGGACGTGATGATCGTCAACTTGACGTACACCGTATTGTTGCTGACTGTCAACGATGAATCGAGTCTCTCGACTTTCTGCTTCTCGATCTGTCTATAGTAAACGTAAATTTTGTACACGTAAAAATTCTTGTTGCGACACGTCTCAATCTTGTAGCGTTTGCCGTCGTAGATCCAGCCAATCTTGACGTTGGACACGATCACGCCGGCCGCGTGGAGCACATGCCCGCCCTGCACCTGCACGCAATTATTCTGCGCGCTCTTGTAATACTTGATCTTGGGCACCTCGTTTTTCGAATAGTTTAGTTTGCCTTTCAACTTGTTGATCTTGTTGTTGTAAAGTCGAATGGGCAGCTTGTTGTCGGGAATGTAGGGGTCCTCGGCGGTCATGAGCTTGTGGTCGCGCACCAGCGTCCACAGCCGAAACATTTTGTCGTTGCGCATAATCTCGGGAGCGACGACGACGCTATTGCCCACGGGCAGATTGTCGAGAAACACGTTCGCGTCGCTCGAAGCGTCGTACGTGACGACAGGCATGGCGTTTTTCAGGTTCGTCAGCGAAACTATAGACTTTGGTACCGGCGTAGTGGCGAACATGGACAGTATATCTTTGTAGTAATAATGTAGCAGCTTGGACATGAGCTGCGAGCAATGCCTCTCCTCTTCGACATCGATACCGTCGACGGTGCGCAGATACGACAGCTCGTTGTGATACTCGTAGGGCGTAAGCAGCGCCATGATCTTGACGACCCCGCCTCGCTGCGGATATTTAACTTTTTTCTTGATACATATCATGCCCTCGTGATGGTTCAAAAAAATAATGTCGTTGTGAAATTTTATTTCGATGGGAAACTTGTTGCGTTTCAGTTCGTACACAATGTATACGAGCTTGTTGCGATCGCATTGAAAGATGGTCGGACGATTGTTAAATGCAATCAACACATTATTCCTTTCATTATCGTCACTGTCGACGTCGTCGTTGTCGTCGTCGTCGTCGTTAATATTTTTATATTGTGCAATTTTTATTAGATTCAATGCGAGGAGAGATTTGAATTTCGCGGCCACTGAATTGTAATCTACGCTGGGCAGCCTTACGTCGCGACAGAGGAAAAACTTTTTGCCCGCCACCGTCATTTCGCCGTGAAAAAAGTTGTCGATGAATTTGATGAAATCAAATTTTTGTTTTAGCATGTCTTGGCGCATCGTGTCGTTGGTGATGCGCACCACTTCGTTGCCGATGCGGTATTTCAACGAGGGAAGATTGATTTCGATGTTGTTGTTACTGCTATTGTCTTGATAGTTGATAAAATTCTTTTTCTGTTTGCTAAACGTTTTCGAGACCGAGTATATGAGTTTCCCGTTTACTATAGTATCGATGACTTTTTTGCACTCTTTTGGAAACAGAATCGATTGAACCTTTTTCTTTCGACACTGAGTCGTCGTTGCTTTTTTGATGCGACCGTCGTCGTTGTCGTCGTCGTCGTCGCCGCCGCCGCCGCCACATTCCACGACGGCGCTATAGTTTTTCAATATTGGTTTGTATATGAGCCATAGAAGATAGTCGTGTTTGTAGATTATTTTGTTTGCTAAACTGTCAATGCTGTAGTTGATATCGGTGGCCATGATCTTTTTAATTTGGTTGACCAATTGTAAACTCTGCTCTTTGGAAAAGTTAAAGATAAAGTTGAGCGGTGCCCATTTACCGCTGTTTTTCAAATATATTTCGAGGATGGCGTTTAAATCCTCGGTGACGACGTATTCGCTGGCGTACACGTCGCGAGCGAACAGCACGTCCCGTTGATTGTCGTATACCAATTGTATGGCGCGATTAATGTTCTTTTCCTCGTCGAAATTGCCATATAGAAACATACGTTTGCAGTCCTTCGAGTAGAGTTTATCGTAAAAGTTGTGTATGAGTATGTTATTGTTCATCATTATGTTGGGGAAGCTGAGGTAGCGGCCGTCAATCATGAACGTGCCATTAAACTGTGCCGATTTGTTTTCGTCGTCGCATCGAAACTCCAAGTCTAGCCACGTGCCGAAAATGACGAGCACACATTTGTGTAGCACGCATCGCTCGAACGAATCGACCGCGCAACAAAAGTAAGAACGTCGCTCCTGCAAATATTTCACCGTGCACGTATTCACCGATTTGTTATTGCAATTCAAGTAGTAGCGCAAATTGTATTTTTCGCGAAGTTTGTCGTACAGTCTGTTGAAATCGGCGATCACGTCCGTCATCGTTACTGCCCTCGGTGACAATGAACAGAACGACACCGCTAAACAAAACTCCTCTTCGCACCTCACCGAGGTTCCGAACGGGCGTCGTCTCGCCCACCACCACCACCGCCGTCGTCTCGCCGAGGAAACGTGCTATATCGGCGACGCCGCCTATAATCAGAGCCGAGAAGGTTAAACGATTCACGGCCAAACAGCGCACCGCCAGCGGGGAGACGACGAGCACCAGTAGCGATGAGATTGGCGATGACGATGCCGTCGCTATCGCCAAACCCACCAAACGTAAAGCCAATGACGATGAGGAGGCCGCTCTTTACTATATCAATCTTGACGCTATAAGTTATTACGAACTATTGAACGTGCCGAAGAACGCGACCAAAGCCGACATCACTAGCAAAGTTAACAATTTGCAACTCGTTTACAAAAAGTCTCGACCATCGTCGGCCACCAATGCCGTCGCCGAAAACACCAACGAAAAGATACACAGCACCCTCGGCAATGCTCTGCAAGTGTTGTCCGTCATATCCAATCGTCGAATCTACGATCGGTACGTAAACGAAAAGGACAATCTCAACGTCTATTTCAACGACAATATCGTTCCTCTACGCAAAACGGCCAACGAAATATATTCGAGCGCGTTGAGGTTACAGAACGACGTCGCCGAATATTACGAGACGAACGTTGCGCAGCTGCTGGGCCATCACGTCTATCAGGCGATCGAACGCAACATGAAAAACATACACTACAAAACCACCATAACCAATAGACTGCTGCTAGAATGGCCCGTCAGCGGAGAGTCCGTGTACGACAACGGCGGCATCGACGAGGATTACTTGGAAAAATACTTTAAAGATGACGGCGTCGTCGCCATAATAATGTGCAGCACTCGACCGGGATGCGCGGTCGTTGAATTGTTGACGCAAAAAAACATCAAGAACATCATCGATCGCGAACACGAACGCAAAGTTTTCTCGCTGGTTCGAGACTTTACCGAAGCGGAATTCGGCATCGACCATACAAACTACGAACCGCAACTCGATAAAATCAACGTTCTTCTCAACGACATCCAAGAACTCGAACAGAAACTCTTAAACGAAACCAAATACATAGACAGCATTCGTGATGACGACGACGACGAAGAGAATAGGTCCAGTCTTGAATCGATCGAAAGACAATTAAACTTTACGTCGGCTTTTATGAAAATGGAAAGCAGCGGAGACGAGTTGGACGACGACGACGAATCTATGTATGACATTAATGATATGATGTAATAAATAAAAAAATTTTATATAATCTTGAAAGTGAATGTATTTTATTAATTACAATACATTTAAACAAAATATAATTTTTGAGCATGCGAAAATTTACTGCGACATAGAGGACATTTTTCAATTGAACACGAACATTTTTCACACGCAATCACATGACCGCACGGCACGAAACACATATTGCGGCGTCGATCGAAACAAATTTTGCACAACGCATCGTCTTGGTCGTTTTCAAGTAGAGGCGGCGACAGGGACGATGTCGACGGCAATGTTTCTTTAATTACACAAGCCATACTGACGCTATCCTGAACATATTCCTTTCCCTTTACGGCAATTACGTATTCGCATCGAGGAAACCAGCGGGCGTGTTCGCGCCACGGTTCATCCGTGGGCTCCCAATCGGACAGGCCGCAATCGCTCTGAAAACATCGGACCTCGGCATTGCGGCCGGTGTAAAAAAAGCCGGCGCTTGCCAAATCGTGCGGTCTTTGGTAAATGTCTCGCGGCCAGTCGGTGAACGTCGCCAAACGATCTTTGTAGTTTGTATAAGATCCATGCTTCGGTTTCCTCATCATCATCGCTCCCGTACCGCAAACGTCTTGAGAATCGTAAATCGATGCAGTAACATCATCAGCGGCAGTGGCGTCGTCTTGTTGTTGTTGTTGTTGTTCGATAGTCTTGTAGATGACATTCGACGAACACACGTTTTGAGCAAACTTGCATTGCGGCGCCCATCTATTGTGATCGACAATCGGATCGTCGCCCTCTCTCCAATTCATAATCTCGACCTTGCAAAAGGCACAACGTACCTCATCTCCGCGACCGATGTAATAGAAGCCCGACAGAGCCAAATAAAACGGTGACGCTTTCGCCCAAACGGGCCATTGCGAAAAACTATTAAGACGTTCTTGAAAAGAGTTTTTGTACGAACATGTCATTGTGTTGTTTTCCATCATTGTGTTGTTTTTAAATAACTGCAACGATTCATCGCTGTTCACCTGCATAAATACATAATGATAATACTTTATCTTACCATTAGTGCACCGCAAAATTATGTCGATTACAAAAAACGACGCAATATCCGTACGATACGACGCTATCGACCCAAATCCCTCAAATGCGTCGCTATCGACGTTCCACACAAACGAATCGTGTTTTAAAATTGTAATACACGATCTTTGCTTTCATCGAAGATCTTGGACGAAAGCAAAGATCGTGTACTGTGATTGATTTAAAATATTGCATCAGCCAATTTTTCATACACAATCTTTGCTTTCGTCGAAGATCTTGGATGAAAGCAAAGATCGTGTATTAAAGTTGCGTCAATTCTATTTTGATAAATGTCGGTACATCATGTTTGCTTTCATCCAAGATCTTGGACGAAAGCAAACATTGTGTACTTTATATTTTTTTTAATACTGATATCATCGCTAAAAATAGATTTGACGCAATACAAAACTTTAGTACACGATCTTTGCTTTCGTCGACGATCTTGGACAAAAGCAAAGATCGTGTATTAAAATTTATTAAACACATCATCGCTAAAAATAGATTTGACGCAATACAAAACTCTAGTACATGATCTTTGCTTTCGTAGAGGATCTTCGATGAAAGCAAAGATCGTGTACTAAAATTTATTTAAGACACACAAACAACTTATTGCATCTTTATTTTTAAAAATGATATCATCACTTTATTAGATCCTCATTTTCGCACATGATCTTTGCTTTCATCGAAGATCTTGGACGAAAGCAAAGATCATGTACTGAAGCTTATAAAATGATGATGATGATGTCATTTTAATTGTAATTTGTTTTTAATATTGCATCAGCCTACTCGATCTTTGCTTTCGTCCAAGATCTTCGATGAAAGCAAAGATCATGTACTAAAATGTATCGTTTCATAGTCAATCTTTGCTTTCGTCCAAGATCGTCGACGAAAGCAAAGATCATGTATTGAAATTGTCAAAGGTTCGTTTAAATAAAACATTGTATGTCATTTAATATTGTATATTACGATATTGAATAGAGGAAACATGCAATTATTACAAAACATTGCGTCGTTGAAATAGGTGAATTTGGCGCCGACGTTGTTCGTTTTGCTGTGACATTGATAGCATTGCGGATAGGACACTTCGTATAATTTTCCAAGGCGTTCGTAATCGTACCATGTCATCTTCAAGCGCTGCATGTACACGGTCCTCTGAGAGTTGTTGTCGATACCGTTGCCGTTGCCTTTCGTAGAAACACGCGCTCAACAAACAGTACGTCGCAAACTCTTCGTCAATACCGAGTCGTGGAAAAAAACAGTATTTGCAAAAGACATCGTCGTCACTGTCGCCGGCCTCGTTGCAAAACAAACATTTTGCATAATATTGAGTTTGATGATAATGATGGTTTTTTAGCGCGGCGCGTATACACTCTGTTTCCTTTGACCATAGTTTGTAAATGAATTTGCGAACACTTTTGCTACTTTCCGCTGTCGTCGATCTGTATATCCTCGAATACTTCAAGAAAGGTTTAATAAGTTCCATGATTGTTTCGAGTGTGCCCAATCGAAACGACGAGTAACTGCTTTTATACGGCAGCGACAATCATGCTAATAACAATAAAACTACCGGACAAGAAAAGTTATCTGTTCAGAATGTTTAATGACTTGTGGGCACGCTCGGTCGTCGAATGTCAAATCTGCTTCGAGCGCATCGCGGACGATGGTCTCGTCGCCGTCACCGAGTATAGAACGTTGAATTTGGAGAAAATGTTTCACGCCTCGTGTCTGCAGCGGTGGAAACGAGAACGCAGCCGTGATCCGTTCAATCGAAACGTCAAGTTTTATTTTAATTTTCCCCCTCGCAACGAGGACGAATGCGCGTCCCTTCTCGAACATATGACCGGATTTATCGGCGATCAACCTGTAGACAAATCATACGCGGCCGAATATCAACGCGTCACTAACGAACACCTACTCGACGTTGAATTGGATTTTTCTAATCTACTTTGCTACAAGTAATAAAGTGTCGTCTTCGTCGTCGTCGTATTTTGAAACTAATAATGTCTATGAAACTAATAACATGTTATTCTACACGAAAACTAATAAACAGTCAGTCAAATTTCAAGTTGGGTAAATTGTATACGACGCGAATGGGAAAACTAATAACGTGATCGTCGGTATTTTCCGCAGGCCTACTACCAAACGTATTAACATCGTTGTCCCGAGTGTGTTTGATAAACAGAATGTTTCGCAAGTCGTTCAATCTAAAGTTGTACAAATTAGTCAGGCAATGTTGTTTGTCTGTAATGATTCGATAATAATCATTGGGAATGTTTATTTGACTGTGATATTCGCCGAAAAGTTGTTTAATATTGCTCACTACATAATGTGCGCAGGAATTTATGAAACTCGTTATCGACGAACTGATTCGGGTCTTACCGTGGGTGTAATTCACATTGACAATGACATGCGCCAGGGGAATTATATTGTCAAAGAGATTTACATAATAGTTGTAGAACATGTTGGATAGAGCGTAAAAGTTATCCCTATTCACCGTGTTATTGTTGAGAATCGACACCATTATATCTTTGTAGTCGAGCTTATTAATTTGTTCCTCGAAAAAGGTAAAATATTGCTTCGTGGTCATGGTGACCGTCGTCGAAATGTTCCTTTGTAACGCGTTCATATACTCGGTGATTATGTTTATCGCCAATTGAATGTCTCTCACGTTGTCGTGTAACATGCCAATTTGATTCATGGTCGGCGGTTTCACTAAAATTACAACATTGTTGCCGCCTTTAACGACATCCACGTCCATTCTATTGTTGTTTGTCGGTGCCACGGCGACAGAGGAGGCAGTTACGTCGCCGCTACTACTGGGGTCGGGATCGTAATTTGGATAATATTGCGGCGAAGATTCATAGCGCGTCTCGAAACCGCCTTGAGTCGTTTGATAATTAATAGAATCATCGTCGTTGTCCTCGTCGCCGCCGCCGCCGCCGGGTTTATTTGCTGTCGAAATTAAATTTTTATCTGGTTGTTTGCGTTTAAATCTCATCATTTCACCAATTTTACTCGACGACGACGAAGAGGCGGTTTTACGCTTCATGCCCGATTTACCCGTGCTGCTGCTGCTGCTGCTCATTTTTAAATTTAATACACTAGAATCAAATAGTCGCTGTAATCGTTCAAGGTGGGAAAACGATGTGAGAAATTTTGTACCTTATCAGTGTACGTGTCGAGATATAGAAATTCGCCGTTCTGCATATCGACGAAATTATAACGAAGCAACATTCTATATTTGTCATAAGATAGAATCTTTATTTTGTTTCTGTCAAAAATGTCTTCGGTCTCCATAGCGAACGACGTGTTGAACGCTATTCTCAGTGACAATCTCGAATTGATCGACGACTCTTATATAATTTTAAATGTCGTCGACCACGAATCGTCTGGTGGTACGATTAAACCGGTGTGCATCGGAGAAATTAACTCCTTTCAGACCAATCAAAGTGACAAGTACCCAGTGTCCGATTCATCTGTTTCGAGCGAACTGCAAAGTGATCAAACGCTATGACGCCGAAAACGACACCAACTTTGACAATCATCTCACTATATTGAACGGCGTCTATCAAAACTATAACCGCGAGCCGTTTTACTTGGCTCTCGTCAATCCCGCCAACGATCTAGAAACTCGCGGCGTCTACACCAACGCCAACGATATGGTCCTTTACGTTGAACTGCATCGTTTGGACGACGACGAACGCTTTTTTGGAATTGACGCGGCCGGAGAGCGCAACGTCGCCACCATACGCAATGTCATCAAAATGATCATGGACGCGTTCGCCGTATGCGCCGATCGCTATATCCTCATGATCGACGAACTGCAAGTGGACCTCGTCTACTCGATATTTCGCAGCATAATATTACCGCAACGCATGATTGCCATCTATACGGACGAAAGCGTGCCGATCAATGACGACGTGCAAATATTTAGCGTGCCGCGAACCGAGGCCGCGTTTGAATCGCAACTCATCTACCGCACGTTTCTCATGTACAACACTGTGCTCACGATGCTGCTCAAACAGTCTAATCCATTCAACGAAAACGCCAAGAATATCTCGGTAATATTGCGCACGCTCGGCAAGTGTCCAAACAACAAGGATCGCGTCAAATGTTGCGACCTACAATACGGTGCCAACGCACCCGGCCACATTATGTGCCCGCCGCGCGAAATGATCAAGAAAATATTCCATTACGCAAAATGGTCACGTACGCCAAACAATTACCGACGCTATTTCGAACTTATCGTGGCGCAGTCCGTGCCTAATCGCCGTTTCGATGAAAACATTGATGACGACGACGACGACAACAACAACAATTACAGAAATAACAATACTAGTCTGATAAAAATGGATTGGTATAATTTTATCGACGATTTTCGCAGATATTTTGGCATTGTTTCTTCCTAATTAATTACGCATTCTATGCTAATGTCGTTTCAAGTATAAAAGCTCGAGTGTCGTAATATTCAGGTCATACTCAAAAAGTGTGTCAGATAAGCGAGACGCTCTTATCAGATAACAAAATTTTTCAATAAAAATGAGCGAATTGAATTTCAAACTCAAAAAAGTTATCAACAATACGGTCGACAACAAGTTAAAGAGCGGATGCAGCAAAAGTTTGGCGGCTTTTTATGATCAAAAGAAAAGGGACGAGTCATACGTCGGCAGAAGCACGACCTACGATGTGGTGGGCCAAAGGAACTACAAGTCTGTCTACGACGAAAGAAAATACAAGTTTTGAAGATAGTGCTCCTAGACGTGTCGATCATCACAATCAAGTGGTGTATTGTCAAAAGTGTAAATTTGTCGCGCCCATGTCGCTGAGTTTTGAAAATTACATTAGGCTGCACAAACTATATAACCAAATCATCAACGGCACTTGTACGCTTTTGCCCGAAGCGGACTCAATGTCCGCCGTTAATTTAGTTAAACGCCAAGATAAACATGAAGATAAAACTTTGTAAATAAATTCTTGTTCAAATATTTTATCCTCGTTTTGTTATTCAAAAACCAACCCTCAACACTCTGATATAATGATTTGTTTGCAAAGATGTCGAGCCGGCCGCCTCAAGCAAATAATGTTTGAGCAACTCGACGGCGCTCGCCGGGACGTAAATATATAAATGAGAAGTTGCGGCGACGCGCCGTTAGTACGTTATCATCTATCTCGGGTGAAAATGGTTTCATCTATCAATAACAAGTATTTGGAATTTGATGGAATCTCGGTTGATTTACGACACGTGGCCTTTAGCGCCGACGGTCTGAACGATACCGAGTACATTATATTTTTAAATGTTTGCCGAGCCATGTATACAAATTTTAAAGTGTTTTGCGATTTATCGCTGGAATCGCTCGCCGAGCTGCTGTACAACGAATGCATAGTCTGCGGCGGCGACGGCGGCGAAAAGAAATCATTGGGCGAGTGCGTAGTGTACAATCAAAACGATCGCAATAAATCCCTGATAATTAATTTGTACGAAAATGAGCAAGCGAGAATCATCGTGGCGAAAACCATCTATCTCAACGAAACCTACCACAAGCGCGTCAGCGGATATGTCGACTTTGAAAATCGCCACAATAAAAACTATGTGAGGCCCGCGGACGACAAGCGAGCTGATCTGGATCGAGAATATGAAATAAAACTATTGGAGTTTACTTGAATACCAATTTATTATTTTTATTCACCACAGAACGTCTGACGGCCTTTTCAATACCACGACCTGCGCCGCCTCGCGTCAATTTTCTACTTCTCTCTTGACGAATCAATCTATAATTGTTGTCATCATACTCGTCAATGTCGTCATCGTCGGATTGACGCTGATCGGACTCTGATGAAAACTCGTCATCGTAATCATCCTCGTCGCCGAGATGCCGATTATCATTGACAGATCTATTCATCCGATTGTATTTGCCGACGCCTTGATCAAACGACACTGAAGTTCGATTACGATGAATATTATGCTGTTGATGATGATGATGTTCGGGCGATTCAGACTCGCTGATGCTATCGTCGTCGTCGTCGTCGAGATCATGGCGTACAATCTCCTCGGCGGCCGTTTTCGGGATCCAACGATTGTTTAATTTTACATATTCCCTGTCTACGGCCTGCTTGGCCATGTGAAGAGCCACATCCTCGTCGCCGCCATCGAGTTTGTGATACTTTTTAAACGTCTTTACGAACAAACGTTTAGCCCGTGCGGGCATTTCTTCGTGGTAAAAGGCCTCGTTGAGATGAAACATATTTGCGCTTATATTATTCAGTGTCAGTGTCGGTATCTGTGGTGGTAGTGTCGTCGTCGTCGTCGGTAGTGGTTGTGTCGTATTCGTTAGCGTCGCTGCGGGGCACCCACTCGCCGTTGACTTTGATGTATTTACGCTTGACGGCTTGCCAGGCAATTTGCGCGGCGGTCGCGTCGGACCGATATTTTTCGTATGCACGATTGAAAAATTTCATGTAAATACGTTTACCTTCGATCGGCAAGACGCGCGTACTGGCCGGCAACTCTGATATATTATTGTACATGATTCTTATATATTGTAACGTTGAAAATTATAATGTTTTCATGATTGTAACAATAAAAGACAATAATAATATATTTTAGTGTGTTATTTATTCATATACCAAAAAATACCATCACCTTTACAAAATTCAATATTTCAAATACATTAATTTCCTTTTCGAATAGTTGATAATGTCTTCAATATTCTTTTTACCCTCAATACCGTTGTCCTCGATTCTTATACGATCATAAAGTCTCTCGGACCTTTCAATCGCATTAATAAAAATCGGCACTTTAATGTCGTTGTCCTTTATAAATTTCATATAGTTATTGTGCACCTTGTCAATGCGATTTACAAAACGTGCATCGAAAAAACAAATTTTACCATCCGCACGTTTATTGTATTTATTGTAAACGTACAGATGGTAGTCGTTGATCTTTGGAAACTTTCTATGTTTCTTTACGTAGTTTTGAAACGTCTTGTACAGTGATATAACCTTGTTAAAATCAAATGGTACATTGTTATTGGGGTAACATTTAAAAACACCGTCGTCGTCGAGGTAGGAACTGCGAGTGTGCGGTAACATATCGTAATAAGTTATCACGTAGCCGGGACCTTTGTCGATCACGAAGCGGGGTCTCATTGTGTATTTATCGATAATCTCATTTCCAAGATCGCCCCTATTTTCATAGCTATAGTAACTGTATATGTAATTATTCAAATCTATGCGAGTTTCGAACGCCTTTCGTATCATGTTCACGGGTCTGCCGCGCTCATTTTCAAAATCGCGAATCATATAACCGTGATCGTCTTCTATAAACGATTTTCTAATCATACGTTTTATATCGTCGTCGACGAGCTGAGCGCCCCATCGATTCAGCCACGCCGCGCGACGTGTGACACCCTTTTCGAGGTAGACGATACCGTTTTTCTCGCTGCGATACATGTTTAATATATTGTAAAAACTCTTGGCGTACGGATGCAACTCTCTCAACCGTTCCTGATAAAAGTATATCGGATCGTTCTCAAACATCTTTTTGCTGACGAAAAACGAATAGTAAACGGCGTTCATTAACGGAACCATCAACTGAGGATAAAACTTTGACGTCGTGAATGCGATGCGGCATTTGGTCATGAGTATACGGCGCATCGTATATTTGCTTAGTTCGTCTTTGTAGTTTTTAAAGAATCCACCAATAGACGTTTGCGCAATCCTGTAAATCATGTAGTAGATGATACCCATGTTGACGGGCACTCGGTGTCCATTGAAGATTGTCTTGTAAATTAAATAATCGTTATACTCGTCAAACTTGGAGGACATGATCAGGACAATGTACTTTTTGTCGTTGATGACATCCAAACTGTTTTCGATCGACGAATGTCGTCCGCTAAAAGATACCAAACTCTTTCTATATTCAATGTCTTGTACACGAAATAGGACCAAGGGTAGCTCAAAAATGTCCATCAAGTTGCTAGTCTCGTCGTTTGGCAAATTCTTTAAACATTGTTTGAAAAAATTCAAATTAATCTCCAGCACCTTCACATCGGCGTCCGTGTTTTCGTCGTAAATATTGAAAAAGTCGATTTTGCTCGCGATCGGAAAATCTTTCAATTGTTTAGCGTTTAGTCTGTCAACATTCTGTTGTCTCTTTTCGTCAATGTCTTTGCCAATATTTTTATTAAACGTTTCAATATAGGTTCCATTAAAGTCGAACGATGACGATTTGTTGTCGTTGCGGTTGATCAAAAATTTACACAGCGTCCACACGAAAGCGTCCACGTCGGCGTAAAGATACGAGTGTGGAATGTTTTTCTTGTATTTGAAAAACTCGATTTTTAGCAAATTCCTCGTAAAAGAAACGTCCGTCGTCACTATTTTGTTTTCAATAGTCAGCGGCGTCGAGAACGGCTTTCTTCTCGCCAACAGTCTTTCACCCATCCCGCAGATATTCTTCAATTCTTCATAAACGTCACGTTCGTTTAACGAGGGATTTGAAAATTTAAACTTCAAGTACGCCACCATCTCTTTCTTTTTTTCGTATATACTATGCGTGGTTATAGCGTTGTAATCAAAATCATTCTTGTGATTGTACACAACGTTCGGATCGTCGATGGGTAGTTGAGAGTTGATATCAAACGGATCGTCGAAAAATGAAAGATATGGAACCTTTCTTTGATTCTTTGCTTCGGCTTTGACTCGTGTTGAATTATTAGGGTCGACGGTGTTGACGGCGATGCGGTCGACGCTGCCGACGGTGTCGACGACGCTGCCGGTGATGCCCATTGTAAAAAGTGTGCTTCTAATCATCGAAAAACACTCGTTTAAAATAATTAACTATGATATAGTCGTTGACTTCAGTCTTGTCTGTTGGCAAGTACACGATTAAACTGTTGCACATTTTTATATGAGATTCAACTTGATAGCTTATGACTAATATTGCACCGTGTAAACGAATGTTGTATCGTTTTCGAGGAAACATCGCTCACACGTACGTAAATTTAAATTGGGTGCGCCGCCACCGACATTTTGCCCAACAGATCGTAGATGTCGTTTTCGTTTTTGACTATAAAAATTTTGCTACGCTCGTTCTCGCGCACCATCACCCCCTTCTTACACAACGACACGTACTTGTAATGCGGCAAGAGCGCGTCGCGGGTCTTCTTCAACAGCTGCTTGTGTTCCGGCGACGCGGCTACGAAAATCTTTATCGGTCCGTCGAAATCTATTTCAAGGTCATAATTTTTTAGGCGCACCTCTCTCGAACGATTCTGCCACTCGCGCGCCGTGGCCGCATCGTTCAGCTTGAGTTTAATGTGGTTCTTTTCGTAGTCGCTCTCGACGACCGACTTGTAATCGAGCTGCAGGAGCACGCAAATCTTTTTCACATAATTATTGCGCACCTTCTTGTTGTAGAGCCGGGTGTCGTGGACGCCGTACACCTCTACGCAATCGTTGAGATGATCGTCCTCGAGTTTTTTCAATTTACCATTTAGTATCGTGATATTGTTGGCGACGTTGCGGTCAATTTCGGTTTTGATCAAGTTTTTCAGAATAGGTACGTTAATTAATTCACTGTCGGTCGTCATGTTGGTTTGAAAAACTCTGAATTTAAATTAAATACCCTCTTATTAATTTCGAATCGTTAAAACACGACAAACTCGCCGCACGACAACATGTCGCCGCCGTCGACCATCACGTTTGTTTCCAAGAACTCTTCGAGTTTCGATCTTCTCTACGATCCTAACGACATTGATAACGTGTACTTTTGCGGGATCAACGAGTTTAAACAATTTCTCAGAAACATTATCGCCGACATTAAACGGATAAAAATTAATTTCTTCAACAGTCTCATCGAACAATTAATATCCGTGTACCAAGAACGCGACGAGCGCAACGAACACACGGAAATGCTGAGTCGCATACTAATGGCGACGACGATAGTCGTACGTGACTTGCCGTCCAATGTTTATTTGAAAAAGTTGAAACGCAACAAATTTACAGACAACATCAATTACCTAATCATACCCAACTTTATTCTCTGGGATCATAACGTGATCATATTCCTGAACAAATGTTTCAATTCAAAACACGACGCCGGTCTCATCGACATTAGCGGTCAGCTGCAAAAGATCAAATTCAACCATGGCATCATCAAGGATCAATTTCAAAGCAAAAACGGATACGCCGGACAATTTTTATACTCGACGTTCTTGAACACGGCCTCGTTCTACGCCAACGTGCAATGTCTAAACGGACCCAACGTGGTCGTGCCGCCCAAAACGAGCATTCAGCGGTATTACGGCCGCGACGTGACTAACGTCCGCGCGTGGACGACGCGCCATCCCAACATCTCGCAACTCAGCACCCAAGTCTCGGACGTCGTTCAGCCCGTCGACAACGCCGACTGGAGTGTCAAAGTCGGCTTGGGCATATTCACCGGCGCTAACACGGACTGCGACGGCGACAAGAAGGTCATCACGTTTCTACCCAAACCAAATTCACTCATCGATCTCGAATGTCTGCTGTACGGAGATCCGCGCTACAATTTCATATGCTTCGACAAGAATCGACTGGCGTTCGTCTCGCAGCAAATCTACTATCTCTACAAGAACAAACACAAGATCGACTCGTTGCTCGCGTCCATGCCCGTGTTGAAGACAATATGGAAGACGCATCGAAGCGCCGTGTTTTCAACGCGTCTCGATCTGCTACTGCGCGATTGCGCCCTAGTCTTGAGCTCAAACACCAGCTACCTACTCTTTCAACGACTCAGCGACATGATAAACGACGAGGAAATGGTGTGCGGCGACGAGGAACTGTTCGATCTGCAGGGCGAATTCAATGCGGTAATCAAGTGCGGCGCCAAGGGCAGCAAGGATCTTGTCAAGAGCACGAAAAATTACAAAAAGACAAAAGACTCTGACATTGATGTGATCGCGGACCGCGCCATCAAGAGCCTCAACAATTATATTTCGTCGCACAATCGCGTCAAAGTGGGCGGCGGAGATATTTATCACAACACTACCGTTCTTCAAAACGTCTACCTCAAAGACGACAACATATGCTACAAAAACGACAACGTGGCTCTCGCCAGCCTGTGTACTCTACCCTCCGAATTTCTATTCCCCGAACATTTACTCGACATATTTTTGGATCAATAAAATAGAATTATGAACAAATGTTGTTTTTTTTCATAATTAAAAACAATCTTGACGTCGTTCTTTTTTCGTTGCCTCAAATCTTGCGTATAGATTTGTGTATTTCGTGACGGAGTTGGCGTAGCAGCCGTCGTAGGCGGCGATTGGAACGCAGGCCTGAAGACGACAATTAAATTCCCGACCCGCGGGACACACTCGCAAATCTTTACCGACGTAATAGTACGTGTTGCAAGTGGGTCCGGGCGTAAATAAATTACTATTATCGTTGTCGCCGCTGCCGCTGCCGCTGCTGCTATTATTATTACAGCGACCCGCACAAAAGTATACGAGTATAGCGTAAAGTATCAAAATCAATATGACCGTTTTCATCCACGACTTCATATCTATCTCTATCGTTTGCTCGATCGGCTTAAGTTTTAGTAAGTATAACCCATGTGGTGGGTGCCTTTACATTTATCACTACCTCCGCTATACACAATAAGAGGTTTTTCGAAACAATTGAAATGTTCATGTACTTTACGTTTCTCGTATTGATCGTGATCGGTTTCGTTTTCGACAAAAACGAAAGGTTTACAAATCTACTATTGTTTCTGCTATTAGTGTTTGTCATCTTTCTTCTAATGCTCCAAGTGTATTACATTAAGGACGAGTCGACGACAGTACACATACCCACCGGTAAAGCTAAGAGTGTAAAAAAGAAACGGGATCTAGAAAAGGCGTTTGACGCAATTTTAAATAAGAATAAGAGCTCTGTCGACTAACGAGTACACAATGGACTTTTTTAAAAATTTCGTAAATCAAGTGTTCAGCAATATGCCGGTAGCGGCAAAGGTCGCCATGGTCAATCTAAATCTCAAACAATACCTCAAAGATCTCGAACGAGACGAAACGTTTTGCAGCAAATTTACGCAAATCATAAGAATGTTCATCAATCGAGACATCACCACGCACGACGTGTGTACCATTCTCGATGCTGCCGACGGAATCAAACTGACGCACGGTCAGATCGATTACTTTTGCAATCAAGTGTATTACAATGGTCACATTTTGCACATACTGCAGACCTTCATCGACTATCAACATTTAACGGACGACGAAATCAACGATCTCTCACAGTTTCTCGTCAAAGAAATAGACAACGCCATCATGATTAATAAATAAATTTATTATTTCAACAAACATGTTTCATTACATACTCTTCAACATATGCGATTACATTTGGGACACGCGCTCTTGCACAACACCGCCGAGTCGACAGGTGCTGCCCGTTTAGATTTATACAATGCAAACTGATGAGTGTGATTGACGACGACGGCATCGTCGTCACCACCATCATCATCATTATCATTATCCTCATCGTCGTTGCACAAGTCTTGTTCTGCGACACATTTTTTTTTCGATTTTTTAATATGGTTCACGGTCTTGAGGACGGGATACTTTACGTCGAACAGTTGATTCTGCATATACACTCGGCATATATTTTGGAAATAATATTCAAACTCTTTACGATCCCCGAAAATTTGTATTAGCTCGTTGAAAAATGTACACATGATGCCGACATGCTTCAACCAACTAACTCTGTTGTTGGGACCGAACAGTTTGAGCGGAAACGATTTCTGCGTAATGCTACCTTGAACGTCGACGAGCAAATAGGGTATGCGGTCGCCGTTGCCGGGTAAAAAGTCGGTGCCCGAGTTGCTCAATAATTCGCGGCAATGCTTGGCAATGGTGATGGGACGTTTGCGAGGAGGCGACGACGACAAAGCAATCGCAGTTTTTTTAGTTTTTTTGCCCGTAGGATTTTCGTTGTAGCTCATGCTGAAACAATAGTTGCTATAATTATTGTCGACGCCGAAATTGAGGTAGTGTTGAGTCATCATGTCCTCGAGCGTCTTGAGACCGCACGCGACGCTGTGGCCCATCAGGTACGAGTCGACGACGGCGCGGAACGTCTTGCGCATAAAAATCGGCATGTCCTTCTTGATCAACCATCCCTTGTACTTGAGACGGTTCTCGCTATTCAAATAACAATACTTTTTCTTTTTCAACAATATCAGACTAGACATTACATTTTCTAGTGCCATCTTGTAACCCACCCATCCGGCGTTGAGCTTCTTCAATACGTGTTCGTTGATAATGTCTCGAATCACATTTTCAACGTTGTCGCCCTGAATTTCGTTTTCGTCGAACAGCACTTGAATGAAAGACGAATCCGTGTCGCCGTATATCACCTTGAAGCGCACTGTCGATAAATTGAAACGCTTTAATATGTCTTCGTCGTCGCTGGTGGCCTCGATCTTTTCAATGGCCTCCATCAACTTTTCGCGGCCAATCTTTGTAATGTAGTTGGCGAGCGGTTTGAAAAATATTCCAAAGTATCCATAGATGCTGTTGGCGATGCGTTTGACCGCATTCTGCGTCTTGTCGTACACGTTGTACAGAAACGAATTAACGTCGAAATTGTCACGCTTCTTCTTGTACATTGTACGCAAATCCAAAAGAGTCTTGAGCAGTTTAGGATTTATCGCTTCGCGGTTCTTGATCAGGTAAACGAAGCCGTCTTCGGCGACGAACACGTTCGACAAACATATACCCTCTTGCATCATTATTGATAGGTATAGCGAATTAAAGTCGAGCGTCACCACCCATTTCTTGAAACCGGGATTCGGCGACAACACTTTGCCGCCCGTGTAAACGCATTTTTGCTTTTGGTGACACAGCTTGACCGCGTCGCATGGAATGTCGGCGACGCTAATGGGTTTGCGTTTCAACTGAGTCAAGTCCACGACTTGACTGTCGACGACGACGCCGTCGCCATCGTTGTTGTTGCGTTCGTCGAAAGTGCGTTTTCTGCCCGACGTGATGCTCAAATCGTACTTGTTGAAAAAGTACGGATCGGGCACTTGCCTCTTTGTCGTTTCGTCGAATCGAGTATTGTTTATGGCGTTGTAGAAAAATACTACGTTTACTTTGTGCGAAATGTTACTCAACAGGTCGTCGGTGCTCAAATATAAAAGTGCGCATTGGGTATACATAAAGTCCATAACTTCAATCTTTAGAAATATCTCAATGGGCAACACGCAATCTTGAACGTTGTACTCGAGAATTCGACGCATCTCTTTAGATTCGTACAGTTTGAGCATAGTGGTGATCGGTAAATCCACCTTTGTGTCGTTCAAATAATGCTGAGCGACGGTGTTTAATTGAAAATTTTCAACATCGTTCTGCTCCGAATCGGTGCTGAGAAATTGATAGAGATCGACGTGCGTATAATAGACGAGGAAATGCGTGTTCAATTTGTTTTGAAATTTATCAAATAATGCTTTCGTTCTAATGTCTACGGCTTCGAGATCGTAACGTTGTATGCGAATCAGATCCAATGGTCTCGAGAATCCGCATCGGCGCACCATCTCCTTGGGCCAATCCACTCTAGTTACTCGGTCAATGATAAATGGCATATCGAACTTGTCGCCGTTATAATCGAGTATGCAGTCCATATTGATGAGAGGCATGAGTTTAAAAAATGCGGCAATCATTTCCAACTCTGTGTCGAATCTACAAGCGTAAATGTCCGCTTTTTTGTTGCCGACAAACTCGGTCATGTCGTCGACAATACCCGGTTTCATGTGGTATAGACACAATTTTAAAAATTTTCCATTTCGTTTCACAACCACAGCTATCGATATGATTGGATCGATGTCGGCGTTCGAAAACTGCTGTCCATTCGAGTACGTTTCAATATCGTAGCACGCCATCACGGGAACTATTTCGCAAGACAACGAATCGGGGTCTACAATTTCAAACATTGACTGAGCGGCATCAAAATTGCTAAAACCACATTGCAGTCTGTTGTCGAGGCATTTTTGAGCACTCTTGAATCTAACATATTGACCTTCCTTTAGATTGGTCTGAGTATGGACTCTGTTGATGTCGTTGAGAAAAGAGTCGAGACAAAACTTGTTGTAATGAGCGTTCATCGGTTCGCGTTTGTATTTAATAATGTTTATGCGCTCGCTTCGAACTCCACGAAGACCCGGCATCACCATAGTCTTGTAGCTGATGCATTTGTTGTAGCACGTCGTGTTAGCGTGCGTGCCGAAACATTTACGATACGAATACAAATCGCACTTTGTCTCCATGTAAAATTGATACAGCTCGGTGCCGTTGCTCGAAGAATTATTATTGTTGTTATTCAAATAGCCGGTGAAAAAGACAATTAAGTAATTATCCTTGTATATCATTCGTGTTATACGAAACACATCGTCAGCGCCGATAGTCGTCAGACCACGGCGCGTTCCGAAATTTTTCACCTTCCTCTGCATCGTATCCCAATCGAGTAAAGCAAACGTTGTTGTTTCCATCTCAGACGACGACGACGACGAAGAAGTCATAATGAGTTATCGCAATGTTCCAAAATATAAAAACACGGACGTTAGTGCGAGTACGGTCCAAAATCTTTTACAAACAATAAACAGTATGAGCCAGCGTTGTCGAGGACAAGCCAACACTGAAGATGTGCTACAACGAGTTCGTTCTATTATACTGATGCACAGACCTCATTTAGCTAATCGTATCGATCTACAATTGCCCGAACTCACTATGGAGGCCTTGATGCCTAACAGTACTAACGCCAGCCAAATCACACACAATTTCAACTACAAGTACGACTATAATACCAACGTACCCAACGCCTATAATCCCTTTGTACCTTCACCACAATTACCGCAATCTCAACCTCAGCAACAACCTCAGCAACAGCCGCCTTTGCAATCGTTCACGTTCAACGCAATACCACCGACAGTAACGACAACAACAACAACAGTACCAACGACTCAGTCTGAAACATCGTCAGCGACACCGCAAACAGTGGTGGTTACGGCGCCGCTGAGTATCGAGCAAAGCGATTTGTCGAATTTGAACGTGTTGTATGTGAACGCGCAGCGCACGCCAAGTGTTGCGTCATACAAACAATTATTGCGTCATATTGTTTATTTGGTGCAAAAGTATGTGCGATACGAGCAAATAACAATAGGCCTCGAACTGTTGGAAAATTTCGACACAATTCAAACATACAACAACGATATTGCCGAACTGTTACAATGCATCGAGCGCGAGACTAATTGGATCTTGCCCAACGGACCGAGCGTCTGCCGATGGATCTCCGCTTTGATCATGTCCTATTGCCGGATTGTGGGGCGAGTGACGAAACGCGAATTCGTCATGTCATCAGTCAGAACGGAAGACAGATTGATGACGGTAATAGCGGACGTCGAAAACGCCGTCGTAAACATGGTAAACGCACCTTCGGCGGTTCAACCATCTACAATAACTCCCGAAATCGAAACTATCAATAATCAGCAGATCCAATTGCTAAACAATACCATTCAACAGCAGCAATTCGAAATGACTAAAATGCAAACGCGATACACGTCTCTCGAACAACAATACGATGCATTTCAGAGCAAAACGCTCGTTCTCAACACTGCTTTTGATAAATTACGAAACTATTATCTAACCAACGTCACGAGCCCCGCTCCCGAAAGCGAACAAGAGCTCGTCACGAGGCTGATTCGGTACGTCGACGAAATACAGTCGGCACAGACGAGCGTGTCTCAACAATCCCAGGCTCAGTCCGCGGCGTTGACGCAACAAACTCAAGCATATCAGCAATTACAACAGCAACTCGTCCAAATGGAGACGCGATATGACGAAACGGTCGCCGAACTGAGACGTCGTATCGACGAAAAGGACACCTATTTGGCGGAAACCACTTTGAAACTCAGTTCGTTCGAAGATGTTCAATCGCAATTGAGAGCGGTGCAGGCGAGAAACGATGAACTCCAGGCACAAATCGCGACTCTCGACGACAGCTATAGGCGTTTGCAAGAAAGAAACAAAAGTCTAGAAGACAGCTACAGTCGTCTGCAGGACGAAAACAAAAAGAGAAGGAGCAGTGTCGCAGTAAAGCCCATCCGTAAAGTTAAAGCGGTGCGTAGAATCGACGAACAAAAGGCCAAACTCATCGAAGAAACACAAAGGCTAATACAGCAGCACAAATTGAAAAATCAACAACTGCAAGAAATGAAAACTAAATACAACGAAACGATCGACAGCAATGTTAAAATGTTAGAGGTGATCAAAAATGATGCCCTCAAAACACGGTCTCAAGTCGAATCGTTAATTAGCAATCAAGCGGCATTGTCTGCGCTCGATTTTAAAGCGCTCAACAAGAAAAGCACTCAAAACTTGGCCGACGAGGTGTCTTTGTTGCGGGCGGAAAACGTGGCCGTGAGAGAAATGTGCGACCGACAACTCGACATACAGAGCGCCCAATTACAAGAACGTTTCGAAGATTCCAAAGTTAATCTGGTCTCAAAAATTGACAAACTAATCGAGCAAGTGGCTCCTTTGCAAGACAGAATCGAAAGATCGGCAACGGAAATTGAAGATTTCAAAACTCGAATCGAACTCATGGGTAGAAAGGAGGCTATTAAATCGACAAAGTAAAAACAATTTTTGTTATATATAAATTTTTATTAATACAGAAACAATTTATGACATTAAACACCTTCAAAATGATCGGTATCAATTTCAATCTTTGTCAAACCCAACACGGTACAATTATTGGTGGTAATGTCAACGGCGACGTAAATTAACACCTTGTAAATGTCGTCGTCAATCAAATCATTCAACTGATTCAAATCAATCTCCAACTTTTCCAGTTTGTCCATCTTCATCTTTTCCAGTTTATCCATTTTGTCGCTGTTACTACTATTACCATTGTTGTTGTTGTTATTTCTCTTGTCGTTATTGTTGTTTTTCACGTAAAACGAACCCTTGATCCATTCGTCTCTTTCGTCTTTTTCGTCTCTTTCGTCAATCAACTGGTATGAAATTGAAAAACGATCATCGCTCTGCCTTTCGACGTTCACCCTGGCAATCTGGCCGCAGACGACGCGCTTGTTCGATCTGCTAATGTTGCACAAATTATTCTCGTCCTCGACAATGGTAAATTCGGGATCGTTCATCATGGAAATTTGCGTAATGTTTTGAATCGAAAAGTTTTTATAGTTGCCGTTGCTCTGCTGGCATTTGACGCGGTACAAATTAAACATTTTGTTCTGCACCGCATTAAAGTATTCCAATAGAGATCTTTCGTTTGTAATATTTTCGTCTTTGATGCACGCCGCCCATCGTTTCAAGTTGGCCATACACTCGATCTGGACGGGACAATAACTGTCACGATCCTTTCCGTGGTTTATGATAAACACCACTTTGTATGCATCGGTGTCAATCAGTTTAAATCCATACTTTAGTTTTGCACCCACCGTAATCGTGTCTTCGCCGTCAAAGTCGATGGGTTCCACGAACCGTTTCACCACGATCGTCTTGTCCATATTCTTACAGAGCGTTATTCTGTCAATGGCGAGCCTCCTGTTCTCGTACACCAATTCAATCTCGTAAATGTTGTCCAATTCCAGGGTTTGATACAAATTATTGTTTCCATAGTAGTTTTTCGGCACGTTGTCTACCAAAAATTTAAATAAGTAAAAACCTTCATTGTTGACGCAATACATATTCTTCGTCACCAATTGACCCGTAACGGTTTTAGAAATTTTTTTCGTCATCGAATCAACGCTAGCCGTCGATCCGCTAGACATTCTTTTCGAAGGACTGTTGCTGTTGTTTGAATAACGGGGTCGTTTGCCGTCTTCGTGATTGCCGCCCATAGCCACGTCGTCGAAAGTACGTTTCAACGACGACGACGACGACGACGACTCATACTCAATCTCGGCCATATTCTTCATTAGAGATTTTGAAAAAGACATGGTTCGATGGCGTCTTTTGAACAGGGACCGTGTCGAAGTATCACCCGAGAGCAGGGAACACGCTTGGAAGGATTTGATGATCGATATTCTACTTAATTCGCCGACAAGTAACACGTTTCGTACATTGATTAACAATGCCAATTTTCAAAACTTTGACTACAATCGACCTTTGATATACGAAATCAAAGATAAAACTCTATTGATCACCAACGATAATTTGAACAAAGCGATGAATCGACCTACTGGTACGCTGTCCGCTTTGAATATAATGTCAATTCACGTGTTCCTTGCTTTTATTTGCGCCATCCTATTGACGGTGGCAGTCGCTCAACAGTTTAATCCCGACGACGACGACGACGACAATACCAATAACGACATTGTCATAAACAATGGAAGATAAAGGATTGACGGATTTGAAAAAACAATTGAACGCGTTAAAGGATAAATTGAACGAGTATGACGTACGCGACATACGACGCGCTCGACAAACTTTAGAACGGGGACAGCACGTACGTAATCGATGCTATTTCAAGATGCGAGACATTGACGACAAGTTTCAATTGTGTCGCAACGTGAACGTGTTCCTCGATCTGTGCGGAGGCCCCGGCCAGTTTGCCAAATACATATTTGACACCAACGCCGATTGTCTGGGCTACGGCGTCACCTTACGAGACAACAACAACGATTGCGATTACAACTTTGACCATCCCAATTTTAGAAAAATGTACGGCTGCTTCGACACGGGCAACATTTTCGACGCCAACGTGCTATTCGAATTGATGTACTTTTGCAGGAACAAGTGTGATCTGGTCGTCGCCGACGGCGCATTCGACGTTAGCGGAAACGAAAACGATCAGGAATCGCTGTCGTACAATCTAATACGCAAAGAGTGTTCGATAATCGTGGATGCCTTGCGCGCCGGCGGCAATTGTGTCTTGAAAATTTTCGATACATTCGAACGCTCAACAATAAGTCTTCTCCAAGATTTCGTTTCGCACTTTAACGAATTCGCCATATACAAACCGGCGCATTCTCGAGCCGCAAACTCTGAAAAGTATTTAGTTTGCAAAGGAAAATTGGCCGATGGCATCGTCGTCGAAAAGGGGCGCAAATTCGACGCGCGCACTCGACACTTTGCCCACAAACAAATACGAGCGCTCGAACAATTGCTTTGCATTCTTGAAGATGCCCACCGCACCGCCGATGCTCGCCGTGAGAAATTGGAAAACGTACGACTTGGCCCCGCCGGGATTCTATCAGGATCCGCGCGATCGCCTCCAAACCTTTGAAAACAGTTGCCTGACTCCAGAATACATCGACGATCTCGTCGCCGGGGGTATCTACCGAGACGCGTTATGCAATTACAAATGCGCATATTGTTCGCTATACATCAAAAAGCTCGACGCACGTCGCCTCAAGTATCATACGTTCTCGACGTGTCCCATGGCCAACGAGCGGCTATTCCTAAACGAAGCGCTACGCAAACAATCCTTTCCCAAATTTAAAACTTCACGTACACACTACAGGGACAATCGCGAGACGCTCGCCAAGAACGGTTTCTACCATTACGGCAAAAAATTTGAAATTCGCTGCTCATCGTGCAAATTTGTCATCGTCAAACTGAAAGCCGACGAAGACGTACGGATTATACACGCTCATTACTCGCCCAACTGTCACTTCAACGCACCTTCCGCTCCTAATTGGGAAGATATTGACGACGACGATTATATCGACATTAATAACAATGTCACTACAAGAAAAAATAACCAATACGCAAACATTTATCCAAATCTAAACGACGACAAATTGGATAATGATGATGATGACATTTCTATTTTTAGCAATGACAAAATAACAAACTCGGCTGCCAGCAATATCGATGACATCATGTGCAAGATATGTTTCGAGCGCGAGAGAGACACGTGCTTTCTACCGTGTCGTCACGTTTCGACGTGTGCCGAATGCGCAAAACGTTGTAAAGTATGTTGTATTTGCCGAGAGAAAATTAAAAATAAACTTGAAATATATTTACAGTAAACGATGCGTGTGTGTATAATTTGCTCTCTATATAAAACCTTGAACGATCATCGAAACGACATCATTTTCAATGTCGATGTGTATTAATTCGGTTGCGACCAACGATGTCGCCAAACCCTCTACTTTCGCCGCCCGCGTCGAACACATGAAGTCTGTCATCTATTCGGTGAACCATGTCGCGCGACGAGTGTATCTCATCAGCGAAAAGGACCGATCGGTCCGCGTTCACGTTTTCGGCCAGCACGACACCGCGCCGGAATTTGAGCATATCAAATACCAATATCCGGGCGTGGCTAGCGACGTCAAGTTCGCCAAGCTGAAGAAAAATTCGTATGTGAACATTATGCTCTTCGATTCGAACAAAAAGGCATATCTTCGGAGGATGCGAGTTCAGGATCGAATGTACTACACGCATCATCATTATGGAAAGTATTACGTGTACGGTCAGGTTCCGGCGGTAGTGCAGAAGAGCAACATTGCCGAATTCATGGCCCAACTGTACGTGAGCGCGCCCATCTTTGACGACAACGGCGCTCTAATATCGGTGATCAGCGACTACTATGTCAACGACGATAATCATTGCATCGTGCCCGTCAGCGGAGACGCGGGAGGCACGCATGGCAGTTTATGTCTCGACGGGTTCGTATACGTTACCGATCCCCAGGACAAACTCACATACCACACGATACAAATCGTTCCCCGCATCGATGCGTACGTGACTTTCGACAAAAAGAACGTGTACGTCGATGTAATATACAATGGTGAAACTATTTCAAAAATTAGAATCAAAACCCAATTTGCCGGCAACGTTTTAATATTGTAACTGTGAATCAAATGTGAATCTCCACAAAGTCGTCGTGCTATCGAATTTAATATAGATTTCGACGAAAGACGCCTATAATATCGATGAAGCGGTCCGAGTCGAATGTTTGCGACAAAAATTTTTCAATTTCATTTCAAGCGAAACAAGGGCCACTTTCGACAACGAGTGAGGTTGGCTAAATTTTTAATAAACGTTTCATAAAGTCGGTTTCGACGAAAAATGCGTTATCGTCGAGTAAGTCTAAGAATCTTTGAGTAAACCATTTTTTTTTTCAATGCGTTTTCGAAGAAACAGACGGTATTGTCGGTGAAATTAACCTTGTAAAACGAAACCAATGACATTTCATCGAAATGTAATTTACGTTTCGACGAAAAACATAGCCTTTTCGACAAAATACACATATTGTTTTCATCGAAATGTATGCAATTGTCGAAGAAGTGATGTAAAATCTATTGCGCAGTTAGAAAATTGCGCAGTTACAAAATCTATTGCGCAGTTAATTTATGATGATATCATATCACCTATTGCATCATCTTTGTCAAAACAATATGATATCGATGAAAGGGATGTGTATTTCGCAGAAACCATATGACGCAAATCATACATGTCGAAACATGTTAAAGATGATGCAATAAAAACAGAATATTGCGTCATTTATTTTGACGAAGTGTACAGTGTTTTCGAGTAAATGCATTTTTTTAATTTCAACGAAACTAGTGCCAGTTTCGACGACAAAAAGTCAATAAAAAAACATTTAAATGTAATACAAAATTTTATTGAAAGCCGGCCACCAAAGGAACGCAAGGTTTAAACGCAAAAGTGTACATTATGACTTGTTTGCATTGAGGACACTTTTTTTCATTGCCATCTTCATCGCACGATGCACACACGACGCTATGACCGCACGCTCCGAACGTGACGCTTCTCCAACTTTCCATGAACTTTTTGCAGACGCGACACGTCGTTTCTGGTATATTCACTTTACTCGAACACACGACCATCTTTGTGTATCGTTTCTCCAACGCGGCTATTGCTTTCGATCGTGTCCTACTACAATCGACCAACATTCTATTCACTTCGATCACGAATGTTCGAGGTGTTTCAACGACGTCGCAAGCTGCGGCTGCGGCGGCGTTCTTTAACTCGGCGGCGCGTTTTTTCGTTTCCGCCTCCTTGACCGCTCTCGGCAGTATTCGTTCCAGTCTAGCCCGATCGTATCTATTGACGCCGACAATGTTTGTGTTTTTCTTGATAAACGCCCGCATGCGCGTCAGAGTCAACTTTGACATGTCGGCCAGATCGTCGAATGTTATGGTGGCGGTGTTGTTTTTGGTACTACGGTAGTATGGTTGCGTACGATTATGATGATGTTGTTCAGCAACCATATTTTTGTCAAAGTCGATACGCATGTCGCGTTGTGTTCTCGAATGAAGCGATATTTTCGACGACGCTAGTATTTAAACATTTCTGCTATATCTTGGACGAAAAACATATCATTGTCGTGGAAATTGATAATTACGACACTTTGACGAAACTAGCATTAATTTCGACGAAAAATCTATTGCGCAGTTACAAACATAATGTTAATGTAATTTCAACGAAATGCGTGCTGTTGTCGGTGAAAATTGACAAAAAATTGAAGTTTTCGACGAAATCAATTTTGTAATTTCAATGACACTCGTCAAAACGAATTTAAAAGTTTATCCATTTAACATGTCACTTTGACGAAGATGAGGATCGTTTCGTTGAAATTGAATTATCAAAAAAATTATCGACGAAACGTATAGTTGTCTAGATGAAAGTTCATCATATTTAAAAGTAAAGTATGTATTTAGTTGTAAGTTGTGTGATTAAATATGTAACCAAGTAATAATATGATGTTTGAACGAAACTTGTATTCATGTCGTTGAAATTGAAACAAATAAATATTTTTGATAATTTTATTTGAGCATTTTATTTCTACGATTCATTGCTAGACTCGGGACTCGGCAGTTCAATGTCGTTTTCTTCGCTAATCTCGTCGTCGGTGTCGTCGATGTCGACGTCAAATTTGTTGATGTAGTGCTGCGTGCTTTTGTACGAGGAGTGGTTCATGAGTTTTGCCACTCGCTGCAATGGTATGCCTTTGTTGTATTGATTGCTACACAAATAATGTCGGATCATGTTCGAACGCGGTCTGTCCATTTCGACGCCCGCCTCTTCAAAGAGTCGTTTAAAGTCTTTGAACGGCGTCGACGTGTTCTTAGATATCTGCAGGATGGTGGGATGTTTGGCGTAAATTTCTCGCGCCAGCAACAGCGGCGCCAGCTCGAGCCGATGCAAAGGATTGAGGCGATCGCGTTTTCGCTTCAGATTGATCTTGCTCCTCACCTTGCCGTCTTTGATGATGGCGTCGAGATTTTCGAGCGTAATCTGTCGCGCCTCGTTGATGCGCGTGCCCGTGCCGAGCATGATACAAAAGATTATCGCTCCCCGCAGCAGACCTCTGTCGTGGACGTAGTCGCTGTTTAGATATTTGATGCGGTGTTTGATGCAATCAATGACCGTGTCGAGGATATGTTTGAGGACAATATTCTTTTCCTTGTTTCGAATATTTTTGATTTCAGTGTCGCGCGGAAGCATCACCTCTTTGGGAATGCGGTACTCTTCGATGCCCATGCAGTTGACGTAAAAATTGATAGTGAGTTGTAACGTTTCTTTGGTGACCGATCTGAGTTCGTGCATGCGGATGCATAGCTCTTCGGGATCGACGACCGGTCTCTGACGTTCGATCGTGTCAAACTCAACGTTGAGATCGTACGCGTCGAGTTCGTTGAGATGCGATTCGTCGATGAGGCAGTAAATGATTTTGATAAATCTCGACTTGTAACTTTTGAGCGTGGTGGGCGCAAATGGTTTGTTGAAAATAAACTTGGACCATCGACCGTTGCGCACCTTGTCGGGCGTGCATCGTTGGCGATCGGTGGCTAGTTGAAACACGGTTTCGAATCGGAAGTGACTTTGAATTTTTGATTTCCAGCAATTAAACGAATATTCATTTCTCACATTATTGGTTTTATTGAAAATGTTATCTGTCATGCTAAAACATATAACTTGGTTTTACAATGGATTTTTGTCTGTCTCTTAATATAACAAAGTAAAATATTGCGTACAACAATACGAGTACACAGAAAAATGTCAACAATCCCAACACTAGACTATTGTAAAATTGTTGTTTAGATAAATCAGCCGACGGCTGTCGCAACTGAAGATTACGATCGGTCAAATCGATATCGACTTTTGGTCGTTGATTTTTGGCAGTTGATAGTGTTTTATTTTTATCATTATTGTCGTAATCGTCGACGCTGCTGCTGCTGCTGCTGCTAATGTTGTTTTCAGGTAGATCGGTCAGAGCCAATTTTAGTGGAATGTAATCGACTTTGGTAGCGGTGCCCAAACGTTCGTATGGAACGTCGAGACTCATATTTTAGTTTAAATGTCGTTTTTATAACCTTAACTGTTGCAATATAAATCTTCTTAATGCTTCATTCTCAAACGCTAGCTCGGTGAGTTGTTGCTGGCAAGTGTTTTTGGGTTCGGCGACGATGGGTTTCGTGAGCGGCATCGTGAGCATTGATGCGCTTTGGAAAACGCTCGGTTTCTTACCAGAGTTGGTGGCGAGCGTGGCGATAAATTCAAAAATGTTTGTTGTCGCCGAAAGCGGTGCCATGTAGCTAATGTTTTCTTTTAAACTTAGAATGCGAGACTTGTTCGTTTCGTTCAAAACGTATAGATAATAATCGCTGCCGCCCGCGAAAAGATCGTCGATGACGTTGTTTATTAAAGCGTTGATCATGTGCACGCGAGAATTGCCGTGCGATCGGTTGCCGCTGTTGATGATTTCTTGTATGTTGGACGGTATGGTGGCGCGCTGCAAGAGCAGCGTGAGATAATCATTGGCCAACTGCTGATCAAACGGTAGCGGGATGGGCGTGTTGGTGCTGACCGCCTGCGCGATTTGGTATTGCAGAGCGTAGCCGAGATGGCGGGCGGCCTCTTCGACGCTGCCGCTGGCCAGATGATCGCCGTTCTTGTTGTAAAATTTCTGCGCGTACGACGGCAGAACGCTATAGACGAACGAGGCTTTGAATATGTCGCTCGTGATCGGTTTGTTGCCCAATTCCTTTTGTAGACGTTTATAATTGTTGATGAGATTCGCGTCGCTGTCGAAGCGCTTCGTCACGTTCACGTCGACGGGATACGTTTCGATGCAGACGTTCCGTATCGTATTGATTAGATTTAGCATTTGCGGCGTCAATTGGGACATGTCGTTGGTTCTATAGTATCGAACGATTTTGTTGACATAATCGACGCATTTGTCCATCCACGGTTCTACGTTACCGCCAATGCTATGATTAGAAACTAGATGAGCCGACGTCGAAGACGACGCCGTGCTCGTCGATGATTTATGTAAAGAATTTGGCCTAGTGTAGTTGGCCATTGCGTTTGGTTCTTTTATGAGAGCAATATACAATTTGTGGATTACTTATCATATAATTATTGTTTAGATACAGTAAAACCATCATGACGAAAATGAACAGTACAAAGTACCATGAAAAATGAACAATGTTCACGAACAGAATCAGCACGGCCATTGTGATGAAGACGGTCTGTACGCTTTTACGTTTGCAAAGGATGCTCTCGCAATTGCGAAAGGCAACGTTGAAATCGTTTTCGCCCTCGACGAATAGACGCAATTCTTGTTTGCAGCATTCGTCGCATAGGAAAAACACGAGAATCACATTGCCCTCGGTGTGTACGTGTTGAAAGGTGCGCGGTTGGCTGCCGGGATGGAATTCGAATGTGAAGCCGTTTGAGATTTCAATTTGTGCGTAATAATGGGCGAGCAGAGTGCCGCACGTCTTTTTCACTCGAACTTTGCATACTTTAATTACATTAGTGTTCTCGCTATAACTGATGCCGTCAAAGACGTAATGAATTAAAAGATCCGCATCAAACTTGACCCGAGATAGAGTCGTCAAGTTTTTGTCGTTTAGCTGGGACAACGCCAGACAATTGGTTTTCCGATCCGTTTCGATCGTCGTCGTCGTCGTCGTCGTCTCGGTCGTCTTCGGATAATGCTGATCCGTTGTCACTGTCGTCGGAGCCTGGAGCAAACGCAGATTTGAACAATTGACTGTTGGCATGTTGTTCTTGATGCGCGACCGGCTCGGCTAACATCTTATCAGTAGTATTAGCATTGACGATATTTTCATCATCATGATCGTATACTATTTTAAATATACAATTGCCCTTTTTCAATATAGTCGGTTTAATGTTAAATAGTATGACGTTGATTTTATTGCTGTTGTCGACGAAATTGTACACGACCACGTAGTCGCCGCAAGCGATCGTATTGCATCTGTGCTGCTGCAGACTGTTGAGCAGCTGTGTATCTAGAATAGTGATGTTGTAAGCGCCGACGGCTAGTTTTTTTAAGTGATATTCTTCTCGAACAATAAACGAAAGAACATTTCTTTTTGCTTCTTTGTCCAAAGTAACGTGAACAGAAATGTCGATGGTGCCGCTGTTGTTGGTGGCCATTATTTTGATTTTGCTCTTTTCAATCTTCTACTTAATAATATATTCCGAATACAACGAACAAGATTTTGAAAATAAACTGCGCGTCGTCACCGAGTACGCCAAACGGACCAACGCCGATCATCCGCTGCCCGCTGTCATTCGCTACGTGTCCGAGGTCGATGGTAATTTCTACGTGATTCGCACGATAGACACGAGCAATCTCAATGAGATCCGAACCGAACTGTTTGACGATCGCGTCGAGACGTTTAATTTCATCGAGCAGATATTCGAGCCCGCCGAGCCGCCGTCGGTCCGCGTACGAGCCAACAGCATCGATCGCACCAAATACGCGTTGCGCGGCGACGACGGATGGATAGAGTTCGACTGTCCGCCCGACGAACGCTTCGACGCGACCTCGAATACGTGCGTGCCGATCCCGCCGTGCGACGGTAAAACGCCGGGCATGTACGGTCTGACGGAGCGTCTAATTGACTCGTTGGTGCTGCACCATCGCGTGCCGCGCGTCGCCGACGACGCGTCGAACATTCATCCGACCATGTATTTGCGCTGTCTCGAAGGCGGCTCGCACGTCGTCGAAGAATGCCCCGCCAATCATTTGTTTAACGGCGTCGAGTGCGAATTGCGCAACGACTGCGCCAACCGTCCCGACGGTTTCGTGCTCAATCTTTTTCCCGAACAGCTCAACATCAACGAGTATATGATATGCGAAAACGGCGAAAACAAGATTGTGTCGTGTCCCTTTGGCAAAATCTTTGATCGCCGTCTGCTGATGTGCGTCGACGCCGAACCGTGTAGCGTCCACGGCGTCGACTATACGTACATTACGGACGACATCGGTCCCACTCAATTCTACAGATGCATCTCAAACACCGAAGCGGAACTCGTCACGTGCATCAATCGCGTTTTCGTCAACGAAAGATACGAATGTTCCGGCGACGTTCAATGTTCGAGATTCGAAAATGGCTCCGGCACACAATTTATGACGTATAGCGACGAAGTTTTGCGATTCGATTATGGCGTGTTGATCTGCGACAACTACAACGTCGTCTCAGACGTGATGTGTAATTGGGAAAATCAGTTTAAAGATAAAATATACAATGACAAATTCATATTGAACATACACTATCCTCGGGAAACGTACAATAGAAACACGGGCCAGTGTCAATCGCCGCCGACCGTTCAAATAATCTTTCCCGCATACGCGATCGAAAATATACCCAACGATCTCGACATAAACTTTAGTACTGCTTTCGTTGGCGATGCTGTAAATGTCGCGCAACTCACCGACACGGATCGTTTTTACAGCAATAGCCTATTATACGCGCGAACGCAAAATCTAATTGGATGGAGTTTCGTGACGGGCAACGCTATAGATTGCTTCGGCGACTATCTGTTCGACCCGTTCGAAGGCACACGTCTCAACGTCTGCGAAAACGACAAATTGAAAGAGACCATTGAATTTACGCCCGATCAATATTTGGTCACGACCCAGATGAAGATAGGCAGCGACGCCGACTACGATCATGCATGCTCGCAAAGTCTTACGTCAGATTTCGTAAATTTTGATCATTTCACTGCCCAAATATCGGCCAATATACTACAATCGGACGTTTGCGGCGAACTCTTGACCAAAATTCACGACCAATATACTACGATTTCCTCAAAATATACTACGATTCGTGACAAATATACTTTCGAAAGTGTAAAACGACCAAAATATATTGAACAATATCGGTCAAATATACAAAATTCAACCAATACACAAATTATCCATTTGGATGAAAATAACAACGACGACGACGTTTTGATTCCACTTTTTAATACGTTTGACAAGTATGACGTCATCAAACCATTGTTTAATCCGTGGTCGGCGCGCGACATTGTCGATTGTCACCCCGACGATCCGCTTTGCAATGCTCCGACGCCACCCGAACCCGAACCGGAACCGGAACCCGAACCCGAACCGCCAACTGTAACTTTGACAAACAAACAATTGAGCTACCGTTGTTTCTACGCAGTGCCTACTTTTAAGTTGTCCGAATGCAACATCGTCGACGACCATATCAAAGAAAGCATACGCGAGTTGCGTGAAAACGTAATAGTAGACGAACAGTGTGGCGATGCGGCAGGATTGGCCAACATCATCAATTCGTACGTGTATATGGGCAATTTCATCGGTTGCCGAGCCATGTACGACCAAGACGAAAACCGCATCAGGGTGCGTTCGGTTAGAGACGGCAAAGTGTTTGACAATCTAAAAACTCAATCGAACGACGGCGTCAAATACAATCCCTGGCTGCATACTTACGAAGGAAAAACAATGGCGTGTCCAGAACATGCGCTCGGACCAAACTTTACGTGCAATCTCGAGGATAATAGAATATATTATTTAGAAGATTTGCAAGTGTAAGTTAGATGACTATGATTTCGTCGAAATGATTATAATAAATCAAAATCAATTTAATGTAATTTAAACTTTATTGCAAATAAAATACAGTTTACAATTTAAAATTTAGGTTTTTTAAAAATGGCAATAGTGTTAGACGACGTCGATGGTGACGGCGATGACGATGATGAAACCGACTGTTTAGCCTTGCGTTTGTTCAACCACGCCATGGAATCATTTCTTTTTAAACACATTGATGTCTTCTTATCGACGATTTTCTTACGAACATCGATCAGCATTTGCATAATTTCGGGATCATTATTCAACACAATAGTATCGTCGTCGTCGTCGTCGTCTCCACCGTTGTCATTGTTTCCGCCGTTCAAGACATTATCGTCACCGTCTCTATCGTCTTCGTCGGTGTCATCGATAGAGACGGTGACGATATTTTCGTCTTGAGTAGATTTTTTGAGTTGCTCGTTTTCGTTCAATTTGGATTGCAAATTGGCAATATCTTTAACCAAATCATTCTTTTTTTTGTTTAGATTTTCAATGTCCGTCTTCATCTTGGCGATCTCTTCATTTTTGGTATTCATAAAATCTCTAAAATTTTTAAGAATATCGTTGGTGACGTTTATACGATCCTGCGTTTCAAAGTTATCGTTGATTTCTTTTATGATCTTTTCACGTTCGTATTGAATGCGGCTCAGCTCGATAGCGGCATCCAAACGCTGCTTTTCCAAATCATCGTCATCGTCATTATTTTGGTATTCGGCCGATGTCGATGGTCCAGCCGATGTCGATGGTCCGGCCGATGTCGATGGTCCGGCCGATGTCGATGGTCCGGCCGATGTCGACGGTCCAGCCGATGTCGACGGTCCAGCCGATGTCGATGGTGTAACCGATGTCGATGATGTCGACGTTTTAGTTTTTGGCAATTCTAATTTTGGAAAAAAACATTCGTTAAAAACTTGTCTCAAAGTTGGTTGTTTGTACAATTTATTATTTTGTTGTTTCGACGGCGACGAAGACGGTGACAAAGTTGGTTGTACGTATGCTATCTGTGGCCTTTTCGACGGCGACGGTGTTAACGATGGCGAATATGACGACACCAACAACGATGGCGACGACGGCGGAGACGACGACGACGACGATTTTAAAGAATCGACGATGGCAAACTTGAATCTTTCATTGACGTGCGCCAGTATATTGGCGCGCATGTCAAATTTCTCGGCAGAATTTAGAGTAAAATTAAATTTCACTAAACCGTTGGAGCCGTAAAAGTACGAAAACAGCTTTTCGCTCGACACGCGACAGGTGGGGCACGTAATGGCGCGGCGACGTCCATCCTGAATGCTCTTGCAGCACATGAGGCAGAGCACATGCTTGCATTCGTCCAAAATGAACAGAGGCACGACGAACATTTGCGGGTCCACGTCGCCGAAACCCGCTTTAATTTCGACTTCGGACATGCACACCGAACAACCGAGTGTTATCGATTCCATTGTAGTAGCTATTAGACTGACGATGGGTTCGTCGACGACGACGCCTTTATATTGTAGTTGCCTGCCTAACAATTGGGTCGATAACTCACGTGATCAAAGTAGATTAGGTAGATTTAATTTATGATAGGTAGTACATGATAAAAGATTACAATACATGATAAAAGATTACAAAAATATAAAATTGTAGTGTGAATTTATTGAAAAACATTGATATATTGTAATGTTGATTTCTAGACGACGGCCGTGGGCCGAAGCGGAGGTAGAGTTTCTTCTTCGTTGGGCAGCATGCGGGGTATAATGGATGGTTTGAGACTGTTTGCGGTGACGACAATTTCGCTGCCGAGTATGAGAGGTACGACGACCGGATATTGTTCGTATCGATTGAGCGCCGTCTGCAAAGCTTTCGAGTTGCCCCTAAATTTGAACACGCTATCGATGAGTAAATAGTTTTCGTTGTAACCCGACCGATATTTAGGCTCGACGGGATTGTAGAGTTTTACGTCGGCGACGAGGCCCGTGCTGTCGATGCGACATGTGGTGCAGTTGCGAAACTCGAGCGTTTGTTTTTCGATGGTCATAGTTTGGGGTGCGACACATTTGTTGATGAGATTCTGCAGGAATCCCGGCATTCGACTTATCGTCTGTTCGGCGATATCGTTTTCGTCGTTAACGCCGTAGATTCGCGTGCTGTTCTGGCTGACGCGAGAACAATAGCGCGTCGGATCGGTCAGCGCGAGCACGCTCATCGTGTTGTTGTACACGTTCTCGACTAATTTATAAATGTCCGTTTGAAAGTGCTCGTTGAACTGTAGCATTTGACACACTCGCTCCTGCTTCGCTTTGTTATTGTAGATCATGTGAAACACGAGCTGTTCGGGTAGAGACATTGCGTTGATATTCAAACCGGTCTCGTAATTATCGGCGGTGGGAATCAAGATACGTTCATTGCCTTCGGCCTTGTCGCTGACCAGACTCTTGCCTACGGTTCGAAAATAGGTATTGCCCTCGCCGTCAGGAATGGGCATGGCCATTTTTTCCATTTTGAATCTGATCGAAGCGTGATACTCGCAAATATACCATCCGTCGTCGAAACTGGCGTCCGGAGAGCAATTGTTCGTGTAGGTACGGCATACGTCAAAAGGTTGAACGGCGCCGAAAATACAATAGTTACCACGTCGCGTGGCAGTCGAGGAGACAGGCGTCAGAGCCATGGTTGTCGAAAATGAAATCTCTTATTCAATTAATTTCAGCCAAGACTTGCTGTATATTATTTTAGATTCTTATATTTCTAAAAAGTTTGAAGCCTTTCAACGATACTATGATTATGTCGACAATAATAACGTCAGAACGCGTCGACTGTCCGGCGACAACGCCTTTGTGAGCGTGACAAAGACGTGCACGGACCTAAAAAAATTTGTCTACGTCCATGACAACGTTCTGATACCGTTCGTAAATAGATGTAGCGTCGAGGACCCCGCCACGGACAAATCGCCGATACTCAATCGAATCGTAAAGTGTATCGTCTACAAGAGCAGGGACCGGCCCGAGTTTGAAATAAAATTTGAGCATGTGTACTTTAATAGAAGTCTTATTGACAAATTCGATTCTCTGATGGCGTCCAAGCAGATAACGCTTTTCAACTTGCTGCAGAACAAAAACGAAAAAATCATTAAAGAAAGCCATCTGGGCTCGGACGAAATCTTGGCCGCCATCCGGCTCGAGTACGAGTACGAAGACGCTATCGATCGCCGAGTGTTGGATTACATGTGTGACGTAATTAAAGAGATTGACGCAATCGCCGCATACCAAAACATCAGTCCGCTGCTACCGTACACGACTCTTCAAAACAATATCATATACCGCAAGTTTGAAGAGGAAAAGCTGTTGGGCGACATTGAGAACTACGACGACGAAAACGCCACTGTTTACAAGTGGGCGATGAAACTGGACGGGATTCGAGGCAGAGGTTTCTGCACGAAAAACTTTATGATCGTGTTTATGGACGACATGCAAATGTTTTCGGGCAACGTCGACGCGAAGGAATTATTCGAGTTGAATAACGTCGTCGCGTTCCAATGCGAACTCATCGATCGGACCATTTACATCACCGACCTGCTGCACGTCTTCAAATATAACTATAACAATCGTACTCAATACGAAATTTCGATGGACCCATATCACATTGCACCCGAGCACGCCATCGATTCAATAAACTATTTGGCCAAAAAGTTCAACAACGACACAGTTGGCATTTGTTTGGAGACGATGACGGGACAGCGAGTGTCGGTGAAGTTTCAGCAATTCTTTAATCCACCGCTATTGTTGCAAAACGCCGTAGCGGGATACAGTACGATGCCCACCGACGGTTTCGTCGTATTAGACACGCAAATGCGCTACGTCAAGTACAAGCACGTCAAGACCGTCGAAGTCGAATTCGACTCTGAGTTGAATATGTTTAAAAATTTGGACGGCCCACTGTCGAGGCCGACTACGATCGTTTCGCCGTCAATCCAAACACCGTTAGAGCACGGTACAATCTACGAGGCCGTCGTGACCGATCACGCCATCGAAATTATCAAACGTCGACCGGATCGTCTCGTTCCCAATTGATTATTACAAAGACATTGACGACGACGACAGTGACGATGGATGATGATGCAATAAAAACAAAATATTGCATCATCATTCTAGTACATGATCTTTGCTTTCGTCCAAGATCCTCGATGAAAGCAAAGATCGTGTACTGAAATAGTTTGTGATGATCATTGTCATTGAACCCGTGTCGATTATCATTGTAATTTAATAAATAAAAATTTTATAATGTGTGTTTTTTATTTCAATTCCAACATTGACTTGTATGTGGACCATTTCATCTTTTCAAAGTTGATTGGTGGCTTCATGTTTCTCTGTATCCAACGGTAGTCGTTGATGTGATTGTGAAACACCATCGTCGTATAGAGCATGCCGTGCTTCATCAAAACGTTGTCGTTGACGTTCTGCACGGTGATCTCGTCGACCATAGTGATCTTTTCGCCGAACCTCTCTCTATTTAAGCAGAGTTCGATGCGTTCAATCGTTTGGATCAGATAGCCCTTCACGGTCATGTAATGATCGCGACACATTGGGCAGTCCAATTTAAAAAATAAATTGTAATATAACGTTTTCATTTGACGCAAATGATTTGTGATGAAATCGTAGGTGAGCTTGTCTCGACTAACAATCATGTCGTCGATGAGCAGGGCGAGAAAGTGAATGGTGTTCCATAATGTGGTGAAGGTGTATGAATAATTTTTCGGTTGGGTGCTTCGCAGATTTAGCTCTTGAACCTTTTCGCGGAACAGCAGCTTCATTTGCTCGATATCGAAATCGTGCGACAGCTGGAGAGACCACTGTTTTAACTTTTCAATTTCCTCGTTTTGAACGTCCTTGTACGCAATCAGACACGCGATTTCGTATAGATAAGTCAGTTCCGAAGCTAAAATTTTACTCAGCTGTTTGGACTTTGATGCTCGTATTCGGTCCAAGTGTCGAAAGGTGTACAGCAGAAAGCTGTCTTTGTATTGGGTGAACAGGGGCGATTGAGGAATCATCGAGAGGAAATATGGACGAAAAGACAATCTATCTGTATCTGTTCGATATACCCGATGGCACGCACGACGACAAGCCCGCCGACGACGACGTCGTTTACTTTGGAGGAGTTATCGAAAGTATAGCCGACCAGTCGTGCGATAAACTCAGTATGTTGGCCGAACTTAAAAAAGAGGAATCCTTATTTATGAGGAAAACGTTCAACGATTTGCTAGAACACAACAATGGAAACTACTGCAAAAATCACGTGCTCATCGATGCGCTTCTAATGTATAAGACGTATGTTGAATTGGTTGACGAATCCGCGTTCGGTTTGAACATTCTCAATTACTGCGTAGACTATTTGACCAATCTATTCAAATTATTCCGTCTACAGAGCCGTATAATAATCGTGTTGCCGTCAAACATCAATTGGAAGGAAGATAATTTAAGTGCGCTTTTAAAACATTTATTGGACAACTCAATTGTTGAAATTGCTTCAAAATGATCGGAACACTGGTAGTCATAGTAATTGTGCTCGCGCTCCTCTACTATTTATGGGTAAACAACAAATTGAACATGAATTCGATAAACGAGTCGTCGCCCAGTCTCGCCGATAGCAGCAATTCGGTTCAAGTCAACGAAGCCGGTACGACGACTATAAAATTGAACAATGCACGAATCAAATCGTTGCGGGTGCTACACGGCGAAAACAAAATCAGTAAAATCTACGTGGCCGAAAGACCGTTGAGTTACGGCGAAATCGTCGACGAGGGCAACAAGTCGGTGGGAACGAATTGCGTCTTTTTAGGAACGCTGCAAGAAACGGGACAGGCGAGCTCGGCGCCCAACCGAATATCGGGCAACTTTGACATTAAACAATTCAAGAATATGTTTATAGTGTTTAAGAATCTCGAATCGACAAAGATCAAGGAATCGGTGAACATGTGCCGCTTCGAGGCCGACGGAATGGTCTACTGTCTAATCGACTCGACGACCACATCGGTGCCCGACCTCAGAGACGCATCGTATCCCATCACCGTCTACACGACAAACGCCAACGTTCAACTCAAACTCAAGGAATGGGATTACACACAAATCAACGACGCGGGCACACTCTTTATCAAAAATGAAAAATCATTTAGACTACAATAGAAGACACACAATGTATATTAGGATTTTCAATACAATAATAAAAATACAATTTGGTTAACAACAATTTTTTTTATTATTATTATTTAACATATAAACTCTGGTTGATTAGTATTAAAGTCGGCCGTCTTCCACGCCATGTCGATGCTGTAGAACATTTTTCTTTCGTCCGAATAGTACTTTTTGAATTTCCTCTTGAACGCGTCAAAGAGCATGGCCGTTCGCTGCGGTACGTTGGTCTTTTTAGTCACCAACTTGTCGTGGAGCATCGTTTCGACGTACGGTACGGCTAGTTCGATCATCTTTTCAATTTTTGATTCGTCGACCATCTTGACGCCCGGCTTAACGTTCACCTTGAGCACGTACAAAAGTGCATTTAGAGGACTGTTGTTGACGTCGAGACACATTAGATTGTGATTGTGAATGGGATCCTTTTCGAGAAACTTTTTGTACGACACGTAGCCGTCGCTGGCGTTGCGTTTGTACATGAGTATGTGCGAAAGAAACAGACGTACGGGTTTGGCCAGTTCGTCGACGTATCCCTTTTCCATGGGAAAGACTTTGTTCTTTATATGCCAATAGATGGATCCGGTGAACGAGAGGTTTTCCTCGAACAGATGGTCCGTATAGATGACGGCAAACCTATTTCGCACACCTTTATCGTAATCCGAAATGTGTAGGGGTTTGTTGTTGACAATCATCAGTTTAAAATTGCCCTCGTACTTTTGACTGCCCTCGTACTTACGACACACCGAGTTACTCTTGGTCGAGTCGGCGGTGCTCTTGAAAAACGAATCGTCGCATACCTTCATTTCATTGATGACGTACAATTGTGAGATCATCTTGTCCGCTTCCATTTCGTTGGTGTCCTTTTTGGTGAGGGTATAGTTGGCGGTGTCGTGTTTGTGCACGACGATGAAATGATCGAACACGGCAAAGAAACTCGACTTGCCCGAGCCGGGTTTACCATTCAAGTAGAGGCAGCATTTTTCGTAGTCAGTGGGAATGCCGGTACCGGCGCCGAAATGCATAGTGACCAGACTGTTGATGTAGTTGAAGTTTGTAAATTGTCTAAAGTATAGATAGCCCATGACGATCTGTTTGACGAACAGCGACGAGTAGTCTTCGAGATTTAATTTTGTCATGAATATTCGCATGTAGAAGCGCGTCAGCCAAGTGTTGAGATCGTCGTTGTGGCGTTTCACGATCAGTTTGTCCCACCAAACGTTCCACTTTTTCAGCATTGTCAACGTCGTGTAATAATTGTAGTAAAAGTTTTGAATAAACGGTTCATCGTCTGGGTTGCCGTTTCGAGTTTGAATTTTGACGTTGTCGTCATCGATGGTATTGTCATTGAAGTCTTCTCCTCCGGTTAGAAACTTTTCAATTTTTCTAATTTCATCATCTTCGTCCTCGTCGATATCGTTTAATATGTTTCTTTTTAATTTGTTTAGAAAAGCGTTGGGACACGAAAGGTCGACCACAAACAAATCTACAAAGTCAATCTTGTCAAGGTAATCGTAGAGACACTCGATGATTTTAGTGCGATTCGATGTGAAAAAGTCGGCATATTCGTGTATCAGACTGTTTTCGGCGCTCACGCAATCCATCAGAATCCTACTGTACACCGACGACGTGTACAGAAGCGACCAGATCAATTCGAGCATTTCTTTGCAGTTTGAAAACAGCTCCATCGCCAATACCACTTTGAACGCTTTAACGTTAATTTCGAGTTTGTCCAGACACGAACATTTCTTGTTGCGTCTCATATACTGAGACTCTTTGCATTCGTGACACTTGAGGTTCATGATGAGATCGGACATTTTCTTGTCGTTGAGATACACCCCAATGATGATCAATTCGTTGTGGCCATAGTTCCAAATCTCTCTGAACAGATCGTTCAACGTTTTCTGTTCTTGAAACTTGCAATGGGGACAATTGTTAAAGGCAATGATGGCGGTCATGTTATTCTTGACGCTTTTGATCTCTCGACACACTTTAGCCATGTGATAGATTTTGTAAATTTCAACTTCGTTCTTGCCATTGTCTAGCATGTACTGTATGACGCGTTCGGGCAGATAAGTGTTTTCGTTTTTGCGCGTCAACGATTTCAACATAGTATTGCCCATAATAAACGGACAGCCGTTGTGATAATCGTTCATAAACAGATTGTACACGCCCTCCTCCGTAAAGTACATATATTTCCAATTGTTAAATTTTATGCTGGGCATCGTGATGGCGGTGGAGTTTTCGGTCAACTTGTACAGATCGGCGTCTTTGCGCACCAGCACATAGTGTTTGCCGATAAACACAAAAGTCATGTTGCCCGACGAGACAATCTTCTTAAAGAATCCCGCGCATAGAACGTCAGGAATGGTGCCGCAAGTCTTGGCATTTTCGAGTGTATACTCCCAATTGCCGTGCTTGCAGTAAATCAAAAAATGTATGGCGTAATAAAAGGCCAAAGTCACGCAAGGATTTTCGTTTGTAAATATCGACCAATGATTGCACAACCGCAAAAACACTTTGGGTGTCAACTTGCAGTACGGTTCGCATCTTCGTTTGGCCGTGTCGAAAGCGACACTCTTGTCGCCAAATATGGTCTCGCATAACAGTTCAAAGTATAGCTTGATGTCCGTCTTGGTGAAATTGAGTTCTTCGTTCTTGGATATGGTGCGCCACAGCACAATGATGATGTAATCGAAATTGACAAAGTTGCTCTTGATGAAATAATTTTGCAAAACGTTACTGTCCGCGTAGTCGGTGTGTGCCATCACATCGATCATCCTCTCCTTGACGAGGGCCACACATTCGGCAATATGATGTTGCATGATTTTAATATTCTCGCTCGACGGCGTAATGTTGCGAAACACCTTTAATCTCTCGTTGGTCTCGACGACGGCGCTGTCCATTACCTTTTCGTTGAAAACACGCAAACTGTTCAGATCGATGTCGAGCAGGCTCTTGTAGTCATCGGAGGTGACGCATTTCTTTAGATTGATATCGTCTTTAAGGTAATCGAAAAAATTTTTATTGCTATACACCAATTCCGGCTTTATTTTGCACTTGCACACCGTGTCGTCGGCCATCGTTAGTATGAACAGATCGTCGTCCTTCTCTTCCGAAAATTCGGATCGACCGTTGACAAATAGCGTCTTATCGCCGTTAGTCAGACTGAGTTCGATGTTCAAAAAATCTTCGGGATTGTTGAGAAACAGATTGACGTTGCCGAGACGACGGTTGTGGATGAGAGGTATGGTGCAGCCCATGTCGATGTCGAATTGTTTCTTGAGGTAAATGCTCCAGCCGCAATAGATGACGGCCATGTTGGGCCAATAGTAGTAGTCGCCGGCGCGAACGCACTTGTTGGTGTAGCCGGACACGTTGCTGGCAATAAACTTGTCGAAGCATATGCGATCCTTGACGCGTTCATAGTTTTCGACGTCCACAAACGGGCAGACGAACATTTGAAAAATATTTTGTCTCACGTACCAGTCGTGCGGTTGTACGGCGACGGATTCGTGAGACGCGGCGCAGGCCACGCGTTCGTTGCTTTTAGTTTGGGTATTGGTCATTAAGGTGAGTATCTTTACGAAATTTTCGTAAGTTTTAATCACCCGTGCACATTTTAAAACGTCATTCACCAATATTACATTTTCGGAATCGTTCAAAGTGTCGACGCAATCATTCTTGTCCACGGCCTCGTAGATATCTTTAAAAATGACGTCGACGACAGTTATCGGCGCTGTTGCCATTTTGTGTCTATTGATTTTTTTGATCGCGCTCCTCTATTTAAATCCTTATCGAACACAAGTATTAAAATTGATACACGACCATCAAAACACTTTACAATTCGGAGCGTACGTCGACGTGTACGATCTATCGGTTCCCCCGGACCGTGTGGAACGTTTATTCCTGATAAGACCCGAGAACGTATTGCTATACAATTTGGACGGCACGCTCTTCTACTACCTCGAATCGTCGAGCGTGTTCTGTCCGCGCGAGTTTTCGCTCGTAAGATTCAACAAGAACGACATCGAAGCCATCAATGATTCGGGAATCTACAACACCGTCTGTACAAACGTCAACAGTCTCGTCATCCTAGAACACTTTCTCACTCTAAAGAACAACGTCAGCGATATGCGCGTTCTGCTCACCGTCGATGAGATCCAATACACCATTATCGACATTATAAACTACCTAATCCATCTTGGACTGGTACAAATAAAATGATATTTTAAAGACGACAAATACACAATTACCGACGCCTAAAAAGATGTTCAACTTTAATTTTCGGCACCATTATGTCAAGTAAAAACAATTATAATTCATTATCGTCTTCGTCGTTGTTAATATCGCCGCCGTCGTCGTCGTCGTCGTCGTCGTATTCGCAGGAATCAGAACAGACCGAAGACGGCAAACATGTACATTTATTTTCAGACGTTAATACGCACCTCTCGTATACATTGTTGAAGCATGTATCTGTGCTACAATTTAATGGTACAGAGTCACCGTTTATACAAAAATAAAAAACATTACATCTATAATGATGAGGTCGATTACCAAAATCTCCTGGCTTACAAATGTTGGTTTCGACAGTGCCTTTGACACATTTTTGCTTTTTAAAATTAAAAACTGGACATTCACGTGGACACAATTTTACTTCGTTTGTATGTGTATCGATAAATGTATCTGTGAAATTTTTATGTGGAATATATCTAAATTTCTCTTTTGGCGAATGTTTCAGGGAGAAAAACAACACTATTATTATAATAATTATTATTATTATTATTAAAATATTTTTCATTATTATTTTTTTTGCTTATGTTTTGTTTATTAATAAATATCGTTTTCGTAATCTGTGATGTTATTTAACAATTCTTCGTGATATTGCTTCCAATCTTGGGCGGGTTCCATGCATCGACGTACGTTTAAAAAGTAATCGTACGAATAATTGTTGTCTTTGAGATCGTCGACGAGCGTCAGTGTTTTGTTGTAATTGACGCCAATCTTGCGTAGATAGTAGAGCACGACTTTGGGCGACTTGGGCAGTCGGTCGTTTGTCTGATCAATGTCCAAGTAAAACGTTTCTCCACAAACACCATTTTCGAATGATTGTCGACAATGACGCGGCTTCTGAGCATCTGTGAGTTTCTGACCGCCGCATATCACAATGTCAAAGTAACCGTTCAAATGGGTCTCGGTCATCGAGTGCGTCACATGCTCCCGATTGCCGTACGACCACAGCACGAGCACGCAACCTTTGCTTTTCAATTCGTTCAAACTTTCGTAAACGAACTCGTCGCGGATCTGCACGCGATCTTCGTCCGTTATTAGGGTGTTGTCGAGATCGAAGACGACGACGTGCGGTATCTCCCATACGTATTTGTCGTACTTTAGTTGATACACTTCGAGATAGCTCTGAACGTACCATTCTTTAAGAAAGCCATACATTGGTATCTTTTCATTAATGACGTACACGTGTCCTAGTGCGGACGTTTTGTACGCTCGTTTCAAGTTTAAACGTATGTCTGTCATGTCGTCGGCACACTTGACGATCTGTACCATATAGTCGCTCGTGTCAATTCGTTGGTTCACATCGAACGCGAATATAACAAATTCGAACATTTTCAAATGTCTAAAGCTGACGCATGCCAGGTCGGACCATTCGGCCAATGCGAGAATGTGTCGACGCAGGAAAACGTCTCGTCGCTGCAGCAAAGTCCACGACGTCGTCATCACGATTGTTACGATCTATTCTTGATTTTCAAAGATTTTAGACGGCGCAAAGCGTACAAAGAACTTATCGATTTCCTCGTCACCAATTACGCCAACAACGTAAAGAACAAGACGTTTAATTTTGTCCACACGGGACACTTGTTTCATTCGCTGTACGCTTATATACCGGCCGTCAGCATTGTGGAGCGCGAACGAAAGCAGATACGTCTCTCCGAGGAGTGCATACACAAACTGTTTGTTAACACGATCAACGATTTCAAATTGTACACGGAAATATTTGACTATATTCAGCGCGAGAGTCTGCCGGAAAAGTGTCCGTGCGAATTATTGGTGCGACGGCTCGATCAGATAAAAAACTATGTAAACGTGATCAAGAGTAAAAAATTCGACAGCAAGCCGCCCAAGCTCAAGAAGGAACCCATTGACAGTATTCTATTCAAGTATTCGATCAATTGGAAGAATATTTTGCTAAAAAAAAAGATTGCCGAAGCGAACAACGGCAAGAGTTTAAAGAAAAAACGTACGTTTACAAAAAGAAACATTTTGACTGATGATGTGATTTATTTAAACGATACAAAATATACAATCGGTTTGCCCTCTTTGAACGGGCTCTCGTTGAAAGAGTGTGATCACAAATTCGTGACGATCGAAAGACAGATGCGTGCCGGCGACGAGGCAGTTTCGTTTATTAGATATTGTCAAAAGTGTAACCGGACCAGTATGGGCTATGATTAATAGTGGCGACGTCTGTATCCTCCTCCCGAAGAGCGGCGTCTAGAGCTGCGGCGCTTGCGTGGCCTGCCCGGTCTTCGGTGATAGCCGCTCGATCGTCTATAGGTCCTGCGGTTGCTTGATGATCTACGCCTGTAGCCGCTGCTTCGACGTCTATACCCACCGCTGCTTCGACGAGTGCTTCTACTGCGACGACGGCCGCCGGACGATGAACGACGACGATACATTTTTTTATGAGAATATTAAACTTTGATTGTACAATACGAGTTTTATATTTCTACCTTATAAATTCTAGTTTTGATATTTTTTGCGTTTAGCGTTATACGACGACGACGACGAAGACGAAGCTCTAATTCCGTTGCCTAAGAATATGTTTAGCGAATCCGTCTTGTCTTTGGGATTGACTAGTATACCACCGCTGCCGCATTGAACTTCGTACTCCCTAAGATTGTCCATGACTCGAAATATGTTGTTGTAGTCGTTCACGTCAAACTTGCAATTGGCAACCGCGTAGTTTTCCATGGTAGTGTAAAAGATGGAATTGGCCGCATTGTAGAACATTCGATGCAGACTAAAATCGTCAATCAGTTTAAGGAGATCGTTGATAAACTGTTCGTCGTCACAATATGGTATCTTTGTGCCGTCACTGGAGTCGAGGTACTGTTGCGGTTCGAGTTTGCTAATTTCCTGGCCGCGTTCCACTATCAGTTCCTCGATTGTGCATCGTTTGTCGCTGACGAGCGATGTGGTCGGCAGGATCATGACACGCGCAAATCTTGTTATCGGATAGTTCATGGCTTTGTTGAAAGTGCTCTTTAAAATTTTAACACTGCTAAAATCAATCAAAGACGTGGGTAGATCGAGAAGGCTCTTTATTAGATCGACAATATGATGCATTTCGTCGGCGGTATAGCTCGGCATGCAATCGTACTCTTCAGTCATCGATAGTTGGAGCAAAGAGTAGAGAGGTTTGAATTTGGGCGATTTTGCCAAGTAAACCATGCACGACACGATGTCGGCCACTTTAAATTCCGACGACGACGTATTGCTCAGCGTGTAGTGTTTGATGAGTTTTTGACAATTTTTACGGAACGTCGCCATATTGACCGAATCGACGGCGGCGTCTTTTCGTCGACTCGAAGAAGCAACGCCTCCGCCTCCAAATAAATTTAAAATATTTCTAGGAGGAGAAGGTGTCGCCGTTGATGATGTCATTGTCGTCGACATTGTATTATCTCGGGCCGCGCTCGCCAACGCAGCATTGTTCTCGATCTGTGCCGTCCGAGCCATTTGCGCGACCGTAACTAAAAACTGCTGAAATTCGCTCAGCGACAGATTAATGTGTCCGTCGGGATCGGCGAGCAAGGGAAAAAATTTTGGCCAAATGGCCATGTTCATTTCACTGTCAATTTTATTTTTGATCCTTTCAATTTCGAGAAAGAGCATAACAGAACTCATTTTGACTCTGATATACAGTTGTTGTTACTCACTTATTGAACTACGGGTATTTTATTGTCGTAAATGTCAGACATCAACTTTAACACGTTTATAGTGTTGACGGTGCCGAGACGCAGTGATTCGTCCTCGTCAATGTTGTCGAGTATAGTTTTTGCGATGGCCGAATGCCGGCCGATAACTCCGATGGCTAGGCGTTTCTGTTCGTCCGTGTCGTTGAGTATTAGATCGGCGACGGTGTGAGTTTCGTTTAAACTTTCGAGTAGTTGATTAGTATTAATGTTACCGCCACCTCCGTCGTAATCGTCGTCGTCGTCGTCGTCGCCTCGAAATCGTCCGTGTCGTCTAGTCGACATTTTCTTCGAGTAACACTTTTAATTCTTCGTCGAGTTTATATTTGAAAACTAAATGTCTTATATAGTTTTCGGATACAATGTACTGTTCCATCGTCTCCTTGAACAGATCCGCTTTGATATTTTTTAGCTTGTCGATGAAATACTCAAACTGTTGGTCGTTGTATTTGTTGAGAATGAAACGGCAAACGTTGCGCAGCTCCAACTCTGCGGCGGTACGGGTCTTGTTAGGCGCCGCCTCTAAATATTGTCTCAAATAGAAACCGGTAAATATGACCGAGGCCAGTTTGTTGATCTTGTTGGGTTTGATTTTGGTCTTTCTCGCCATCTCGACGATGAACACTCTGAACGGCATGAAAAGCTTTGAATCGCACGAATTGTTGCTGCGGAGCATGCACAGCAAACGTTCTAGATCGTTGTCGCGCAGCGAGACGGTGACGCGCTGGCATTGCTTCATGATCGGCAGACATGCTTTGCGATCGACAAAGTTGCTCGTGGCCTTGTCGCACAATAAATTGTAAAAGAATTGCGAAAATGAATTGGTGATGAGATCGTCGACTTGAAATTTTTCATTAAACTCTGTCTTTAGCAGTATGCAAAGAAACAGAGGTAGGCCGAACATTGGTCGCAAAAATATGTCCCAACCGTCTTGGATGCTCGTGTCAAAGACGCTAATACTGTTCGACAAGTAATTGATTTTGCACGAAAGACACGCGAGCGTGTTTACGGTGCAATCGTTGCACAGCGCCGAGATGGCGGCAATGTCCGGCGCGGGCGTGGGTTTATAGTATTTTTGTAGATATTGCATGATCGTTCGAAACTTGGGTACCTGACTCATAAATTCATCTTTTAAAAACATTGAAAATATCTTTTTGACTTCATTATTGTCCTGTTTGCTTTCAAAGTTTGCCTTTACAAACTCGACGCATTTATTAAATTCGTTGAAAAACGTCAAACCTTTGACGTGAACATTATCGCTTTGGTTGTAATATTTGGAGTATAAGAATGCTAAGGAATCTATTTCGCTAACGCTCAAATTTACTTTAAACTCTACATTCAAGAACACATTGAATTTGTTGAATCTCAACGTATACTCTACCAGATTCATTGTACTACACATTTTATTTCGCTACTTATATTATAATTCGATTATTCGAGATCATCGACATCGCCGCCGCAATGAGCAAAATCGCCAATGATATTGAGGAAAATAGTTTGAATATTAAATTGACGTATGCTCAAATGCTGATCCAACATTTGGTGCGCGTAAAGCCGAATAACGCAGAGACGGTAAAAAAATTAATGTTGCGCTTGAAAAACGTCCAGGGAAGGTCGGTGCCCATCGCCAAGTACACTGTGGACAACGTTGTCGAAAGTATGCATCATTTGATGGAATCGTCGGACGAATCGACGGCGACGCCGTCCACGTCGGTCGAAATTGGTGTCGACGATGATATTTTCATGCTTCCGCCGCCGGTGATGCCGTTTTCGCCATCGGTCGCAGAGTCGGAACGATCATTTTCAATGAAAGATTTCGACGAAAACGGCAACATCGATCGCGACATGAACGAAATAAAAATTCTGACAAAGAGTCTCTTGGATTCAAATTCTCTGCAATCGCTGACCAAAGAGTCGCTGTTCAAGTTTGAACGACTAATCGACAACGACGCATTAATGTACCAAGACTATTTTAAAGACGGCATCGAACTCGACAACGTGGATTGCGATCTCAACGATAATCTACAAAGATTCGTAACGCTTTTCGAACGCTACGGTTCCGTTCGATGCGTGGTCACCGACGTCGCGTATTACGCCGAACGCGTACGTAACGATCGCGATCTGGTTGAGTCTCTACCGGCGAGCGTCCGAGTCGCCGTCGAAGCCATCCTCGACATGGTCGAACGCAAAGAAGCGTACACGCGAGAAATCAACATTAAAGCCAAAGAATTTAACGAAATCGAAAATGTCACCGTCAAATCGCTACTCAATCGTTACTCTGAACATAAACCGATAAAATTTAACGCCGACGAAAACGGCAGTACCGTCGTCGATACACGTAAAGTCATCGACAACAGCAGCAGCACCGACGAAGAAGACATTCAGATGACGCAAACTATGCGTCGTAAACGAAAAATGCGAGCGACAATTTTAAACGCGGCCAAAGCGAGAAAAACGTCCGATCAACCGCCTACAATATCGACGACGATATCGGACGAAGCGTTCATAGACAACGTCAGGCAAATGCATCAATCTAACACGATTGTGCCGAAACTGATTAGGCAAATTGTAAACGTTGTGCCGGCGGACGTGGCGTCCTCGCTGCTCACGTGTCCACGAACGGTCTTAGCGACGTCAAAATTAGCGCGCAAAGACTACAATACCACTATATCGCTAATTAACAAAATGAATTTAACGGCCATCAACGAAAACGTATACTTTTACAAGTTGCTGGAGCCGCTGGCGTATTACGGATCGAGCGAGGAGCTAGTCACCAAAGTATTGTGGTTCGTCGCGCGCACCGCCAACTATTTCATCAACAGCGCTCGAAATTTCAACTATCTGCGCGACAGCCTGCGCGCGCTCACCGACGACGTTGATCGCGTCGCCCTATTCATGATAAGATACAACTTTTTGTGGTTCTATCGTCAATTTCTCGATCAACTACTATCGGCGCCGACGACGCCGTATCAGAATCAAAAAGTCATCAATGTCCTGCACGTGTACGCGAGCGTCGTACAAAAAGAATATTCCAAGATACACTACGATTTTAATCAATCGCGCGTCTACATCGGACCCGTCGACAACGTGATCAAACTGATGGTCGTGTCCACGTCAGACATTCTAGTATGATCGTGTATATAGCGTTGATGGTGGTGATATTCGTGATCGCTATTGTAATTTTGATTACACTAAGACTAAATAAATTTCAGTTGCAAGAGTTACTATACTATCAATACAAATATATACCCGAAACACTGTTGAACGTCGTCAAAGTGCACAGACTAAAAGATGACCTGTCCATATAACATTTCGGTATACATCAGCGACAGATACTTTGCCTTTCCCTATAACCGCGTCCGTCCGCAAAAAGATTTGGGCGGAGCATACGTGCGCAATCTTATCGTGTACGTGCCCACCGAGGAGGATGTTCAATTCGTGGACAAAAACTTTTCCACGGAATTCAGCTCGGTAATGGTGCAGCGACACGAATGGTCCGAGAAGGTGGAGAGTCGGGCTCCCACAAAGAACGCGTCCGCCACGATCGTCTACTGGAACCCCATATTTCCCATTACCGAGATCGGCGTGGGCGAAACGTGCGTGTTCAGCGTACTGCTCACCGACAGCCTGTTCTATTGCAAGACGATGGTCGTCGATTCCAACACGCCCATGTGTCCCATACAGATTCTTTCCAAAAGCATTCGAGACTATACACCGATCGCCGGCGAGACCCCCCTCGAAAAGTTCAACGTTATGACCGACGACGCCGTCGACAATTTTCTCATATGCTTTCTGCGGGAAACGCCGAAAAAGGTGCGGCAATTGAACGTCAAACGCATCCTCACCATTTTCGAGTACCGCAAGACGCCGGCGCGCTTCGCGTTCGAAATGTCCGACGCCGACGTGCACGACATTTACGTCGAACTAAAAAACGAACTGGTCCGACGATTGATCAAGGGCGACAGAAGCGTGCACTGCCCCTACGTTAACATTCCTAATTTGCAGTTTATCAAACGAGCCCAGCAACTGCTACTCGTGCCCGACTCGTCGCAGACCATCGTCAATTTCATCAACATGTTTCAAGTTTTAGTGTTGCCCTATTTGATCGTGCCCGACATTATTATCAAGCTGAACGGTCTCGATCGCGAACAAAAGGTCCGTCTCTATTGCAAAAACGACAGCTACGCTATAACGTCGTTCGGGCCCGTACCCAACAATATGGTCGAGGACAATCCGGTGGCGTTCGACTATTCCGACATCAACACGCCCTATCATCTCAACACGATGCGCGACAAGCTGTACGAGTCGACGCGCATTGACAATTTGATTGTGGCGGCGGCGAGATACAATTACTTTTTTTAAGGCCCAACATGAGACGCAACGCTCGCTTTTTCGAAACCACTAGCGCGTCGTCGGTGCTTAATCAGGATCAATTGGAACAGTTGGTGTCGCGGAATCGATCGTTCATCAGAGACTTTTTGCTCGTCGTGTGCTGCGTGGTCGTGTTCGTGATCATACTCTTGTTCATCGTATTGATCGTGAGCATCAACAAGAGCCTCGAACTGTCCACCGCCGTCAAACTCGAGAGACAGCGCACGTTTTTGGCCAATCTCGATCTGCGCGCACGTCCCGCTTCCAATGTCGTCAACCTAAACGTTCCTCAGCCGGCGGCGTCCAAAGCGGCCACGGCGGCGGCGAAATCATTGCTCGTCTAAAAGTTGAATTTGAACTCGTCGCCGTGAACGTCGTGAAGCACGAAACGATCTTGTTGACGTTTGATTCGTTGTGAAAATTTCAAATTATCTACGGACATTGACATCAACGACAGAGGCTTTGTGATTTTGTCTAAACTCAAATGATGAATCGTCCTCGAAATGTTGGTGGCGTCGTTTATCGTTATTTGTCTCGTGTCGTCATCTCTCAAAACGACCACTGGAAAATCTATTATGCAGCAAATCGTATTCGTGGTGATGATTATAATATTCGTATCGGGCACGCGTACAACGACCGTATTGTCGTCGCCGTCGTTACGTGTCAATAGACTAAAGCATGCAACGCCGGCGCCCGCGTTTACGAGATCGGCGTCGATGTGCTGTTCGACGGTTTGTAAATTGAATTTGTCAAAGGTTTGCACTTGAAAATTGGGTAAATCTTTGTCGTTGACAATGTTGTGATGTTTGGCGAAGACGCCGTTTGATTGAAACGTATTCGCCGACACCGTCATCCATTTGGGTTCCAAACGAGTGTCGCGCACGAGGACCACGCATTTGGCGTTGCCGTTGCTGCTACCATTATTTTTGTAGTTTTTTAAACTTTTAATTTTATCGTATAAATGAAACATGCCGTGGCGATGGTATAGAGTATAACTATAAAACTCGAGATTCAACTCCTCGAAACGAGCGTGCATAATCATGACGCCCGCATTGGTCGTGGTAGCGATGGCCGTAAAGGCTAAACTAGGATACAAATTATTGCTATTGCCGCTTTTAGTTTTTGAAACAAAATGTAATGTGTCGTCGTAGTCGTCGTCGTCGTAATTGACGTTATTGTCGTCAACGAAAAGCAATACGCCCGATTCGAGACCTAGAGATTGTGATGTTTTAATTGTATGATGATGATGATGATGATGATAATGATGTTCTTGTCGTTGACTATGATTTGGCCAAATCTTTCGCGTCATTGCCGACACGCACGGCATAACGCCGGTCGTCTTGTTCGAATGGTATGCGACGTCGAATGTCTGTCCCACTATCGATCCAAAGTACGAATCGTTTCGAATCGTGAGGATTTTGTTAAAGTCTGCGGCGTAGACGCCGTCAGGATAGTCCATGATGCGAGACAATGCTTCCGAATAGTCGGTGTTAGAAACTACAAGTAGGGGATTCACTATGCCCCGATTGTTTGCGATTAACATGAGCGATCTGTGAACGTTGTCCAAATTGATCGTGTTCGAACCGAACATGAAATTATAATAGTCAAAGACGAAATAACTATCGATCAAAACGTCGTATGCGCGTACGTCGAAATCATCAAAATTGACGTAGTCGTAACGTATGCCTTTGTTGCCGACTTTGACGAGACGGTTGGAGATTTTTTCCATTGCATACCTGACGCGATCCTCTCGAACGATGTCGTCGAAAGTGTGGCCGCGCAACAGTTGACCATACACGTACGGTAGACAAGTTCGAGCGACGACGGATAGCTTTTTGTTGTTGTCGAACGACATGAGCAAATAGTTGTATAATAAACTTTCAGTAACATTGGTCAAATCGTAGAATCCGCGCAAAACTATACAAGTGTTTTGAAGACATTCGAATAGCGCGATGCCGCCGCCGCTGTCGTCGTCGTCACCGCCAAACCAATCGTTCCATGTTAAAAGATGATCGTAAATAATGAGGATTGCCTTGTTTAACGCATACGCCAGTTTGGCGTCGAGATATAGTGAATCGTCGACGTCGCGGAAACGAACACCATAGCCGATCAGCGTGTGAAGAAGCGTTACAAAATCAGATAGCCGTTGCCACGGCTCCAAACCGACAAAGATATTATCGTCGACGTCGTCGTAATCATAGTTGTGGCTAAATTGCCGAGTGGGTTTATAGATCTTTACGGACTTTTGTGAAAACTTGTTGGCTAAAGTACGAATGTAATACTCTTCGAATGCGTCCAAATGAGATGAAACATTATTGTTGTAATAATCATTATCGTTGTCATTGTCGTCGTCGTCGTTGTGACACTCATTGTTATTAAAGCAATAATAGTAAAAGTAGTCGTAGTATTTTTGGTTTTGTGATTCTAGATCAACAATGACAATGTTAGTTTGCCATATTAAAATTATTACAAAGATTACAAAGACTGCTATCATAAAAACGTACAACCACATTGTAATGTCATCTTATTTGTGTGTGTGTGTGTAAATATAAAACATAAACTGAAATTATTGATTTTTATTTATGATTCCTTTACAGTTTTATAATTTTCAATGTTCATATTTTTAAAATACTTCCAAATATACACGTCCATATAGTTGATTGTCTGATTGGTTTTGTCGTCAAAGTGCCATGGTTTGACGTCGCCGTAATAGTTGATCACGTACGGCTCTTGTTTTTTGCACAATCTATAATACGATCCGGCGTTCCACGCGTACAGCACCGACAGCTGCATGATGGGCACTTTGAGGTGTATCAGCGCCTGCAGCAACACTTGCTCGTCGAAGCCGTTGTGAAAATGAGATTTGGTTAGATACTTGTTGTGGGGATTGAGGAAATTGAGTATCGTATGATAGAGCTTCATGTCTGGCTGGAATAAAATTGTGCCACCCTTGCACAAGATTTTGTTGTATCGCATAAACGTCGCGACCGTGTCCGGCGATATGATTTCTCCAAACTGCAAGCGATCATAGTAGCCGTAGTTGTCGTCGGTGAAACAGATGGCGGGCGCTTGTAGATGAAACAAATGATCAATGTTCTTGACGACTAAGTGATCGGCATCCAAGTATATGATTTTTTCGTATTCCATCAGCTTGAGACATTGCCATTTTGTAAATGCCTTGTCTATCCATTGTCCGTACATTTGATTCTGTCGTTTCGTCAGCATCGGGGGACATTCGTACGAAACGTAGTCGACACAAACGACACGGTCGTAGAATCGAGAAAGCCGTTCCCTGGCCTCGGCAGCCACGTCCTCGGTCACCATGCATACCAAATCGTGTGCCGTCCCGCTGGCCAAGAGACTTTTGGCCAACACCTTTGCGCCTTCGACATACTCGTCGCCGAGCATAACCAATGTGACGTACGCAAACATTTTCTTTTTTTACCTTAACAACTGTAATATATCGCGTCGTCGATGCGAGAGAAATCAAAAACATAGTGTAACACTACTTGTCGTCGATTTCTTTTATACTTGCAATAAAGAACACAACAATATTGAAACGATGATATATTTGAATAAAAAAGTTTTACATCAATATTTTATAGTCATGAATACGACACAATCTAATCATTGGCCGGTCGATCCGAATCCGCCGGCGTCGCGTTCGGTGACCGTCAACTCATCCACCTCCTCCAGGGGCAGCTTGTAGTATGTACGAACGATAAACTGAGCGATCCTGTCGCCCCGTCGAAACTGTCTGCTTTTCTTGCCATGATTGAAGAGCAACACTTTCAAGGGACCGCGGTAGTCGTTGTCGATGACACCGGCGGCGGCGACGACCTGATACTTGGCCGCGTTTCCCGACCGGCTTTTGATCTGAGCATACATTCTCGGCGGCAGCTGGATCGCAATCTCGGTGTTGACGAGAATCGAGTCTTTGGCTTTGATCACGAAATCGACGGGGGTGTGGAGATCGTAACCCGCGGCGCCGTCGCTGGCCATTCGCGGCGTATACGCGCTTTTGGAGGTTTTTTTAAATCTCAATACCTGTCCGCTCATTGTGAACCGATCGTGTCGAATGAACGCGCCCAACGAATTTATTGCAATATTTACAAATCGTTATTTAAAAAATTCAGTACATGATCTTTGCTTTCGTCCAAGATCGTCGACGAAAGCAAAGATCATGTACTGAATTTTTCAATGATGACAATTTCAATACATGATCTTTGCTTTCGTCCAAGATCGTCGATGAAAGCAAAGATCATGTACTAGAATGATGATGCAATATTTTGTTTTTATTGCATCATATTTTTGATGTGATCAAGTTTCGACTTGTTTCGACGGGTTTTGACTTTTCATACTCAATCTTTGCTTTCATCGAGGATCTTGGATGAAAGCAAAGATGATGTACTAAAATTGTAACTATCGTCACAATCGTAATTATCGTCGTTGTCGTTGTCGTCTTCATTATTTTAGTACACCATCTTTGCTTTCATCGAGGATCTTGGACGAAAGCAAAGATCGTGTACCGATTCACGGCATTACATCATCCTAAAAATGACATCATCCTAAAAATGACATCATCATAATTCTAGTACATGATCTTTGCTTTCGTCCAAGATCTTCGATGAAAGCAAACATCGTGTACTAAAATTTATTATTGCGCCATATTTTGCAATGATAATGATGATGATATCATCGCTAGATCCGGGTCATTATCCTAATGATATAAATTTAATTGCCTAGTCATCGAGTGTCATTTCGACGAAACAAGATACGTTGTCGTCGAAATTGATATCGTTCGGTATAAAACGTTGTCGTGTTCGATTGTGTTTCATTAAACAGAAGCGGAATTTTGTTTAGTAAACATGTCGTACCGTCTATCGTTGGGAGGCGTCGCTTGCACGACCAAAAGCACCATCCTGAAGATGCTCAGTTCCGAGCACGAACGTCTCGAAGTTTACATGAGCGACTATAAAGAACTGCACGACAAGTACAATTTTGATCATCGCGTCGGTAGTCTGCTGTACGCCGCGCATCGATACATGATCGACGGTTCGGAAAAATACGATTGGAACACTCTGCAAGTCTACGACCGCCATCCGATGGAGGCGTTGGTCTACGACACGATGAACAAGGGCATCAATCTCGACGATACGCGCAAGATTTTTGACGATTGCGTGGCCATGGGTTTCGCTCACAAGTTTAAGCCGATCATCGTGCGCGTCAAGCCCGGCACCGAATCGCACGTAGTCCGCATGATGAAGAAGCGCAACAACGGGATCGATTCTATGGACGAAAATTATGTACGCGATCAAAACGAGAGATTTGAGATTTTCGCACGCAGTTTTAAAGCCGACGAGTACATAATGGATTGCTCCAAGAACATTACCGAACAACAAAACGAAATCAAACGGCATTTTTATAATCTCATACACAAATGGCACATTGTCGACGGATCGCTCTTCGTCTACGAGTACAAAGTGCCCATTATGAACGAAAAGATTGCCGTCTTCGATTTGGACGGCACGCTGATTGAGACGCGAAGTGGCCAAGTGTACCCCAAAGACGAGGAGGATTGGAAATTTAAATACTTTGACGTGCATCCCGAATTGTATTCTCTGGTCGAGAGAAAGTACACGATCGTCATTGTAACCAATCAATTGGGCATCGGTATGGGCAAAGTGAGCGCTCGCTCTGTACAAAACAAGATTGCCGACATTTGCAAGAAACTCGATTTGCCCGTGTTCGTACTAATCGCTACGCAAAAGGACAAATTTCGCAAACCCATGACGGGCACGATGGAGTATCTGATGTCTAGATATCCCCATATCGACATGAAGCGCTCGTTCTTTTGCGGCGACGACGTCAACGGCACCCTACCCAACGACTCTGAGTACGCCAAGGCGTGCGGAATGAAGTTTTACTACGACTTTAATTATTTTACCATGAAGGAATTTTGAGATAATTTTTAAAAATGTATTGCAATAATGAAATAAACAGTATTATCAATGATATTATTTTATTTGATTTACAATTGAAACAGTGGTGTGGCGATTTTGTACGAGACGACGGCCGACGACGACTTGGGTAATTTACGTTTGCGATTTTCTTTCATGGCCGCCTCGAGGAGCGGATTGAGTTTGGGCGCCGCCTCTATCGACTTTGGCGCCGCGTTTTCGTTGAATTCAAAGGGGCTCTTGCTGCTGTGGTTGTATAGGTCTATAGTCTCGATAAAAATTTTTGTGGCAATCTCTTTGGCGAACGTGACGAGGTGGTGTTCGTCGCTGCGAGCGCTATCAAAGTTTTCCAAGCATTCGTGGTAGTGTTGTAGTAGGGCTCTTTTGGAACTGCGCAGGTCGGGATTGATGCTGTCGAGACGTTTTATGGCCAATTCGAGGACGGCTTTGTAAGATTTGAAATGTTCTTTACCCTTGTTGAGACCAAACTTGATGGCTATCAACAGTATGCGTCTACTAAAGTCTTTGTAGTCGATCGAGTCGTCAAAGTATTTGGTTTGTGTGAAAATTTTTTTCAAAGTCTCGTAGTTTTTCGGCGTGGGGTTTTTAAAGTATTCGTCGCGCACGGTTTTGAGCATGGCGAGATTGTTGAATGGCAACATGTCGGACGATTCGATGAGAGCGCTGCATTTGTCCGCAATGAGTTGCCGTGCAAAATCGTCAATGTTGATCGAGTCCATTGTAAATCAACACCTACCTCCTATCGGTCTAATCACTTATTATTATTGTTTTTGGTTGTCATTTATGACTTTTTTGAAAATTCATCGGACCCGTAAGGTTAAAGTTGTAGTTTGCGAGTTTGTTGTATAGTTGCGAGATGTTGTATCGAGATATGCATTCGAGCGTATCGTTGAGATCCTTTTGTTGTTCAAAGTTTGATGCGCAATAATAGAGCTTGCTACCCTCGCTCGAGCATACGAGCACTTCGATGAGAAACTGAAAGGTTCTATTGTCGTGACAGTTGTGAGGTCCGGCGCGGAACACTAGCGTTTCGTCAACAATGGCCTGTTCGTAGTGTATGCCCGACATTAGCTTGGCGATCTCGCGGTCCAAATGCTTTAGGTCCGACTGCTGGGTGTCCGTGTACGTTTTGTAATCGCACGACTCGTACATGAGAAAATTGTGCACGGGCAACGGTTTACTATACATGTCCGCATCGTACACCCGCTTCGTGTTGTACGATTGATTCGTGACGACGTTGTACTGCTTTACGTTGCGCACAATGTACGACTCGTTTTCGCCGAGGGCGTCTTTGATAAAGTGCGGCAACGCGTACAGTTCGGGACACCGCATATACCAAATGTCCTGGTGCGTTGCGTATTCGTCGAACATGCGATGATTTATCTTGCCGTTTATGTAGAGTATGGTGTAGGTGGTCGATTCGTCGCTTTTGGCGACAATGTCGTTTTTCGATTCGTACTTGTTGTACGGAGTATATTTGTCGACAAACACGTTATTCACATCGAGACGGGTGTTGTCGTCGCCGAGCGATATAGTTTTGGGATCGATCATATAGTGTTTCGTGTTAATGAACGTGTACACGTCTTCGTTGTTGTCGGCCATGTCGCGGCAAACGTCGACCAGATAGTACATGAGACATTTTAATTTTTCAATCATGAGCGGCGTGTCGCTGTTGATGAATTTGTCAAAATTGATGGCTCTATTGTTGTCTTTGATTAGTGCTTGGAGCAGAACCGCGGCGCAATCGACACGATTCACGTCTACATTGCCCCCGCCATTGGCGGCGACGCCGTTGATCTGAAACACGTTTATGTTGAGCAGACGCTCCAGCTGGGCGGTGTACGAAATGTTTCGAAACTCGACAATGCCCACCCTGTCGGCGAAATAGTTAAACTTGCCGACGACATCGTATTGTTCAATCGAGCTGGGCACGATTAGCGACTGAACGATTGGCTCGTCGCGCAAACGTATTTTTTGATGTAAAAGATCGTTAACGTCGATCAGCGTCTTTTCGTCGCTGCGTAAACTTTGAATTATTGAATTGTAAACGGCGTCGCCGTCGTTGATGTTTTCCAGATTCATTTTGACATTGCGCAACGATTGCAAGTGTCTATTGTTTTCGTTAATACAACTCTGATACCTGTACACAATATCGGTATCGGCGCCATCGTCGTCGTCGTCGTCGTCGCGTATGTCTTTGGATCGACGAGACGACGTTGTCATTTTTCTCAGTTTATTCAAATCATCGAGAATGTGTCGCTGTAACGACTCGTATTGAACGATCAACGTGTCTTCGCCACTCTCTTTGACCGACATTATTTTATTTGGTGTAAAGGATGGATGGGATAATACACTTAAATTAAACATTGTGTGTAATCATTTGTTTTTTATTAAAAAGGAATCGAAAAATTTCAATACATCGACGACATAATCGAAAGACACACAATCCTCCCTCATCTCGTACACGCAGTGGCGTTTATAGAGAAATCTTGAAAAATTGTATAGTTTCGTCGAATCCAAAACGTTTGATATCAATGCGGCGGCGTAGGGCATGTGCGAAATGTGGCGATCAAAGGATAGCAGACTTTTATTTCGAGCGTACACAATTCTAACCATCGCCCAAATTATCGACTTGATACGCTCGACGACGTCGTGCACGATCTTGATCTCGAACGCCAACAGCAGTCGATTCATTAGCACGCAAATGTCCAAACCCGACAGATTGTCCACAAACTTGACGAGCACGTCTCTGTATTCGACGGACGCACCTTTACACGCTTCGCGTACAATTTTGTAGGAAATCATTGTATCATTCCAATTGCTTGTATATTTTGCTAAAGATCGTTTTCGATCGGTTCGGAATACAGACTGGAATCGATCGGGCCAGAGCGGTTTGATTAAATAACATTTTGGTGTATCCGCTCGAGCAAGTGCAATCGGCGGCGGTGAACTGACGGTTTGCCAAGTCAATGTCTAGAGCGCCGTTCGTGCACAGATACGGACGGGGTTCGCCGAAATCGTCGACAATGTCTCGATACGTACTTATGCACAATTGATCGACCACAAACTCGCTGGCGACGAACGCTTTGAATAGACCGAGTGCCGGATCGCAGTCGAGATCGTCGTCGGGTCTGCCCGCGATGCCGCTATCTCGATTTCCGCAAAATCCATTGTCGCACACGACGGCGCCGACGGCGGTTTGTATGAGACAATTGTCGACACACTGCCTGTCCGACACGCAAGGGAGTCGAGTGCTGTTACAGTCTACGACTCCGTTGCGATCAAACACAATGTCCATAGTGATTCGGGGATCGGTGTTTGCTCTGACAATGGTGTCGCTTTCATTGTCGTTTATAGTTTGTATAGTATTCATTAAATAAAAAGACAATATGTATAGTACAATTATAACAATTATAATTCCAAATATCGATGAAGACAATAATATATTAGTCATCGTGCTTAGAAATAGAGATGTTGTGTCACTGAACGAGAATCACCTGTCCGTGTTTCATGGCGTGGTCGTAGATGAGCAGCAAGTTTCTGATACACGGATCGCAATTCATTGGGCTTTGAATTTTAATTAGATCCTTGTTACATTTGCAACAATTGCTATCGTCTTCGTACCGTTCAATGTTCGTCTTGGGACCGTATCCCATTACGTCGTGCAAAATGTTGTTTGGTACAAGTTTGTGAACAATGGAAAAATCTGCTTTATAGGTAAACAGTTTAAACGTCTCGTCCTTTATACACGACAGACAATACGGTTTATCTTCCAAGTACACACATTTTTTATCAAAGCAACAATAGTCGTCGTTCAAAAACACTCGTTTCAATTTTAATAAAGACGACGATGACGATGAACACGCTTCCATTGTAATGATTGTGTAAGAATCAGCGGGCGACTGTATAAACGGTAATATACTGACCGGCCTTTTATATCAATCTAGCATACAATATCAATGAAAGCGATCTGTGTGTTATCGGGTGACGTGCATGGTCGAGTCATTTTCGAACAACAATCACCCGACCATTTGCTCCACATCAGAGGCTACGTTGTCAATCTTCCAAAGGGGCTTCACGGATTTCACGTGCACGAATTCGGCGACACGAGCAACGGCTGCACGTCGGCCGGCGAACACTATAATCCGTTGGGCCGCAATCACGGCGCTCCCAACGCCGCCGAGCGTCACGTAGGCGATCTGGGTAACATTGAAGCGAAAAAATCAAACAGTTTGACCGAAATCGATAAGATCGACAACGTGATGAGTCTTTTCGGCGAATACAGCGTCATCGGACGCAGTCTGGTCATTCACTCGGACCGCGACGACTTGGGTCTCGGCGGTCATCCATTGAGCAAGACCACCGGCAACTCGGGCGGTCGCATCGCCTGCGGCATAATCGGTTACGCCATATAATAATGAATATGACTACAAATTAATTCCTACTGTTGTATTACACACACACACTTTAAAATGATTCATATCCAGTGTCCGTTTTGTTCAAAAGTGCTACGTCGACGAAATAGCACCTCATTTAGACGTCGACTAATATGAAGCTAATAACGTTTGTAATGGCCGTACAGAATGGCTCCTCCGTCGCCGTGTGTAGCCAAAAATTTATTTACGAAAACGTTTTAAAGTACTTTGACGTCATCGACGCGATCATGTGTTTGAACGGCGACTGTTTGGCGGTATGCAGGAGCGTCGCTACCTCGACCGACGAACCGGCGGCCTTTTTGGATTTTGTCAAAAAGAACGACGCAGCGAAAACGCCAATGTTGCAAATTGTGGACCGGCACGAACACGTTGAATTGTTACTGGACCGAATGTACAATATTGTTGAAATGTTCAATAATCAATAAACCTCTCTATTATGCTTTGTAAATTTTTTATTTACTTTGTTGTCCATTGCTGATGATTTATTAAGTCTTTTGGCAAAAATTAAATTTTTGCTACAATATAATGTGGCTGATTTCAAAAAAATGTCAAGATATAAACGTGTCGGTATTCTTCGACCAATTTTGCGTGATGTGGGTGAGCGCGGACGATGTTCTGCATCTTCTGCGATTGCCCGCGTCAACGCTACAAAACATTCCGCAGCGTCATAAGAAATGTTGGGTGGACTTTCGATGTCCGCATCATTGCTCTCATGACGGCGGAAAGGTTTTCATCGATCTGTACGGTCTCGGCAATCTGTGTAATCGAGTCAATTCTCAAATTGCCGACTATCTCATGACCGTCTTTGTCGCCGAATCGTATAACGAAAGACGCCGAGACAGCCGTCGCTCGTTCTCGCCTCGTCGCCGATCGCATTCACCTCGTCGCCGATCTCCGAGTCCCCGTAGACGCTCGCCCAGTCCGAGACGTCGGTCGCGCTCTCGATCTGGCGGCGGCGGTGCCGGACGACGCAGATCATCGTCTCGATGCTGTCCTCGCCGTCACCACCATCATCATCATCATCATCATACTGAACTATTGGAACGTATAACACGTCAAAACGATCTCATTCTCACCAGCGTCAACCAACTGACGGTCACCAACGCTAATCAACACCTCGAACTGTCCAACATACTCAACGCTCTTCGTCTCCAGCAGACGACGATAGCCGGCCAAGTCGCGCAGATACTCGAAACCGTCGAAGGTCTCGGCGACATTACCGGCGATTTCACCAGATTGCTCGCCGAGCTCGACACGCGTCTCGCCGCTCTCTCCACAACCATTCTCAACGCCATCAACCAACTGTCCGATCAGCTACGCAACGAGCTGACGGGCATCAATTCGGTGCTAAACAATCTTTCGTCGAGCGTGACCAACATCAACGCGACACTCAACAATTTACTGCAGGCGATAAACGGTCTTAATCTAGGCACCGTCGTCGGCGAACTACAACAGACCATCAATACCATTCTCGATTTGTTACAAACCATTCTTGGCATACTTCAACCAAACATTCCTTTAAATAAAAAATAAAAACTATACATGTAAATTTCTTTATTACTCAAATACAAAATATACAATAATCCTTTCTTCATTTCTATTAAAAGTCTTCCAACAATTGAAATTTGTCTTCGCCGGCGCCGAAACGCTTGTATTCGCCGACGCGTTTCTCAAAAAAATTAGTTTTGCCCTCCAACGAAATATTGTTCATAAACTCGAATGGGTTCTCAGTATAGTACATCTTGGGATACTTTAACTGGACGAGAAGACGATCGGCGACAAACTCAATGTACTTTCTCATCATATTCGCGTTCATTCCCACCAACGATTCGGGCAGAGCCTCAGCAAAAAATTCCATCTCGATGGCCACGGCTTCGGAGAACATGTCGTTGACGGTGGGCGCGTCCAACTTTTGATCGACTCTCGTATTATAGTAGAGGCAGGCAAAGTTGGTGTGCAGACCTTCGTCTCTCGAAATCAATTCGTTGCTAAACGTCAGTCCGGGCATCACTCCCTTGGTTTTCATGTAAAATATCGCCGCAAAACTCCCCGAAAAGAACACTCCTTCGACAATGGCGAATGCGACCAATCGTTCGGCCAAAGTTATCTTTTCATCGTCAATATACTTCATCGCCCATTCGGCCTTTCTGCGCACGCAGGGCATATTCTCGAAACCATTCAAAAGCATCTCTTGTTTCTTTTCGTCTTTAATCAAAGCGTGTATGAGAAGATTGTACATTTCCGTGTGAATACATTGGATGAGCACCTGTTGATTGTAAAAGTATTGCGCCTCCAGTTCGGGCACGGTGCGTTGCATATGCTCTATGATGTTGATGTTGACTATACTGTCGGCGGCGGCGAAAAAGGCCAAAATTTTCTCGATAAAGTTGCGCTCGTTGTCGGTGAGTTTCTGGGTAAAGTCGTCGTAGTCTTTGGATAGATCCACCTCTTCCACTTTCCACATGCAATCCAACGCCTGTTTATAAGAAGCCCACAGATCAATGTGTTGGATGGGAAACAGTACTTTTCGTGCGGCAGACATATTTGTATTGATGATAGTGTTGTATTCTAGATTGATTACACTTTAATACTGTACACACTTTAGACTATCTTGGATCGTTTTATAGTGTTGGCGCAATGACGAACCTATCTTATCCGGCCGTGGCATCGTTCGACAAATACACCAATGACTTGCGCGTGACTCAAATGTCTTTTGATAATCGCAAACAAATGTACGATGTCACCATCGAGATTTTCGACGTCGACGAAAGATTCATCTTTGACACCGAAAACGATAGACTGATGAATTTAATTGTACCGCAACAGTTTCGGGTGCGCGTAAACGACAGCTATCACGTTCCCGATTCCGTCGAGTACCATCCCGTCGGACATTTGATCGTGCACGTCTTTACTTTCGACGACGACGTTCGAAACGTGCCGTCTCACGTCAACATGCTGACTTTGAGCACCACGGTCCCGATTGGACCGTTCCCGACAACATCAAGATGGCATTCAGCGACGAAACTTGAAAAAGCCAATATTAATCGTGACGTAGTATAAATAAATAATAATGAAACGATTTAATGGTTTTTTTTAAAATTCAATTTTATATCCAAGATTGTACATAATGTTGATGATGTACAAAAATTGTTTCCAACATTTCGAAAAATAGTCACACTCCCATCGATGGTAGGGAAAGTTGATTTGATGGGTCACGTACTTGACGTGGTTGTCGAAGCGATTCATAAAGTATAATTCGATGACGGCTTTAGGCCCGAGCGGCCCGAGCGCGTACAGAATGCTCTTCACGTCGCGCAGTGTATAGCGTTGCTTTGAGAGTTTGATGATTTCTTCGAAACGCTCCGTTTCCTTGTCGGTGGGTTGGAAATAATCGTTTTTGTGTATTGAGATTAGGTTGTACAATCTATCGATTCTACTGTCGACTTTGGTCCAACAATAGTTGAATACATTGAAAAGTATACACTCGAGCTGATCGGCTATGAGATACTTGACGTCCTCGACGTACACGTCGATGCCGTAAATGTTGCCCAAGGTGTACGTGTCGATGGGGGGCGTGGGCGAACGTTTCACGCTCAGATCCAAAAAGTACACGTCCAAAGGTAAGAATTGTAGACTCGATACGCGATTTTTTTCCTTGTACAGCCACATCGGCGACAAATCGCTCTTCATGTGAACGTTAAATGAATATCGGACCAAAAAGTAGTCGTCGTTGACCATCGACACGGTGCTCTTGAACGGCTGCAATCTGTTGAGGGCGAAGGTGACGTTGTCGGGCATCACTTCGACGGCTTCGTTGACGTACGATTTAAAAATTATCATATTGTTTCGCACATAGTTGTTGTTCATGAGTCTATTGACGCTGACGGTGGCCAATGTTTCGTCGATATCATTGTAAAACTTTTCGCATACAGTTTTTAGTTTCTCTTCGAGCGCTTGCAGAGCGATAAACGAGTGAAGATTGTTGACGGTGATGCGTTTGTCGTCGGCGTACACCTCAAGATCGAAGTCGATGAGATGACGAGGTTGACCGTTTTTCATGTGGACAGCGATCGCGGCGCCGCCTTTGACTACGCACAGCGTGTCGAGCGCTAGCACGGCTTGCGGCAGGATGGCCCGATGAAAATGGTCGGTGGTGTTGCGTAGTACGTACTCGCCGAGTTGGTCGTTGATGTATTTTTTAGAAATGTAAGGGATTGATTTGTGTTTGAAGAGACGTTGCTGCAGCGATTCCATGATAATGAATTTTATCAAACCGAAAAATCCAAACCAATTACTCAACGTGATCTTAAATATCAACAATCTAGTGGATACGTCCAAGTTCAATGCACAGCAAATGTTTTTATGCGCTATGTTTTTCGTATATAAAGAGCAGTTTCAACGATAGCGCCGCTTTCAACACCGTCGCATATGCTTTCGATAAAATTATACAATTGGAACGCATGCTGTTCAATCGACGACGTGTCTTAGACTTTGTTCTGTCTTATTTAGCGAACAACAGCGACGGCGATAGCATACAATGCACCATCAACACGCAACTATTGGACCATTTGATGATAAAATACGTTTAAAAGTCAAACACAATCTTTGCTTTCGTCCAAGATCGTCGATGAAAGCAAAGATCATGTACTAAAAATTATTTTCCAAACACAATCTTTGCTTTCGTCCAAGATCCTCGATGAAAGCAAAGATCATGTACTACAATTTTAGTATTGTGTCATAATTTAAAATGTTGCATCATATTTAAAAATAGAAATGGCGACGACAACGATTATCGCGTATTTGCGTCATTCGTAGGTGGCGCGTGCAAAATTAGTAACGTGTGCAAAATTATAGTACACGATCTTTGCTTTCGTCCAAGATTATAGATGAAAGCAAAGATCGTGTACTGAACAATAAAAAGTTGGATTTCGTCGACGATCTTTGACGGAAAGCAAAAATTATACACCTATGTTTAAAATTTAGTACTCGATCTTTGCTTTCGTCCAAGATCCTCGATGAAAGCAAAGATCGTGTATGAAATTTTTATTTAAAAACATGATGCAATATTTTCAATTATGTTGCAATATTCAATGTTTGCGTTCATCGAGGATCTTGGACGAAAGCAAAGATCGAGTATGGAGCATAAGCATAGTATTTAAGTAAACGCCATGACAAATCGACGCGAGCTAACCGACGCTCAGTCGAATATATTGAATAAATATCTGTATGAAAACTATGTAAAAGACTTGAAATGTAAAACGTTTCGATTGAGTCGTGAAGAAATCGACGCTGTCGAATTGAGTACGAGGGGCCAGTCGGAAAATGCGCTATGGAGCACGCTTCGACTGGACCGCCAGACAGCATCGGGCACGTCCAACAGCACTTCGGTGCCCCAATCGGCGGCCATGTCCTACGGTCTCGTTCAGGAAAAGTATTTGAAACGAGACGAGTTTCTTATGTGTCAAATTGAAAATATCATCGAAAAGACTCTCGACGGCAGAATTTTAAAATCCATACTCGACTGCGGCATGATACTGTCCGAGTTTGGATTGTTCTCGGCATCGCCCGATGCCTATTTCGAAGTTAGCGTACGTGACGACGTCGACGGCAACGACAAAGTTGTACGAGTTCCCGTCGAAATTAAATGTCCTCACACGTACAAGGATAAAAACTTTATCCAAGTGCGCAATTCGTTGGGTGTCCGTAAGAATCGGTATCGCGTCAAACACACAGCGCTGTCGGTGAACACGCAGGGGGAGTCGATGTCGTTTGCGGTCGAGAGCACCGATCCGCACTATCGTCAGATGCAGAGACAGATGTACGTGATGAACGCACCAATGTGTGTGTACGTGGTCAAGTTTTACAATTCATACGTCGTCTTGCCCGTGCTTAGAGATCAATCGTTTTATTTAAAAGAGTATCAAACGGAAAAGAGGTTATTCGAGAGGTTTGTTGAAAAGAATCGCAACCGGCTCGTCTACAACACGGAGCGTAATCGAATACGGTCTTTGGCGTCGAACGTGCCGCATTATGACCAAGCCATCGTCACGAAATTGGCTCAGAACGGCATATTCTACGATTTTGGAGAATTAAAGTGTATACACTGCGATTTGCAATTTGACTTGGACTGTCCCCTCGAAGTTATACTGTCCAAGAACAAGTATTGCGGCGACGGCGACATAAAGAAAATGTCGAAAATCTTCAATAAAAAGTACATTGATCACCATCGAAGAGTAGAATCTCTGCTCGATCGTAACAAAAATCCAAAACTAGCCGACGAAGGTATATACTGCGACGATGACGACGACGAAACACTAAAGACATTTTGTTGCGGCATCGAAATGGATAGGGATAACGGTAAAGTAAAACATAGTGTGACTTGTAAATATAATTTAATGTTAATACAATAAAGATATATTTATTTTAACATTTTGTTTTTAATAAAACTAATGACATACAAAATCATGTAAATGGCGAACATTAGTATCATGGCGCTTATGCATAGTTTAGATATTTCTCGTTGGTCCTCCCATTGCAAATATTTATAGATGACCGTGCCGGTGTAGTAGTGGTAGATGATGGCAAACGCCCCGTACGCAATCGTAAACAACATGGGCTGGTAGACGCGAAACAATCTCATCGGCACCGCATTTGCCATCACCTCGACGAGGACGAGTAGAGTGTTGAGCGAATGCACGACATGATTGATGGGCTTTTTCGTCGCCGCCGCGTACGTGAACGTCGTGATAAAGTACACTATGGTCGATAGAATGTTGGCGGTGCAGGCGATATTGTAGAGCACGTCAAAAATCTTGGTGTAGAACGGCACGTAGTTTGTGCTGCCGGTGTAAGTTTGAAACATGGCCATCAGTGTGGTGATCGATCCCGTCACGTACATCAACATTAGCGTCGCCAAAGACCAATGCGAATAGTAGAGCATGAAATCGTTTAGGTCGGCAGCGTCGTAGAGTGCCGCCGCAATGATTACGGCCGTCGCCAAAATTGAACACAACCGCAACACGATCATGACTTTGAGAGAAGTGCTGCGTTTTTCTACGTAATAGCATGCGCCAAATTTTTCAAAGACGCGCTCGTACCAACCGTTTTGTTCATCACACGTCAAGTTGAATCGTTGTCGTTCCATAATAGTGTCGCCGCCGTTGCCGCCGTTTCAATTGCAAATGTGTTCGTTTTAAACGTACTCGACTCTTTTGTACGGGTTATGTTGTCCCTAGATACAATGTTGAATAATTAATGTATAAATTATATGATGTTTTACAAAATAATAATTTATTAAGTGATTAATTTATGCGTTAAAATTATTTCGCCAGACAATTGCTGTGGGCGAAGGTGACTGTATATTTAATTATAAATCGAACAATTACGCAAACCACAACCTTGGTGGTCGGTATAAAAGACGAGAGCGGTGTTTCGAGAATCAAGTTAAACTTGGGCCACGACACGATCGACATCATGATCGCGCTTTCAACAATTGTGCTCATGGCGGCGATGACGACGGCGGTGCCGATCGGCAATATGAGCGACGCTCCGTTCAGAATCGGCACGCAGAATCACGTGCACATATTTTTGAACCACTACTTTTTGCAAATGAACGCGGACGGCGTCGTCGACGGTGCACTCACCGACGCCTCCAACCAGACCATCTGGCATCGCATCGCCCGGCCCGATGGAATGATGTTGTTGCGCTCGTCGATCTACTGCACCTATTTGTGTGTTAACGAGTGCGGCTACGGATATTCGGCGCTTTTGCCCAACGGCGAATGTCTATGGTCCGAGATTTACGATGATTTTAACAATCGTTTCATCGTGAAACGGTTCGAGAATAACCGAACCGCTTACCTGGCCCTTAACGCTGCCGGCAAATTGAAACGCGTCGTCTTACTCAAGAAAGAAAAACTAATGGACGCCTTTGAACAGACGCACGTTTTCATCAAGAATTCAGTTATTGAAAACGACGACAACAACTTTAACGACTCGTCGTGCAATCCTCTCAACACGAAAAAGCTGAGTTACATGCCTCCTAAAACGTGTAAGAATCCTCCGCGCCACAAAAAGAGGAACAATGAAACCGGTGGTGCGACTACGACGCCCAAAGAAAACGCTGCTACCACTGAATCGGCGACGATGAAAGTTGTATCGATAACTTCGCCGACTATGATACCCGATTCGATTATATGGCAAGTGTTTAACACTTCCATCGTCGGAAACGCTAGCGTTGTAACCAACATTACTGATTCAAACAAAATTAAAATAAAGGAGAAGGAGGACAACGTGCCAAAGACGGTCGTGAACGCGACAATTGTGAATCGCATGGATGGCAAACCGGAGATGAGCAACGAAGTGATTCCTATTATGAACGCCGACGATGTAGTATATTTGGACGCCACAATGACGAACAAAACGGACGAAGGCGCCATACCCAAAAACTTTTACTATCACGACACAGAGTTTAGCATACGCACTTTGAGCACAAAGGACGACAGCGATATTATAGTCAAGAAAAAGAAAACTAATAGCGGTCATCTCGTCGATGATCATGATGAGGTGAAGGAGTCGGTGGAAAAGGTGATTTCAAAATTGATCGCTGCCGGCAACTCGACAAGCTACAACGCCGTGCCCATGATGTTCGTCCATCACAGTACTTCGTTGAAGATTTGTTTTGCATGATTGATACTATAATTTTCTTTTTCATCTTTATTTTATTAAAACATATTTTTTCAATACAATTTGTTTGTTTAATTTGATTATTCTATTCCTTTCGCGGACGCAGTGTAGAATTTTTCGATCGCACATCTCCAACAGTTGTCTGTTTATTTTTTTACTCTTTAGCAATGTTAAAAAGTGTATGGCAAGATTGTAGCATGCCGCGGCTTTGTTGTACAGTCGAGCCGATTCCAATTCTCGGGCCAGTTGAAGGGCCTCGGTGATGTTGTTCATTGTATGCTAATATGATGGTAGGTGCGGAGCAAGGGTATGAGTAAATTCCAAATGTCGGCATACTCGGCGGTGGTGTCGATGCCGAAGACGGGACGGACCGTCGTATGGTCTCTGTCGCCGGAGTAGACAAACTTGACGCTGACGTATAGCGCGACGGGAAAGCGGCCGCTGCGGTAGACTTGGGGCTGATGCCACACTCTAATCCATCGGCCGTCTCGACTTAAAATACACTGTTTGTCCGAGAACCGTTCGGCCGTGTTGACTTGAACGACACCGTGCCTTCGGATGCAATTCATGTAGCCGTTGACTATACACCTACCTTCGAGCCCGGGATAGAAACAAAGTGTATAGTTTTGTAAATAGTATCGCGTATAAGTGTTTTGCATAGTGGGTGGTACGTCAAAGACGGGAGTGAATGCCGACGAAAACTTCATGATGAGCAATATGCCCGAAATATCCCAGGGTATGTGAGGATGTGGTTTCAATATGGGAAACATCATTCTATGATATCTCGACGAACTGACTCTATTGCGATCGACAAAGGCAACGATGTCGTCGTCCGAAACGAAGAGATCAATGTGTCCCCAGAACCATTTGTATTCGATGACCGGTATCGCCGATATGTGAACGTTGAACGGTTTCAGGCATGCGTTGACTAACCGTTCCGACGAAGGCCTCACCATCGTCGGCCGATCGCTGTACACTCCGAACAGACCGTCGTCGACGGGGCAGTTGCAAAAGTGTCGTTCTCGGTCCTCGTACGTATACGATACGAGATAGCCTTCGTGTCTCTGTCCGCTTACCGGATCGACGGAGCAGGGATCGATGACGCAAACGTTTCTTGCGTTAGTCATGCGCAAGTATTCGGGATCGAGACCGGGGTGTTCGATGGGAATATAACCGAGGGGGCAGGGCGCGTGCGGAAAAAACTCGCTGTTCTGTATCACGTCGCGGATGCGACGCGTTCTGCAAAAGGGAGTTTGCGTGTCGGCGTTGAAGTCGGCCACGTAGCCGACCTCGCACGAACAACGCATCGGTCGCTCGTTAATGCTGACGATCTGGCCGTGAGGCTGACATCCGACGGGGATGTCGCAATCGTGGTACAGGCTGAGTTGAGTGACGAGACCCGGCGTAAGGCAACTGCACAGCAACGAATAGCCGACGGGGCTTTCGGCGAGGATCCACACGCCCGTGTTGGGATTGCAGGATCGGGCGCGTTCGCGATCCAACGCCATGCAGTACGATTCGCCGGGCTCGATGGTGAACTCTTGCTTCTCGCCATCGTCGTGGGTGATCGTGATAAGCGTCTTGTCGTCAAAGTACTGGCAATTAGCGAGACCCTCTCGGCATATGTCGCAATCTTGATGCGTCGAACACGGCGTGAGCTGTTTGTGACATTCGTATTGGTTGCCTTCGATGATGATCTCGGTGGGCGGTTCGATGAGTGGCACATTGCTGTTGTCGAACGTTTGCACGATCGGAATGAAATCTTGCTGCACGTATTGTAGTAGTGTAACGTTGTTGTATATGACGGCGATCAAGATTACGAGTAGTACTATTAAAACTATATTGTGCATTTTATTAACTTAGAGAGTTATTTTCATTTATACGGGTGGACGGGGACGTTCGACGTTAAACTCGATACGATTCCGCATCTCCATATAGAGACGCCACGTCGGTTCGTCGATGCCGTTGCCCGAGATGGGAAACGAGCCGGGCACGGTGAATAGGAAAGCGTTGTCGGTGTTTTGGTTGAAAATGTTCGAGGGACACCATAACATGTTGCGATCGTATTTTTCGACGGGCATGTCGAGATTCATGCAATCGACGCGATACTGCAAAGACAGTGTGCGCTCGTCAAACGTATCTACTACGGCGGCGCACATGGACGTTTTGTCGTCGGGATCGAGGTGGCGCACTCGAGTCACTTCAAAATCGCCGCATTCGCATTCGCCCGTCTCAAAGTTTGGCCGGACGTCGGGCATCACAAAGTTGACATTGGTGCACACGTTGGGCAGACACTCGATCGGATTGAAGGGATTCACGAACATTCTGTTGTTGTGATCGTCGAGAGCGTTGCAGCGCATCTCGAAACGACGCCCGCTGCCGTCGGGCATCTCTTCGTCCCAGTGACTGCGAAACGTGTTTCGCGTAACGTCCACTTCGACACCGAGCAGTCGATCGAACAGGACGTTGCGATTTGCCTGACCGGGCGCGATGCGATCAATGTGCTGCCGTCCCGCCACCTGGTTAATGTTTTGAATACCGCTAAAGTAACGCGGATCCTCGGCAATACACGACCACTGATTCAAACTGTGAATGATTACGCTCGTCTCGCGGTTACAGTTTCGCGGCACGCTGCTCGTCGTGCAATAGCCGCCGCGCAGTAACATTTGTCCGTTGATGACAAACTTGTCGTATTCGTCGGCATAAAAGTAGACGGCGGCGGGATTATCGCAGAGCACGGTACAGTCAAAGTTAGGCGTGTTCGAGAAACCTACGTATATCGGCACCGACAGACACTTGGATTCGCCCTCGTTGATCGTACCCAGATTCGTGTTAAACACGATATTGGGTAGAGCGCTGAGCGGAACGAATCGTCTACGCTGCAACACGTTGCGCATATAGTCGATGCGCTCGTCGACGGTTTCGTTATAGTCGGTCTGCGACTTTTTAATTTCCAAGTGGGCGTCGTAAATTGGTTTGCATAGTAAAAATAAAAATATTACCACACAAACGATCATTAGCAGTAGAAACATGGCGGCGGTGGCACTTAGTTGTATTGCGCGCTCGATCCTCACCCTAGTCGTCGGCGTCGCGTTCGCAATACTGGGCATTGCGGGCATCTCGGAATCTAGCTACGCCCTGATCATAGACTACGCCAACGGTTCTCCCGTTTTTAATTGCAGCGGATTCGTGCTCGTCTATGGCGTAAACCTCGTAATCGTCGGCGGAGGCATACTGTTCACCGACAAACTACATTGTCTGCAATATTTGCTCGTGTGTTTAACGTTGTTGGCGTCGCACGCGACGTTGACGGTGATAGTGCTCATCTGCACGTACAATTGGGTCGTCGAGTACGGCCACATCCCCGCGCTCGACGCCTACGTGCGCGAACACGACCGCAAATCGGTGTGTTGGAACGGCATAGTGCGTCTCGATTACAACAGCCTCGCTTTCGACACAAACTGCTATCGAATCGCCGAAACTACATATTGCGCACTATGCAGGAAGGAATATTACAGCGATGAGATGACCTTTTTAAAATTGAACCGATTCGAGTTGGCGTTTGTTTTGGTGCTGCTGTTGACGCTAAACGGATACACGTTGTGGAAATTGCACGAAATTTACACTTCGTCACATTATTATCATCACGATAACAAGGTTACTGCGCAGTTATCAACTTCGACGTCATTAGAGTCAATATCGGCGACGGCGCCGCCGCCGCAAGAATATTATGCCGTGCCGAAAAATAATAAACCCATTATACTAGAACCACCAACGACGACAACAACAACAACATTTACCTCATCGTATTGGCACAACAACGAAGAAAATCTACTTTTACCTCCTCCACCAAAGAGTTGGATATTTGATCATTAATTTTGATAAAAATGCAAATAGCTCTGTACACGTTGGCGTTAACAAGTGTCGGGGAACATGACAATGACGTCGTTGAAAAATTGTTGGAAGATTATTTTTGTCCAATTTTTATGTTACACAGTGACATTGACACGTTGGCATTGTGCGAGGACAGGGTTATGTGTAGCGACAATACCGTCACTATGTTTCAAAACTATGAAGATTTTTTAATGTGCGAGCAAAGTAACAATTTTGTCGCCACTATTCAACAAGTGGGAGACACCACTCAAAAATTGGCCATGATCGAGAAGATCATCACTGTATTCAACGAAAACGGAAATGGTCCCATTGTATTGTCTGATTATTATTAATAATAAAATATACGTGTACATATATGAATTTTTATTTCAACAATTTCGACATGATGGACAAATGTTTAATTAGATTACACTTTAACAATACGAGTTCCTCTAAAAGACTATCGTTTTCACATTTGCGAAACACGTTGCGTTTATCTATAAACTGTTTGAGGATTTTGATAAATTTCTTGTTGTTATATTCGAATGCTTTTTGAATGGACCGAGGTCGTGCTGAAACTTTGTATTTTTTTAAAAGAAAATCATCTTCGCTAGTTTTGAGCATCTCTTCAATTTCGTCGTTGGTAAATTCAAATTCGCCAAGATCGTTGACAAAATCTTTACGACGCCGCTTGTCGCTGTAGTGGTTGAGCGAGTAGAGCTGCTCCTCGATACCAAACTGCTCGGCTATCATTATGGTCATTTCGTTGCGCGTTTCTTCGTCTATCTTGCCCTTCTTTAAAATACAAAGTACCTCGTTTTCGTATTGGTTCTTCAAATTCGACTCTTTTTGCGTCAATGCGGCTATTCGCTTTTGCATGATGACGATAAAAAAATTTATTGACAACAATTGTAATGCAACGACTATATATCATCGAATATGAAACGAGACTGAGTAGTTACTTAAAGGTATTTGAAATTTTATTTTTTGTATTCCACAAAATGTACCATGGTTTTTCGCAATAGCCCCAGAACCAGCATCGAGCCCAGAGAAACAGTTCCGTAACCAATTTGAAAATTGTCCACTTTGATATGAAAAGTATTGCGTTTCGTCGAATATGCGTTCTATGCTCATCGTCATCGACAATCATATTATCGTCGTTATCGTCGTCGTCGTCGTCGTATTTGTAATCATCACTATTATTGTTTTTTACGTTGTCGTCGTCGTCGTCGTCGTCGTCGTCATTTTTGTTGTCATCGACGTATTCTTCTTTTAAATTGTATAGTCGAGTCGTGCAAAAATTATTAATGTTACCGCAGTTTTTGCACTTGTACTGATTAATGTTGACGAGTCGTCGAGACGCGTGGGCGCTGATGTTGTTAAGAGTCTCTCCATCGTCGGGACAACATATTTTGGATTTTATTTTTTCGTTGCGTAAATGCAAATAGACCACCGCGTCGACGACGTCGTCGACAAACTTATCACGACTCTTGTATCCCAAACCAAAATAGTCACGTTCGCTGACGTGGGTTTCGACGAAACGACGCAAATCGGTCAGCGTACTAGTTAACGACTCGATTTTATCGTACATTCTGATCGTGGACAATGCAAATTTATCGACGAGCATTGTAATAAATTTATAAAAGTGCTTATTAAAAAAATTCTCCGCTATAAAATACATCATTGTCGCCGAGTTTCTCTATTCAAAACGAATCATCAATCATGACAACACTATTATCTTTGTCGTTGATTGTCTTGACGGCGACGACGACGACAGCGGTGCTAGCCAACGACAACAACGTCAATGAGTATCGAGAAAAATGCGTGCCCATAAAATTTAAAAAAGACAGCTCTTGCGACGCAAAGAGCATCGTTTCCGAGTTCGAAGTCGAAAGATTCAACTTTACAAAAATCGCCGAACTGCGTCGCTTCACGCAATGGATAGAACTAATGTCGGAAATTCAACGGTACGCGCCGCAGCCGCGGACCATAGGCTCGGTGGCGCACCATCTTGAAAAGTTTGTGCGCATAAACGGCGGAATCACGCGTGATATGCAATTGGCCGGCGACGCCGTGTACCGAGCTGTCGCCGAACTGTACGCCAACTATCACAAAGTGCTACATTTCAAAGACGACTGGGTGCAATATCAAAACTTTTTCAACAACTACATAATTTGGACACAGCCATCGTCGCGCTTCAAGACGCTGCTGGCGATGTACGCTCACTTGAGAAGTTCATTGCGATATTCGCGTCATTTTATTGCAGAAATCGACGAAGCCGTCGTTCGGCTAATATCCATCACGCTCGACTATCCATTGACCGCGATGAAACGCGAACACGTCAAGCAAGAGGCATACATTTATTACGTGTCGAAATTAAAAAATGTCGATCGAAAGAGATTCGACAATTTGTATGAGAGTATCGAGATGGAACAGTTTCCGCATACGACCATTCTCAGAAGCGGTCCCGTCAACGTTACCGTACACCATAATATTCGCGATCTCGACGTGCTCAACAAGATGCAGGAAGAGTGCGACTTTGTGTACGACAACTTTAGGGGATTATGGTCGAGACTGAACATTTCGTTTACTCACACCATATTCACGATGGACATGTACGTGTACGAGAACCGCAGCGAATACGTTCGCACCGGTCTCCTGAAGACGATTAGCGTCGACAACGGAGGCATTTCTCTCTATCAATATAAACCTCAAAAAATTCAAGCTAGCGTTTTCTTCGATAACGACGTTATACCCAACGCCTTCGGTCACGAGCTATTTCACTGTCTCCTCTACAGCACCAATCATCGGGTTTTGCATCAACCAAACTCGCATTGGTACCTCGAGGGGGCCGCTAACCGTTTTGGTTTTCGCAAATGCTTCTGGCGCGACTATTTCAATTTACGCAACTATCGCGACAAAACCATCGACGAGATCGTGCACGCCGATTACGATGACAAAATACTATATCCCATGGGCAGTGCTCTAGTCTCGTTCCTTTACGAGAAACGACCCGAAATATTAAAGGCCGCCGTACTCAACTACAATTACACTATCGTGTCGAACGCTCAACTCGAAAGCGAGTTTACGACGTTCAAACTCAACAAACTTGCCGAATGTAACTATATCAAGAACCACGGTCGTCACATTGTTGTAGGTGAAAAGGAGGAGGTGCAAAAAATTTACACCGGACAGATTGTGTCGAACGATACTTTTATGCGATGTCGAAATTATATTGCCGTCAGGTTCAGTGACTGTGTTTTCATCATGACGCCCTCAAAGTTGTATTTGGAGAACAATGTTTTTGCCAAGTCTATAGTCAATCCCCAGAAAATTATTCGCTTTAACCGCAACGAAGTGACACGCTTCGATCTTGACTTTCTACAAAAAGGACTGATAAAATTGTCGGCGCGTATGATGCTCGACGATCCCTTAGATCCGACGGACGTGGTGAACAAATTTTTCAGCGTCGACGATAAATATTCGTATGCGGCCAACGTGTCGTGTCGCGACCGCGAAACCATGATCGATCTCGTGCTGAGGCTGCCGTTGCTGCGCATCGCCAAAAACAATCCGCTGTCGGCGTGCAAGACGCGCGAAGAGGCCGTGACGACGGTGAAAAAGTACGAACGGCTATCGTCCGAGTGCCAAGTGTACGTTTCGCCGCCCGTCAACGTCACGGGCCGTCTGCGTTTCTACGTCGATCGTTTGACGAGTTTGCGAGACGAGCACATTGCCGAAATCAATCTGAAGAAACCAATCGACGTTCGCGGAAACACTATCGTCCATCTCGCCGCTCTTTACAACAAGTATTTATTTTTGCGTTTCTATCAACGCAACAACAATCTGACGCGATACCTTACCAACGATTTTAATGAAACACCCATATGTCTCTTTGAAAACACACAACGGTATCGAAAATACTTTAAACATGAACCTAACCGATATTGTACAAGTTTCGTTCCAAACGACAACGACGACACCGTCAAAATACCCACCACCACCACCATCGGCGGCGGCAACGTGAGCGGCGGCGTCGTCGACAATACCACCAGTACGGATCACCAACACCGTCGTCGTCATCATAATCAAAATCGAGTCAATGTCGTAGCTAGAGGCAATCAAACAAAGATTGAGCAAGAAGAAAAGGATGATAAAAATAAAACAAATATTGATGTTAAATCTGTAAAAGTGGCTTTATTAACGACAACAGTTACCGTAGTTGTATTAACAATAGTAGGAATATCGTGCAATACAATAATAACAATCACCATTGTAAAACACTATAACAATAAAACAAATAATTTAATTTCTTCTACACTACAATATAACAAACAAAAATTCTATACTAACGACGAAAGCACATTACCTTTATTTAGTTGATTAAATAAATAATTAAAATATATTTGCCTATTTTATTACATTTTACCTACACCATAACAGTTAAAAGTTATAGTCGCCATGAGCAAGAGTTTACCCGTTTTGCATACCACGGGCGCCCAAAGAGTATTATTCAATTTGGCTTGACGTCGTCGTCGTCGTTCTTGTAACGACATATTATTTTCTTGTAGCCGATGAATCAATTCATCAAAATGGACGCCGTTGTCGTAAATGCAATTGGCAAGATTATGTTTATTATTAGATGATAATGATGATGATGAGATTATAGCCTCGTTTACGTATATGTGTAAAATTGTAGGAGATTCCATAGCGCGAACCATGTCTCGCACGCACAGACCATGTTCGTCGTCCAATTCTTTCAGAGTCCCAACGCAAAACTTTTTAGTTTTACACTCGTCCTCGTTCTCGTCCACGAAACCGTCAAACGCGATCGGTTGCCTTTTGTCTCGGGCGTTTACGACACACATTATCATATCGTCGCACTGAAACACGGCTTGCAGATGACTGTTGCGCGAGTCGAGCGTCACTTTTACGGCACACGGACTTGAAATGTTGTAATTTTGCATCAATCGCTTGTTAGTTGCGTTATAGTGCGACAATGACGGTATTAGCAACTCATCATTCGCAAACACTTTAAAATCTTTATCGAATTCAAACATAATGAGAATGTGTGTGTATGTTAAAAGCGTGGTTTCCAATCACTCCGAGTACATTATTCGAAGTTCATTTTCAAACTTATCCAAATCGTCTGCGTTTTGAAATATTATCTCGTCGCCGTTGACGCGGATGCGTTCTGGACACTTGGAGATTGCGAGCGCACTTACGAGCGCACGCTCCACGCTACTCGACTTTGATATTCGACATAAAACGACGCGGCAATCTTGATTCTCGCTCAAATACTTGTTGACTCGTTCAAAATCGTCGAGAAGATACACGCAATTTTGAATTTTAACTACAAACAAATATTCGACCACAAAATCTTTTTCTATCTGAGCGATCGTTTGTGTTTTCAACTGAAGAGCCGTCTGCAGCTCCAACACTTTTGACTTGTATTTTCGTTCGTAATACATGTGTAGATTGTTTACGAGTTTGGCCAAAGTCGCGTTCGACTGTTGCAAAATGGAAATTGCACGAGACACCTTTTTCAAATCAGACACGGGAACTTGACGAACTACTTTGTGATTACTGCTGTTGCCATTACTCGTACTGGCACTTTCGGCACGATCGTGTTCGAGACTGCGCAACAAGCTTTTATTTCTGATCGTGGCCATGACGGCAGGCAAGTGTGCGACGCTAGCTAACAATTTGGATACTGAGTACCAACGATTCGGCAACAATCATTTATATGTCGAACTTGCGCAGTAGGCGTTTTGTGCGCGCGCGTAGGCAATACGTTGAAAAAATAATAAACATTACATTATTTGTTTGAAAATGAATATTTATTTAGGGTTAAATTACATGGTTCATACATACACACACATCCTGTTTTTTTCACACTAAATTAATTCTCAGTAATTGACGCAGATGGTTCATTACAGTGAACGAGGCCAACGGCACGAATATATACGACATGATGTAATCGCTATAATTGACGTTCGAGGCTTTGGTTTTCAATAGAGTGTCTCCGCCGTCCCGCTTCTTGCTGCTATTGATCACATGTTCCGTGTACCACACCGCCTTGTGTATGGGCGAAACAGCTTGATGACGAATCAAATGGCGCAATTCTGCCAGTTTCTTTCGATAGCTGGGATTTTCCGCGACGTCTGTGATTGCGTTGATCATTTGAAAGGCATTCACGGTCGCCGTGTCCACGACTCGACCGATGCCCAGTTCCGCATACTTGTTCGTGTTGAACGCTTGATCGCCCATCATTGGCATGCCGACCATCGGCACGAGCGCGTCGATCGCCTCGTCCGTGCTCTGCACTCCGCCCTGAGTCACAAACGCCCGCACGTTGGGATGATGCAATAGATCGTATTGTTCGAACCACGATTGCACAAAGACATTGTCTGGGATGCGGCTGAGATATCCATCGTATTTCCACAGCACCGTATATGGTAGAGTTTCAAACGTGCGCAACAGCATTTCGATGAATTCAGATTCCATTTCGTCGGTACTGATGCCTGAACCGAAGCTCACGTAGACGACTCCGTTGGTGGCGTTGTCGAGCACTTCTCGAACCGTCCCAAAGAGCGATTTGGGATGTTTGTCGGTGAGATGTAGCGATCCTAGATATTGCACGCTCGGCGGCACCGGTCGATTGTTGTCGAAAACGGGATGCGTGTTGACAAACAGTAGCTGAACTCGATTTCTCAACTCTTGAATGGTGGGCGTATTGGCGCCAAACTGTTGTTTCAATAGACGATTCTGTTCGTCGACTAGTTTGTTGAATTCGTTGTATAGTTTGAGCTCAATGTATAGTTCGTTGATGAGATCCCACACGTTGAGATCGCGAAACTTGTCCCTCCACATGTTGGGATAGTAGACGGGATGCCGGCTGACGGCGCCCATCGTTTCAAAGTTTTCCGCCACAGCATAGCCCGATGAGATTTGCACGATTGGCGCGTCGTCAAACAGATGCGAAAAGACGAGCGAATAGTCGATAAAGGCTTCGGCGATGATCAAATCAAACTTTGATTGTTCGTCAATCAACCTCTTGACGGCGGGCAAGTTGAACTGATCGCTAATCATGCGCACCATGCCCATGTAATTGTCGGCGGTGACAGTGCTACTGTCCGCGACGAGACCCCGTTTTCGAAACACTTGCGCTTGTTTCATGAGTTTTTTAAAGTAGTCTTGCGAGAGGGACGCATCGATTTCGGTGACATTGTAGCGCATGTTATAGCCGGCATTTCGATAGTCCAAATCCCGATAGTTTATCTTGTCCGTCGACTTTATAACGACGACCTCGTGGCCGCGTTCGACGAGCGCACGAACGTAAACTTTATAAACGCTGTGATGGCTGTAGGCGGGCGTCGGGAAGACGGCCAAGATTCGGGCGGCGGACACCGCCGAACCCGTGGTCAGTGCAAAAAATAAAATTAGGACAGCGCAACCGTTCATGGTGACCGATGATTCGATACAGTAAATGGGTGACCTAAAAATTTTATTTTATACTACCATTAAAATATTATAATTTATTCAATATAATAAGAAGAACACTATGCATACTAACGACGACAACTTTACGCAACTGTCCAACGGAAACTGGGTAAACGTGTCGTGCATACTCGACGACAGATTGTACTTGGGTGGAATAATTTATAATGTCGACGACTTGAAGCGTTTCATTGCCGAAAAGAACATCAACGCCGTCGTCAGCGTGTGGGACGAGAGTATGTTGAATGTCGAGCAGTTGGGCGTGGCGCGCGAAGATTACCTATACATTTACATACACGACAACGTCGTCGCAAACATTATGCAACATTTCGACAGCACGTACAGTTTTATCGTGCGGAAACTCGGCGAGGGCAAAAGGGTGTACGTTCATTGTCATGCGGGCGTGTCGCGGAGCGCTACGATAGTCGTGTATTTTTTGATGAAACACTACAACATCGGTTTAGCCGAAGCGTATCAGATCGTCGTCGACAGACGCAACATTAGACCGAACAATTCGTTTTTGCGGCAACTGCAAATGGCCGAATCACAAATGGAATTTTGATCGTGTCCACGATATCAATGATTGTTTCGTCGGCGACGTAAACTATAATCATCAAACTCTACGTCGGCGCAATTGTAAAAGCCTTCGCCGGCGACGTCGTTGCGCTGCCATCTGACGAAGAGCACACATTTTTGCAAACGAAACGGTACGCGTACGGGTATAGTGTATAGTTGATCGCCGGCGCACGCATCGTCCGTGCCGTCGTTCTTGACAAGTTGCGATCCATCGCCGCCGATCAGTTCGAGATCGTTCCACGTCAATTCGGCCGTGTAGTTGTATTCGGGTCGGGATATGTAGACTTCGAAATAGCTCGGTTCGTGCACGGCCGTCGGGCAAAAGTGTATGGTCATCTGGTGACCGCTCTGATATTTTTCCTTGCTGCTGTGAAATAGCGTGGTGGCGCGCCACAACGGCGTTGGTTCGTCCATGCCCGATTTGTCGCCGAAGGCACTTAGCCGGTCGGCGGCGCCGGCTGCGCATAGATTGTGCGGAACGACGTGGCTTTTGATGTGTTCGAGATCGTTGTAATTGGGACCGGCGAGCGCCGCGTACTCGTAATACTGTTGAAACATGTATTGCGCCGCGTTGGCGGCGACGCCCGGCGGTTCGCCGTCGCTCCTATATTTCGCGTAGACGCTCTTGTAGGCGAGCCGGCATGCGGGATCGGGTATTTCGTCGCCGTTGTCCGGCCACCAGAAATGATTGTCGCGAAAACATTTGTACTGCCGCGCCGCCGGCTGAGACAGATATCCGTGCCCGTTAACAACGGTAACGACGACGACGACGACAGAATATAATATTATCAGCAAAGTGTGCATTTTATGTGTTTAAACTTATAATGGGTAAAAAAAAAACAAAATTTTATTTAATCAAAACTTTATTTTAAGAATTCAACCAAGTTCGCATAGTTTTTGTCGACAATCCACCGACGGTGGTGAGCAGCATGAGCGCTAGAGTCACGTAGAACGGCGATATTTGCAATTGCTGGTGCGCAATCTGATACAGCTGTATAATGGGTATGGACATAAACTTGTCCACAGAAAGTAATACGATGCCGACGATTTGTTCATTATTTAGCTTTTTGTACATGACTTGCTGCATCACTTGTAGGCGAGCGGTCCGGGCGTCGACAGTAAAGCGGACACACACCACACTACAAAGTTGTTGAGTTCCCACGAGACGATCTGACACACTCTCGCCGCCGCGCTGAACAACATCGACACTATGAACGCGATCAGCGTTACGTGCGAATGATTCGTGTGTCGTATTATAAATCCCATCAGGTACACGGACACGGTGAAGAGAAGGTACTGGCTACCGTTGATGATGCGCAAATAGCGCGGCTCAAAGTTTAGATTGTTTGCCAAAAACAAGTATGTAAACTTGTACTCGCCCCTCTGCGCACTATGCAACATTATCAGCGAACATAACACAGCATGATATCTATTCAACCCCTTTACAAAGTACCACAACAGTTTAATGTTTGACGAAACAGTTTCATCTTCGTCAATAGTAATATTGTCGTCGACAAAGTTAGTTATTTCGTCGAGTTGCTGTTGAGACTCGTCGTCGTCGTCGTCGTCGTCGTTAATTCGTTTCATTTCCTTTGGTTTTTGTGTTACGACAACGACATTGATGCCGTTTTCGTTGTCCGACATAAACATGACCAAGGACGTCAAAAACACTCCGGCAAGCGTCAACATTATGCATACTATTGGCGCCGCAATGTTCAACATATCATCTTCGCTTACGTCGAGTAGGGGCAGTACGATTTGCGTGAAACATATGCCCGCCAATTTTCCACCCTTTACCCATAGGAACAGCGAAACGCGCAACTGTCTATCGTTAACGATCAATGCAATAATGTCGGACACGCAAGTTTCAAAGAGAAACGACTCGCCCGTGATCGACGGCGCGATCGCCAACGTGTACACCCATGACGCCGACAACGATTGTCCATTAAAGTCTATGAGAATGCTCAGCGTAATTGTCGAACCTATGCTCCCACATCGGCAACATTAGCAACGTGGCTTTGTAGCGCAGCGCGTTCTTTTTCTTCAATTTGCACAGGACAAAAAACAAACTCACTGCAAACGTTACAACTCCCGTGATGATTTCGAGTCGGGTCATCAGCAGAGAATTGTCGCCGTACATCAATTCGCTCAAATCCTTCAGGACGCGATACCTCGGTATACCGATCAGACTGTTCAGCATACTGTGGCTGAACTCGAGTAATATTATCGTCAAAGTCAATAGCGTTGTTTTCGACATTATGCTTGCGTTTAAAATTGCAAGGATACCGGTGCAGGCTTTTATACTCTAAAGATTAGATTGCATACATAATCGTTTATATTAATTTTTTATAATAGTTTACAATGTAATCGTTGCGAACATATTTGGGAACCATTTTTTCCGAACCTTTTATCGTTTCTTCGTACGGACCGCTATAGTCGATTCGGTCCCAATCGTCCGTGTCAATGTCGTACTTGTATCCTTTGAATTCGTCAAACTATGCAAACTTTACGGGATGGTTCCATTTGATGAGAGTCTTTTTCATTTTTGTAATGTATTTGTCGGAAACGTCAATTTTAATCTTTTTGTTGGTTACGGGATGGGTTTTAATGATGATCTCTCTGCGATCGGCGACTACGCATAAGCTGTAGCCTTTGGACGCGAGATCGCATAGGACACGATTCGATTCGTGCTCATTGTCTTGTATTAAACGCTGGCTGAAAAGGACGAGTTTTGCGTTTTCGTCAAACTTTTCCGACAGATAGATGATCCCGACTTTAGCAAATCGAGACATGTCTCCACAATCACACAACAGAGATTAGATATTAAATATCAAAATTACGCTGTCGCTGATTACAGTCGAATATATAAACTGAACTCGGCGGCGGCTACAAGACAAATAACTGTCAACTGCACAACATCACCGCACATTGTCTTCGACAATCGACCAATCGTCTTCGACCATCGACCAAAATGAATTCAACGAATCATCGCTACGCCGATACGAACAAGCAATGGAATCCAATAGTCACCCACAAAAGTTACTATTCATTTTGGCTAACTCAACGCATACCGACGACGAGCCTCTTATCTCTGCCGCTGGTAAAACGTCCCAATTGTGCGTTCAACGTAGTTTATTTTACAGAGAGATTTACAGATTTGCACAAGTTTAAATCATTTTATAAAATATATAAAATTGCCTGTCACCAGTGTCGGGAAAAATTAAAATTGTATCATTATTGCTATATACATATTCGCTATGACCAATTTAATGATTATAGAGATTTTGGAATAGACGAACTACTTTGTCATTTTTGCAACCAATATTGTGTTGTACATCACAGAGACAATGCGCCGATTAATGCGTATCGTCCTTCACCTACCAGGATGATATTTCAATCTAAAATGTAAAAGATGTTTTATTTGAAATAAATGCAATGTATAAATAATGATTTTTTTTATTATTATTTATAACCTCTACAATTCATCTTTAATTTCTTTTGTTAGTGTCGATGATAATGTTGACGTGTATAAATAATCGGCTTGTTTACCACCCAAACCCTTGTTGATGGCGTTGAGTAAATCACCGTTATCGGCGTCAATTTCCCACGCAAACACGCCGGCCAACTCGTGATCGAGCACGTACTTAGTCTTATCGGCGACAGACTTTGGGTCGTCGTATGTGATAAGATTGCCGTTTTCACGATTGTAAACGTACGCCCCTTTGACAACCTCGTCGTATACATAATCGTACTGTGACATGTTGTGGACGATCTGACGATAGTCCACTACGCCCGCTTCCCAAGTGCCGGGCACGGGGCCATCGGCGACGCCGAGGAACGGATTATCGGTGTCGTCGCTCACGACGCCGCTCCATCCGCGGCCGTACATGGCGACGCCGAGCGCAATCTTTCCGGCCGGCACGTGCTGGCCGAGCAATAGCTCTACGGCGCGGTCGGCGCAGTATGGTTCGTCGGGACGCCAAGTGGGCGCAAAAAGCGCGGTCTGATGTCCCAATTCAGTGTTGCTCCACGCTCCCTTGAAATCGTATGTCATCAAAAAGATTGTGTCCAAATACTTTTGCGCTTCGGTATAGTTGACGACGGCTATCTTGTCGTTGCCCGCGCTCACTGCCGAAGTCAGGGCGTAATATCGGTTGGTGCGGGCGCCGAGCGCGTTTAAACGTAAACGCAGCTCTTGCAGGAGGAGCGTGTACGTTTCGCGGTCGCGTTCCGCGTCGCCCACGTCGGGGTTGGCTCCCTTGCCGCCGGGAAACTCCCAATCGATGTGGACGCCGTCATAGAACTTCCACGTGAGCAGAAATTCTTCAACTGAATCGATAAACACCCGTCTGACGTCGGCGTCGTGCATATGATAAAATGGATCGGACAGAGTCCATCCGCCGATCGATGCGAACACTTTAATGTGAGGATTGGCCCTCTTCATTGCCATCAGTTGACCAAAGTTGCCTTTGTACGGTTCGTTCCATGACGAGACGCCCTTTTGGGGCTTTTGTATTGCGGCCCACGGATCGTGTATAGCCACCTTGAAATCGGCCCGACCCGCACACGAACGTTGCAATGCCTCAAAACTGCCAGGCACCGTTTTTAGCGCGTCGTTGATGCCGTCGCCTCCGCATATCGGCACGAAGCCGTATAGTATATGTGATAGATTCGGCGCCGGCACCTTGTCGACGGGGAACTGTCTCAGGTACACTCCCCATTCGACAAAGTAGGCCGCCACGATTTTATCGGGATGGATTTCGAAACGCTTGTTGTTTTCGAAATAGTCGTACGTGAGCGGCGCCAGGTGGGATCCGCTCGTGTCGGCGACACACTTCAATGCGCTGCTCGTAGAGCAACCGTCGACGTTGCATAGTTTAACGGTCATATCGAAATTGCCCCCCTTGTCGACCAAGACTATGGCCTTTTTGACGGTAGCGTCTCCTTTGTACATTTGTTTGCCATCGAAGAGGACGTACGCCACGTCTCCTACGTCTCCCGTCCAAACGTTCCATGAAACCGGCACTTCGACATTGGACGTGATTTTGATTAATTTTTCATACGATGTAGCTTCGTGGTCGATCTTTACGAGCGCATAGTTTCGATCGGACCAATCGATAGTGGGAACGCCGGGTACATCTGCTTTCGTGGACAACACCACGCAAGCCAAGAACAGCGTAATAATATAGGGCATTATCTAATTAAACCTTATAAACTATCAATGTTAATATCTATCTTGATAGTTTATCAACGCTAATCAGACCGAACATTTTGTATATAAACTTTGACAAACTTGACAGTGCTAGTAATTTGCTTAACCGATGAAATGTCGAGCGTCATCGAAAATCAATTGTTTCTGTTCGGTCTGTTGCCGATGGAAATGAAATTGAAAATACTAAAATACACGGGTCACGACACATATTTCGCCGTGACGGAGGATCGCGTCGGCGCAGATACCATTTTGTTGACTGAAAAACAATTTATAAAATATTTCGATACGCGCCGTTTCAACTATTGCATAAACGTCGACTATAGATTGACTGAATATTTTAAAAGACAAGACTACGTACGACTGCCGTTGCTCGTCGACGGCCTGTTTCAAACGTACGTCAAGACTCATCTCAATGGTTATGTGATGGCAGACGATGTGTTGCTAAAAACGTTTTTTGGCAATAAAGACATTACGAATTTGTCTCTGTTAATCGATGGACAATTTTGCAAATACCAAAGAGCTATGCACGAAAAAGGAAACGGAACATACGACCCCGCCAATGATGCGCTGTTGTTGCAATATCTGGGATCGGAGCAAATGAGGACAATATTGTGGAATGTTTTGATCGTTTAATTGATTTCGACAAAATGCTGAGATTAGTCGCCGATGTTGAATACACTATCGGCAAATTATTTGCTCTGCGCAGAATAAAAACAAAGTCTTTATACAAATTCTTTAGCCGACACCGAATCACATTGCCAGAATGTTTGATGCCCATGAATTTGGCCAAAGTTTTGATTACATACACGCGTTGCTTTGAAAGTGCGTACTTGATGCTAAGTGGAGAATGTGTCAATTGTCAGGAACCCTCAATTGGCGAGGAAAGTATTTTAAAGCTGCTGGATAATGATTGGGAAGATTTGTATGTAATTTTGTTTTGTTCGAAATGTACATATTGTTTGTTGAACTTACCGTATTCGTAAATAAATTTGTATAATAATAATAATTTTGTTTTATTTTATCGTTGTTTTCGACGAAAAAGTGTCGTTAAGAGCGCAAACATTAGTGTATTTAAGTATCTATTGTTTATTGAATTTATAATGAACAAATTACTCATACTTTTTCTGCTATTAAACGCGGCGTTAACGCGCCAAGATAATCATGCGAGTGCCAACAATAAACCTATGCTTTACAATATCAACAGCGCCCCGCTTTACTTTGAAAAATTTATTACGCAATACAACAAACAATACAAGAGCGAAGACGAAAAAAAGTATCGCTACAATATATTTCGACACAACATTGAATCTATAAATCAAAAGAATAGTCGTAACGATTCTGCGGTGTACAAGATTAATCGTTTTGCGGACATGCCCAAGAATGAAATAGTCATCCGTCATACGGGTCTAGCTTCGGGAGAATTGGGATTAAATTTTTGCGAAACAATCGTAGTCGACGGACCGGCGCAACGACAACGACCGGTCAGTTTTGATTGGCGATCTATGAACAAGATCACTTCGGTGAAAGATCAGGGCATGTGCGGCGCGTGTTGGCGGTTTGCGAGTCTGGGAGCGCTCGAGAGTCAGTATGCCATCAAGTACGATCGGTTGATCGATTTATCCGAGCAACAGTTGGTCGATTGCGATTTCGTCGATATGGGATGCGATGGCGGGTTAATTCACACCGCCTACGAACAAATCATGAAAATGGGCGGCGTCGAACAAGAGTTTGACTATTCGTACAAAGCGGAACGTCAGCCGTGCGCTCTCAAACCGCACAAATTCGCGACCGGCGTACGCAATTGTTACCGATACGTCATCCTCAACGAGGAGCGCCTCGAGGATTTGTTGCGCTACGTGGGCCCGATAGCGATAGCCGTCGACGCCGTCGATCTGACCGACTATTACGGCGGAATCGTGAGTTTCTGCGAGAACAACGGTCTCAATCATGCGGTGCTGCTGGTGGGCTACGGCGTCGAGAACAACGTGCCCTACTGGATCATAAAGAATTCGTGGGGCAGCGATTACGGCGAAGACGGATACGTGCGGGTTCGTCGCGGAGTCAATTCGTGCGGCATGATAAACGAACTGGCGTCGAGCGCTCAAGTCGTATAATTCAACTATATTATTTCGACGACACTGCCGTGATCGTTGTTGGGGCGTTGATGATGATGATGATGTTTGTTATTGTTGGTGTTGTTGTCGGTGATTACATTATAATTTAATTCTTGAATAGTTATATTTTCCAACGGTTGCGCATCGAGCGTCGTAAGACGCCGTTGTAGAAGCGATTTTTTTCGGCACCAGCAACACGTACTGACGCGATAAATTTTCGTTTTTAGCGTAAACAATGTTATCAAAACCAATAGACCGATGATGATTTTAGTATAATTGACATCGCTGCTTTCGCTTTTTTCAATTTTAGATATTTCGTTCATGATGACGGCAAAGATGTTATCAATGTCCTTGTCGGATAATGTGTTTTCGTCGAAATCGTTATCGACGGCTTTGCCTGCAAGTAGCGTATAATTTGTTGTTTCGATATATGACGCAAGTATTGCGCTAGTTATTAACGTTAACGGCATCATACTTATCCTGCATTCGACATTCAATAATCAAAGCGTCATGATCAAGAGAACGTTCGTGTACACGCCGAGCCAAATCGAGCTAATGTGGAAGAGCGTCGCGTACCGCGATTGTCGTCACTTTGCCTTTTTCGACGGTGCGCGCTGGCAACATCCAAACACGATTTTCGAGACGAGCGATCAATTTGGCCTGTTCCTAAAACGCAACCGCATAACGGACGTTCACGCAAAGCCCCTCGAGGACGGCGGCGGCCGTGAATGGGTTATCGACGTGGACTTTGACGACACCGATGAGCTAGACACAAAGATTTGTATTGCGGCCGAAACGTTTAGGAACTTTTTCGGCGAAAACATTGCTCGCGTCATGCACAGCGGCAATCGGGGCATTCACGTGTGGCTGCGCATCGACAGGTTTCCCATGAACGCGTCGAAGCAGATTCGCGAGCAATACTATAAGGTGTTTGCGGCGCCCAAATCGTTGACGGAAACCGATATAGCGGCGCTGCCCGAAGGGTGCTTTGCGACGGCGTTTGTTAAAGCCACGCAAAAATACGAAAATCGCTGCAGACACAAACCGCTGCTCAGTTGGTGGCCCGCTGTAGATAAGCACGTATTCTGCAACAACAGTCAAATTCGCGTCCCCTACAGTTATAATTATAAAGGAAAAAAATTTTCATACGCTCTCGAATAATGGCGTTGAAATTTTTCGCCAAACTTTTTGGATACTTTTACGACGACGACGACAGCGACGAAGAACGCAAAAACATATCATCGACGCTGCTTTCCGGTTTCTCGTACCTCTTTAAAACGAAACGCCTACAGTTTGATGATCAATTTTCGTTCACCGTCGACTACATCTTTAACGACGAAGTGTGGATTGCGGGAAACAAACTTGCAGAAGGTCTCGGTTTTCGCGAGCCGCAAACGGCCATCGATGAATTCGTAGACGGCAAATACAAACGGACAATCAACGAGTTGGTGTTCAATAATAGCGTCGACGATACAAACGGTCTGGTTTGTGTTAACAAGCACGGAGTATTGCAACTGATAGACCGACTCGATTTCAAGAATAAAGCCGAATTCACGGCATGGATTATCGAGGAAGTGTACGTCGAGTTGGAGAATAAATTTTTACCATCGCCCATCGACGATAAACTGAACAAAGTTTTGGCCGCCGTCGATACAATCAAACAGCATAACAATGAAGCGTTACGCACAGACGACCAATTCAAAGATCAAGTCATCGAAAGGTTCGAATGGTTCAATGTGCAAATTTCCGAACTTAATAAAAAAATGAGCACGCTAAACAACGTCGACGAACTATACAGGCGTTTACAAGATTATCATAAATCGAATAACATCAATACCACTATGTTCTCAAACAATGCATCATCGTCGACGGCGTTGTCGTCGTCGTCGTCTTATGAAAATAATTTGATGGGCGGCATTGTCGATAACGAACATACGCGGTACGAGACGGTGCGTTTTCCTCGAGACACGTCTAAACATCCACGACTGTCGGTGTTTGTCAAACCGTCCGAAGAGGGAACGGATATTGCGTTCATCACGGCTCAACAGCGGCGACACAACGCACTCAAACGAAAATTCAACGACATGGAAATGATATACGACAGCGTTCATCCCAATCCTCAACTAGCCATGCATTGCATCAACGAAGAATTGGACATTAAACAGTTTAATTATACAAAACGATCGAGAAGAGTGATACATGTAAACAGTCCCATAGAAACCGTAAAGTCTTTTATAAATGAAAACCTATAATTAAATTGAAAATAAATGAGTTTATGTTTTTAAAATGTATTTTATTAAAAGTTACAAATTGGATTGGTGCCTTTGCATGTGCCCGATTTAAAACATAACTTGTCTTTGTTCTTGATGTTCTCGCAGTTGGGCGGCTTGTAAAGAGTGTCGTTTCGGAACAAGAGTCTGTCGAATTCCTGTACACACTTTTCATCGAAGCCGTATATGTAACTCATGGCCTTTACGAGACACAGTTTGTTGCATTTGGTGCAAGTGATCACGTTGGCGATGTACGCGTTGAAAATGAAACGTTTGCGAAAACGTTTGCCGCGCGGACGAACTTGAAAATCGGCCAAGAATCTTTGCATGCAGTCGGGCATGTTCAGCTTGGTCTTTAAAATGTCAACGACGTTATTTATGCTCGAAACGTTTTGAAAGCACACATTCTTGTGACTTTTGTATATATTATTCAATGACCATTTGTTGTTTTTCGGCGTCAACGCTTCGGCGTATTGATCTTTATTTTTAATCAAATAATACAAACGATGACCGTTGATCTTGACGCGCAGTCCCTTGTCGATGAAAGGAGTGAGACATGTCACTTGCAACGGTATGTCGCTAAACAGAACGCTATATTCCGCGTTCTTGTCAATATCGTCAATATTTGACGGTGTCCACGACAGCAACGGTGGCATTGTTGTTGTTGTTGTTGTTGTTGTTGTTGAGTAGAGTTTTGGTGACAGTACTGCCAATGTTGTATCGAGGTGTGGAGTAATAGACGTTGGTATCGATCGAAGATCTGATGCGTTCGCACAGGTTGTGATCGATCGCCGACTGTCTGCACACCTCGTAAACTTGTGATTTTAACGTGCGCAAATCTTGACGCATTGCGGCAGCGTCGGCGGCGGTCACGACGACGCTGTCGTCACACCAATTGTTTGTGCGATAATATCGCGACGAGGGTGAATATAACATATTGCAATACGGATTAGATTGAGTTCGAAAAATGAAACCATCTTATCGAACCAACGAATCGTTACCAAATAAGATGCTTGAAAAATGTACGATAGCCACGCAAGTAACAATTTTGTCGCCAACTACAACAATAACAATAATGTGCCTGACAATTCGACGCAATTTCAATACAACGATAAACTGCTCGAAGTGGTGATCATTGAAAACGGCGAGGACGACCGCGACGGTTACGTCGAGCTCACTGCCGCGGCACAGCTCATCGCGCCGCTGGTCAACATTAGGGGCTTCAATCCGGCCGTCATGTGGGCAAACGTGCACAATTCGCAGAAACTGTCGCGCAACAACAAAAACTACATTCACGTGTTTGCTCTGGGCAAGTATCTATCGTCGTATAGACTGTCGTCGAACGGCGCCCAGCGGCCCGAATTGTTGACTTTAAAACAATTGATGTGCGATTTGTTGGTGGGCGCGCAGAGCCAAATCGTCGATCCCCTCGTCGACATCAAGACACAGCTATGTAATTTGCAAGAATGTATTCAAAATGGCAACATTAACAATAATAGTTCGGCGATCTACGACAACGACGGCGGCGGTGGCGGCGGCAAACATTTATCTTCGTATGATGGCGGCAAAAATAATAGCATCGACAACGTCCAACTGTTGAGAGACATTATACGAAGCGAACACGCTTCTCTTTACAGCAGCATCTCGACGGCCCTCGACAACATCAAGAGTATGCAAGCCGACCTGACCAATAAGATTGCATTCAGCAACGACACCATGCTCGACGGTTTCAAATCCATCAAAGACATTGTGGGTCGTAAAAAGTAAGAGGCAAATGTGTGTGTTTTAAAAAAAAGAAACGCAATGAACTATTACGCCGCAACGCTAGTCGTGCTCGTAACATACCTGTGGTATGCAAACAGCATGAGCGACGAGATTGCAATCGTCAAAAAACTTTTGTTATTGATTTTCGAAACTATACAGTCAAACTTTGAAAACCTCAACAATGTCATGACGGAGTATCACGACAGTGTAATGTTGAATTTATCAAAACTACACAATATGACCAAACATTCCGTCGATCTCATACTCATCAATAGCAAAAAGATTGACGTGATCAACAACAAAATCGATACCTTGTTAAAATAGATGTAAATGAAATTGGTTTTAATGTGAATGATGAAATCAAGTTAAACGACAACATTACAATACAAATATTTTTAATAAAGTTTTAAATACATTATATATTGTTTTATTTTACTCTACTACTATTACAATCAATCGGTTACATGGGTTCCATTTCCATGTCAAAGATGGAGTCGACGTGTTTCTTGCCGCGTTTATACTTTGGCAGCGTGGTCTGATAATACATGTCCCTGTCTTCGCGTCTCACGACCGTGTGTTCGCTGCCTCTACAAATTTTAAAATTATTACACAAAGTGCTGCACGCGCCACTACAACAAGTGCGGTAAATTTTAACGGTGGCCAGCGTCAACATTGCCATTACTATCCAGATCATTACAATCTTTACGTAATGAAAATCGATACCGATGCTGGAAAACCACGAAGACATGCCGGCGAATATGTCGCCGTTGTCGTCGACAACCTGACTGCCCGAAAAGACGGTATTATTGTTGATGCGTCTCCGCAAATCGTATAGGCGGCTGGTCAGTTCGTGAAGATTTGTATGTTCGAGATCGTTGTTAATTTTCATATCGTCGACGGAAATTTTATCGATATCCTGTAGAGCCACGGTAAAGTTGTACGATAGACCCATGGGTATTTCGATGACAGTGTTGAGGTTATTGTACAGATCGTGCACCGTCAATCGCGACTTTTTGGTGGTAAGTTTACAGTTGTCATTGCCGGTCGCGTGAATTATGCCCACGCCGGCGCGCAACACGACGGGCGCAATGCCAAAACCATCCGTAATCGTCGCCGACGGTATACACTGAATGTTTAAATCAATGTCATTCTGCAGGACATAGAGCCAATTGTTATAGTCGGAGGTGGCGTAAAAGAGTTCGCTTTCGAACCTACCCACTCTGACGTCGCAGTCTCTTTTATAATCAATGTCCTTGTCATTCTTCATAAAGATGCGGACGTCGCACAACTTTGCCTGATTTACGTCGTATATAATTTGAGGTCTGAAACACAACATGACTTTATCGCTCATGCGGCACGAAGTCGTGTCGTCCAAACGCACATAGTTTCGTCGATCCACCGACACACCGAGATACTTGCTGTCCGGCAACATGATGGCGCATTTGTGCGATTTGTCGCAATACGGCAGCGGTATGCTGTGAAACACGTCAAACGCTTCGCTGCTGACCAAAGGCACTTCGATGATGAACAACAATTTACGTTCCGCCGTGACAAACACATGCACATTGATGACGTTGTCGATGAGAACGTGCATCGCTTTTTCGGTGAGAGGCACGGGCCACGAAAGGCCTGCCAGGTGGCCGCTCACATTGTTCATTTCGTTGAGGAGACGTTCGGGCGAGACCACAAACGAATTGAGATGGTTGAGTTTAGCATTATCGACGGCCAAATCGAGTTTATTGTATAGCGTGGCCACCTCGTCCAGTTGCTTGCATAGAATGTTATAGTTTTCGATGATGTACCTACATTGCTTGTCCGCGTCGCGCATACGGCTGGCGTGAAACTCGTGGTCCACATAATCGGCTAGAACAATAAGTTCGTCGTTCAACTGTTTGACTTGAGAGTTTAAACTATTTGTGGTGTTGGCGAGCATGTGCAGTTCGTGAGCGTCGTCGCTGTCCATAATGCCAAACAGATATTTGTCGACGTGTCCCATAAAATTAAAAAGGCCGCGTTTAGAGCGTCTTTTCGTCGGAGATAGCGTAGCTTTCGTCAAAGTGGCATTCGACGGAGTCAGAGGTACTTTTTGATCGAGCAAATTGTGCTGCTGCGCTAGATTCGGTATGACCGTGCTAAGCATGTGATCGATCTCGAGTTTGAGATACTTGACGTTGGCGCAGTCGTCGAAGGCGCTGGTCTGGTTTTGTCGCAGCGAAATGAAACTCTGCTGCAATTTTTGCGCCTGCTGATGAATACTTTGAAGGCGATAGAACACCGATCCGTGGTCCATTTCGATGACAAAATGCCAAATGTTTTGTACAAACTGCATTCGGTTTATGTATTGAAAGTATAGACCCGACGTTGAAGGCAGCGGCGTAACTTGGACTATGTCTTTGGCGAATTTAGCCTCGACCGTCAACGCCGCCACCAGCCACACAATCACTTTAAAACGCAGCATATTTTGCTTGCGACTCGGTTCTCTTCGTAGTCAAGACTGAGGCTAGCACTTGCAGGATCGTCCTTTTATATTGAAACTTTTTAGCTTATAAGAATATAGACATCGTCATTTGCGCACTAGCTTTGTTCTAATCAATTGCGCACTAGCCTTGTCTTCGACATCATTATCATTATTATCATAAATCAAACAGTATAAAAATACCAGTTCAACGACAAAGGGTATCATTTCAACGACGACGACGACGACCAAAACAGCAACCATGGTTCAATGTAATCGTTGTAACGTGAGCGGTTGGGATTATATGTTTGAAACTGACATTTACGCTCTACCGTTGCTTTCGTTGGAGCCGTGTTCGCACATGTTCTGTATCGCTTGCATTATTGGCATGCGAGAATCTGGCGCATCGCCGGCTTCGAGTGTGACATGTGTCGTATGTGATTCCAATTGTGGCGTGTTTCAAAACTACATTCATAACGGCCAATTGATACGGTTTCCGGTCAACCTCGACAGTATATCGTTTTATGGAAAATTTTCGAAATCGGCTAATGACGAGAACGAGGATGAGGACGACGACGACGACGACGACGAAGAATATAATTTAGCAAGATTATAATTTGAAATAGTTGATTTGATGTTATAATAAAATATTAAAAAACAGTTTTGAATTTTTATTTTCATTGTAGTACAATCATATTGTTGTTGTCGTCGATCGACTAGTCGGCGACAGTAAAAGTGAGATCATCATCGATGAAATCATCCTCAAATGAAGATCATCAACCAAATATTATACAATATAACGAGGTCAAAACAACATCGATAAAGTCATGTGTCGTAAAGATGATGAAATAATGTGCAATATAATACACGATCTTTGCTTTCGTCCACGATCGTCGATGAAAGCAAAGATCGAGTACTAGAGTTTTGTATTGCGTCAAATCTATCTTTAGCGATGACTGCATCGATGACTGCATCGATAGTGTCAATTCTAGTACATGATGTTTGCTTTCATCGACGATCGTGGACGAAAGCAAAGATCGTGTACTATTCTATTGCGGAAACTTGAACACCATCTTTGTTTTTGTCAAAGTTTGTAAGATTGTGTATTATTAAAGTTTAAATCATCGCTAAAAATAGAATTGACGCAATAGTACACGATCTTTGCTTTCGTCGAAGATCGTCGATGAAAGCAAAGATTGTGTATTAAATCTTGAGTCATCATGTTTGTTTGCAAAAATCGTAATTGCGTCGATTTAAATTTTAATACATGATCTTTGCTTTCGTCCAAGATCGTCGACGAAAGCAAAGATCGTGCATTTCTGCAAATGGGTTAGTAACCATTTATTTTTACCGTTGACATTAACGGGGTATATCTTGAACACTACTTAAAAACTCTAGTACATGATCTTTGCTTTCGTCGAAGATCTTGGACGAAAGCAAAGATCGAGTACTAGAGTTTTGATTGCGTCAAATCTATTTTTAGCGATGATGTGTTTAATACATGATCTTTGCTTTCGTCGAAGATCTTGGACGAAAGCAAAGATCGTGTACCAAAGTTTGTATTGCGTCAAATCTATTTTTAGCTATGATATTAGTATTACACAATTTTTTTGTTTAGTACATGATCTTTGCTTTCATCGACGATCCTCGACGAAAGCAAACATCGTGTACTAGAGTTTTGATTGTGTCAAATCTATTTTTGGCGATGATGTTTAATAAATTTTAGTACATGATCTTTGCTTTCGTCGAAGATCTTGGACGAAAGCAAAGATCGAGTACTAGAGTTTTGTATTGCGTCAAATCTATTTTTAGCGATGATATCACGATGTTATAATCACGCCATATTTTGCATCAACCTCATTGGCCGATGATATCATTATTTTGATGATGTAATGCCAATATGATATCATAATTTTAGTACACAATGTTTGCTTTCATCTACGATCGTCGATGAAAGCAAAGATCGTTGTGGGTTTCAAAATTGTAATAAAAAAACATTATTGTTAATATTCATATAATTCGAGTGCAGTTACAAGATACAATATAACATTGACAGATATACGACAATTAAATTTTTCCAAACTTTAGTGCCTTTGGCTTGAAATCGAATAACTTATTTTTAGACGCCGTAGGTGACGATGACAAAGATGCTTTGTTCATGTACGATTTGTATAGGTTCATGTCATAATAGTAGATGCGAGTCGGCGGTAGTGTTTTAGCTTTGACGCATTTGGCCAAAAACACTGTATTCTTGAGAAAGGGGGCGTTTTTGAAGAAACTCGCATCGGTAAATCCGCATTTGCTGCAGTAGAGCACGGGATTGATTTTAAAATATAGCTTGTCCTGTTTGCACATTTTGCAATAGTTTATACATTTTATGGGAAAACATACGGCATAATCGAAAAAACTGAGATAGACACGTTTAGTGACCGTGTAGAAATAAGTGAGAGGTTTTTTCTCGGCGTACGTCTGAACAAACGGGATCATAGTGCTAGGCGACGGATGAAATTCGAGTTCGTAAACGTGCTCATTGTACTCGTTTTGGCCGTTCCTCATGGCACAATTATCGTCGGTTTCGATAAAGAGATCGCGGCCGTACGTACTCAATTTAATTTCAGTAATGTGTTCGTTGGTTTTCTTTTCGCGAATGATCGACTTGACCATCTTGTAGAAATTGTGATAGTTGCAAACCTCGGTTCTCGTCTCGGTGACCGTATACTCGAGATCGATGGGAAAAATGTATTTAGTAATGAAACCGACCTCACACAAACGTTCGACGACGCTCAACGAAACGGTGGGAAACAATTGCATCACCTCGTATCTCCTCTTGTAAGCGTAATCGTTTGAACAAACGTGACACACGACTTTGAATTTTTCATTACCCCCATCGTCGACGTCGTCGTCGTCTCCATTGTTGTCTATGACACAGAACAAAAGTTTATTACCGCCGGTAAACTTTTTACCGCATCCTCCTTGACATACGGTTCTGCGCTCGACTTCGCCGTACTTGAGATCGGTACACTCCATCTCTTTCAGATCGTTGACGAGATAGGTGCCTTGAACATAGTTGGTGGCAAATCGAAGAACGTATTTCATCAGCTGAAAATTTTGATTGCTGAGAAAACGCCCGCGCAAATCTTTAAACTTTGAATCGTCGTCGTCGCGATTGGTGTTCACCTTTGCCGACACCTTTTTCTTCGACGACGATATTACTGTAGTTGTCGTCGTTTTCTTCATCATTTTACTGCAACATTAAAAACAAGTATAATGAAATACATGACACAATATGATGAAATACATTGATGACAAGTTAAAAACAAATATGAACGTACCACTCACGTATATTGCGTATTGCTCGATTGAAAATACGCAGCAACGACAACAAGTGTATTGTCGTCGTCGTCGTTGTGACTTGTTTGTTGGTCGACGTTGAAGTGTAGTGGCTTTTCGAGATCGTTCTTTTATATACAATTGTCGTGCATAATTATTGTCGTTCTTATCGTTTAAGGCCATCGATTTCGTGTCGTGTGTTAATTATCATCGAACTTGAATAGGCAGTGGAGTCACTGGGACGGCGGTGGGCACGGGCATCGGCTGAAATTGAACCGTTTGTCTATTACTATTTAGATTCTTGAAAATGAAATATCCCACTAGCACGATAAGAATGATGGCGCCGATCATTAATATTGCGGGCAATAGACTGTCGCTAATGCTTTTGCTCTTGTTCGAAGACTGCGTAATTGAACCATTTTCGCCTAGTAACCCGTCTAGACCGAGATCGGCGATGAGATCGCCAAAATCGTAGGGTTCTATGCAGTGAATCATTTGGTCGGTGCTCAGTTCCGATATATCGACGTATTGGGGACTAAACTCGTAGGCGTTGGGGTCGCTGGCGCGACACACTGTGCGTTCGACTTCGTAATCGAAGCCGTCGCATATCCGACTGAGTTCGCTCTGATCTGCTATTAACGGATCGTTTTGGCATACGGTAACATTGCTATCGACCAGGTCGGGCTTGACGCAAGTTCTATTCATTAAAAGACATGTCCGTAACTCGTCACCGCCGTTAATACCGGTGGTGTGATAGCTGCCGCCGGTTCGCCTAAGTGCCTCTCGAATGTCTTGTACGAGGGATGCGTATTGAAATACGAGATAAGCTCCGGTGCCCAACAGTGCGGCAACGCCGGCGTTTTTAAGTCCCTGCAAACGATTGTTTAGATTGGGATTACGGTTAAGACTATTCTCTATACCCGCTTCGGTGCGAGTACGAGTCGATGGGTTATTATTTTTGACGGCATCTCGCCGCAGCTGTCTGCTGTGCATGTTGGCGTCGGGTATGTTATCGGCGCGCCTCAATTGACTCAAACCATTGTAATCGTTGTTCGACAAATTGTTGCCGAAAACTCTACGCATGCCTGCGCTATCATTATTTCTCATTATCGAATTCATTTCTGCCGTAGAAATCATTTGATTATTGGGCAGGGCGTAGCCTGGTCTAACTTGACCATTGCCTATGTCCACGGTGCGTGGATTGCTCAAGACATTTCTAAACCCTTGAGGACTATTGTTGATTACATTGAGGTTTTGATTTGTAAAACTTGCAATGTTATTAGTAGGAAATGTTCTATTAACACTTCTTAATGGCCTAAACATTGTATAGTGTGTGTGTGTTGAGTTTAATATAAACTTACAAATATGTACACAATAAAATTCACAAGTTTTATAAAAAAATTTATTAATACAAAAACATAATACAGTTGTTAATACTATCGATACAATAAAAATTATTATGCATCAGCTGTTTGATCTTCCTGATCGGTGGTTTCTCCGTCGCGATTGCGTTCACGACGCATAGATGATCTAATTTGACGACGAATATATTTCATGCTAACAGTGGCATCAGCAGCGACAGCCATTGCAGCGGCATAAGATGGAGGTGGAGTTTCCGGTCTGTCATCAGGCACAACCTCCTCCTGCTGCTGCTGCTGATGCTCCTGCTGCTGTTGTTGAAAACGTGAACAGTAAATGGAATCCATAAACAAATTTTTAACACCTTCTTCGGTTTTACGAACATTGTCTGCGGAAATTTCAATGCCATTCAATAGCACGTCTATATTAAATGGTTTGTTAATTTCACGTACAATTTTTATTATTTTATTATTGTAAACATAGCAAAATTCCTCCAACTGCGTAACAATATTCTTTACAATTGAATCGAATATCTTTTTCAAAGAGTCGGTAGGATTACATGGATGTATTTCCAACATTTCATAAAATATCACATTCCATTGTTCGTGTGCCATATTTGTATTATCCACGTTGACGGGTAGGCCATCGAAATCAAACATGTCTATCCAATCGGAATGCATGTTCGCAACGCAATGATTGTAATAGCGAACGTCAAATTCATTAGTGTAATTCACATAAAAATCTTTGTTGATAGCGTACTGATTCAAAATAACATTTTGATGTTTTTCAAAGAATATAGCTAAACGTCTAATAGCATTATCAACTTTTGTCTTGAATTCTTCAACATCAAAATCATCATCCGAATCAGAATAATAATTAAAATCAGAATCAGCGGCAAACAAATCCTCACCAACTGTTGTCGTCGTCGCATTGGCTGCGGCGTCAGCAATAGCATTGATTTCAGCAACGATAGCAGAGGCAGATGCATCGGCATCGGCATCGATGTCGACATCGGCATCGACGTCGGCAGAAGCATCGACGTCGGCAGGGGCATCGACGTCGGCGGCAATAGTAGTTTCATCAGGAGTATTTTCAATTACATCATTATCGACGTTGTCGTCGTCGTCGTCGTCGGAAAATAAATTAGGAGATCGAGATCTAGATGAAGATCGTGATCTAGGAGGAGACCGTAATGGTCGTGTTCGTGAATATGTATTATCATTTGGAATATAGTGTTCTATGGCGAGTTTTTGTATAATGCGCCCATTTTTCTTTAGTGTATGCTGCATAAATCCCGACATTACACGATAAAACTCACATATTTCACCATGTCGTTTATTTATCAATCTAATTTGATCACGTAACTCACTCTGTTGTCTCATACGACGATCTCGATGCTGTTGACGACGTTCCCGCTGGTGACGCTCGTACTCGAAATCTTCTTGCAACCGCTCGTTCCAGGGCTCCTCTTGGAATCGGTCTTCAGAGCGTTGATTGATGACTTGTGTATCATCGTCGTACTGCATTGGCTCGCTGCTTTGAGGAGGTTCAGGCTCGGCGGCGGCGGCGGCGGCGGCGACTACAGCGTCGATGATATCAGTGTTTCTGGAATCGTTAACCATATTGATGATTAGCTACAAGTGTTGAAGGAATATGTTCAACGACGTCGAACTGAAGTGTAACGTCGGCGACGTCGTTATATATTCCGCTCAATATCCCCACCACTTTGTGACCATATCTGAACATAATAAAGATAGCGATCCTTATCTGGATTATCGGTCACGTACTTTTTTGTAGTGCAAAAAAGTTGGTCATCATTCCAAGGCCGATATACAATGGAAAATTTCGAATCGTAGACTATTATACTAGCATAGTCTACACTGAACAATATGCTCTCCATATACTACACTTTAAGGTGCATTTTTGCAGTGCAAAAAAGTTCAATATCATTTTCAGATAAGATAGTACCGGACTACGTGACCTGATGCATGAAGCATACTGGCGTACGTGACGGGATGCACGATGATTATTATTCTAGGTAGCGACGACAAGGCCTTATCGCCTCATATATAAGCCCATACAACGATCTTGGCGTTCAGTCAAGTGCTACTGCTCGTCAAGATCGTAGTACTATTTTGAAGATTGTATACATTTTTTGCTATATCATCATATTCTATATCATATCTATATTATTTTGATGTGTGTGTAATTTCATCATGAATATGTGGTACGGCGACGGCAGCAACAACAATGGATCATCCGGCAATGAGGTTGGTATCGATTTGTGTTTTTTTTTGCTTTTGTGTACGCGATCGTGATTGTATGTGGCTTTCATGTTGAAATGGGATATTTACTTATGTAGATTTTTTTAAATTTGTTCTAGGCGCCCAAGCCTTACAAACACATACAATTCTCGCACAATCCCGTGCGCAAGAGTATTAGTGTGTACCTGCAAATGGTGTGTTCGACGCCGTTCGTGCACGTCGGAGATGTTGATCTCAACACCAAGACTTGGAAGTTTATCCAGATTACGTTTAAGAATCACTATCTGTATAGTAATCGTTTCGCCAAACTATATACCGTCATCATGGACATGAACGTTAACAAGGACAGCGGTTCATTTCGCAATCTTTTAACTATGCTGACCAAATCTATGGTTTTGGAACATGTCATGTTGTGTATGCAAAACTATGTCGATCATTACGCCGATATCATCAAAAATAACGAGCATTATTCTCTCATTAAAAACTTTGTTATGCGCATGACGACCGTGTCCCTCGAGGAAGCGCTGGTCGATTGCACTCAGCTCTACGAACGCATGCGTATGATCGGCAGCGATTTGCATATGATCGATTTTGAATGTCAAATTCGAAAGAATATCGACGCCGTCAATACCGTGCTATTTCCGTCCGTCAATAGTGCCTATGGTGTTCTCCAAACCAATATTGTTAAACTGACCAACAAACTCAAAGATTTGCTTGTTCTATACAATTTGGAGGATTTGACACTTAAATGCCAAAAATGTAAATGTGGCAATATATATCATCAACACAAAAATTGTAGTCATAAACTTTGCGCAAAATGTGCATTTCAGAGTTTGCTCAAAGTCAAGTACTGTATCATGTGTAAAAAATTAAACAAAATACGCAATCGCGAGATTGACAATATAGACCATAGTGACAGCGAAAGTGAATATAGCGACAATAATTCATCTTCTAAAAAACACACCGACAACGACGACAAAATTATTAATGACGACGACGACGACGACGCTAATAACGACGACGATCTTGTTTACGTCGAAACTCCTCGTGAGCCTCCGATCGATATCGAGGACGATGACGATACCGACACCGACACTGACACTGACGACGACGACGACAATGACAACGACAACGATGAAGTCGCAGATGATGACAATGACAACAATAAAGTTGCAGATGATGACAATGATAAAAATACAACATCTCCCATAGCTTCTCCTTCTTGTAGTAAAGACGACGACGACGACGACGGCGGCGACGGCGACAACATTTTGCGTCCCGTTCGTCGTAAACGTATTATCGATCGTTCGATATTTACACCATCACCAAGTCCTTCGCCTCCGCCGCCGTCACCACCGCAACCGGTCGTAAGAACAATTCCACCAAATCCAGTTTCACCGCCGCCACCACCACCACCGTCGATATCGTCATTAAACAACGACGTCGAAGATGAGGAGAATATCGAAAATATTAACAAACATTTGCGACAATTAAATGAGATGCAAAATGAATTGATTGCAAAAAAACAACAACTTAACGAAATAATCAATGATGCCGAAATATGTGACAATCTTGGCGACATCAATAATGTCGCCGACTTTAATACTTTAACTCATGTATCCATCGGTTCTGTTTCGACTCGTCTTCCCGACGACGACGACGACGACATTATACAAATTAACGACAATGATTTTCCGTTTGATGACATCATTTCACCAATTTTACTCAACGACAATAACAATAATAATAACGACGGCGATGCCGCAGCAATTATCAACGAACTCATGGACATTTTACATCAACAGCAAAGTAATTCGTCGTCGTCGTCAACGTCAAAAATTATCGAATACACACCACCCGTGCAACAACAATCCGTCGAAACTATTCTTTCCGTCCAGCAAGAATCAATCGCTGCGACGACACCATTGCCGCAAAAATTTTGTGTCATTGACAATACCGACAAGGAAAACGACAGGGACGACAACGACGACGAATTATCCGCTTGTCGAAAAGATAGTAGACGTATTATTAAACCGGAGACGTACGATAGTATGTACGACGAACCTTTTGATTTTTTTCAATATCAATGTCAGGACGGTGTAGTTATCAAGCTCGAGAAAGATGACCCCGTTTACGTCGAAACCCCTTACAAGCCTCCCGACGAGGACGACGACGACGACGACAATGATGACGACGATGTAATAATAGTTGAAAGCAGTAATCCTCTAGCTTTCAAACCTAAACGATTTCCCATTAAAGTTACTCGATATGCTCACATCGTCAGCGAAGAGTATATCGGTGACAATGACAATGACGACGACGACGACGAATCATCACAACCACCATCTAAAAAAATTAAATTGTAAAACACTCATATAGAAAGCATAATGTTTTATTGTGATTAAAAATGTGATATTAGTTTTAGGTATTATATTCTGAGGAATATATGATTTATTATATCATTGTATCTATGTAATCTATAATTAAGATTAGGTTTTAACATTTGTACAATAAACATTTGAGCGTTCAATTTCGATTGATCGTTACTTTTGAAAATGCGTTTTTTTAATTGTTGAAACTGCCTTTCCTCTAGTTTTTCAATGGTCATGTCTTCGTCGTGATCGTTCTTGAACGGATGCTGTCCCGTCAATAGTTCGTGAGCCAACACACCGACGGCCCACCAATCAAAATGGTAGTCGTATCGTCGTCCCGCTAATTTTTCGGGCGAGTAATAGTCGAGCGTGCCGTCGAGACACGACTCTTGACCCACCACCTTGCACAGACCATAGTCGGCAATGTAAATCTGTTTGTATCTATTGTACAAAATGTTCTCGAGCTTGACGTCGTTGTGGATGAAATGATGTTTGTGCAGCGCGTGCAAACCCTCGCACACTTGACCGACGATAAGCTTTGTTTCGTCGACGGTCAAACATTCTTCGCTTTTGAGAAGATCGAACAAATCGCCGCCTTTAATAAAGTCCATGATGAGAACGTGAGTCTTTAACGTGGTGATGCTATAGTATAAATTGATAAAGTATCGGTTGTCTTTCATAAGGGAATGCACCATCGGCTCGATTTCGTTGTAGTGCTTGAGCTTGATTTGCTTTTTTAAAAATAGTTTCTGTGTCGGCTCGTGTTTCAGCACGGACACGTGGCCGTACTTGCCGTCGACCAATTTGTGATCCCGACTCAACTTTACTTCGGCGTAAAAGTCGCATAGCTCTTGCAGCACGCTGTCGAGGTGATCGTTGTTTTTAACGACGCTGTCGATATTAATAAGTTGATTCGCTGTACTCGTCGTCGTCGTCGTCATCATGATGACAGACACGGAGAGCGTATTAAACTTTTTACAAAATCCAAACAATAATGTGGTGGATCTTTTTCAAAAATTGACCACTCCCGTATCGATGGAATTGTACGATGCGGTGTGTTATCGCGACAACAATAGGAGCACTTATGACGATGAGGTCACGCTCAATTCTCGAACGCTAATGGAATTCTTACAATTAAGCATGGCCATATACAACAACAAAATTGGGGTACGCGTCGACGACGCCGCAATACCCACGTCGATGACAACGACACCATCGGCGGCGATAAGCAACAAAATCACTCAACTTGAAAACATGGTGCGGCGAGTGAACGATAATAGCCGTTTTAAATCAAAATTGCAAAATATTCTAGAACGCATCATCAACGAAAACAACTTTAACAATCTGAGCGCTTTATTTAAAACCTTTTTGGATTTGTACAAATTGTATCAAGTCGAGGAGAACGACATAGATCAACTTTTCCGCGAAATTGTCACCCTAGATCGTCCGGCGGCGGCAAAGATTATCGCTCCTGGCGCCGTCGCCACCGACGTCGTCGAAACAGTTTCATCTGCGTCGCCGAGTGTAGCAGCCGTTGCGAAACCCACATTACCATTACGACGACTATCATCCATGGGTGCGGAACAATCTTACGCGCCGCCGCCACCGCCGCCACCGCCACCAATGTCAACGTCAATAGTAGCATCTCCGGACGATAAAATCGAGAATAAGATTGATGTCGTTGAAACCGCACTGCCACCACCACCACCACCTCCTCCTCCACCACCGATGCCGTCGTCTTTAATTTCGATTCCAACTTTGACAACGCCGGTAGATCAATCTACAACAAACGCATTTATACCACCACCACCACCACCGCCGCCGCCGCCGCCGCCGCCGTCATCGTCTCAAACCACACCGCCGTCGCTGCCACTTTCGTCGTCGTCGTCTATTCAAGTGGATAAAGCACCTGTGCCGGCGCCTCCGGTCATAGATTTTAGTACAGAACTAAAGGAAAGATTAAAACGTAAAACTCCGCTCTCGCCCGACAAGTTGAGCACTTTACAACATCAAGCTAAACGACCGGCGACGGCGGCAGCGGAAATTGTGCCCAGATCAGAATCGACTTTAAGTATCTTGCAGCGGCGCGTCGCCGTCGAACCGTCGTCGACGAGCAGCGGCACCGAGGCACAGGACGATGAGAACGATTGGCTGGCGTCGACGACAGAGGTGACGGCGTTGAAAACTCAGTTTAGGAATTTGCAAAAAAAAATTGAACAGCTCCCGATGGAGTTGCCCGATTCCATTACCACGCTGACGGCGGCCATTTCGTCGATATTCGAGAAAACACAAATTATGGCGGACGACGCGACACACTTCGTGCCTACCTAAACAAACTAGAAAAATTGATCAAAGACATTATGACTTTGTGAATATATGTATAGATAGATTAATAAAATTGTAATACTTACCTTTTGTGTTTTTAATTACGTTTTTAATAGGCGGGTCCGTTGTAAAGAGGCGCATCGGGTGCGAATTCCTTGATCTTGAACACGAGCGACAGTTCGAGGAGGATTTCCTCTTCCTCACCCGAGTCGGTTCCTACGTAAACGATGGGTTTGTAAAAGTTCTCCCAAATGACGCGGTTGATGAATTCCTCGAACGAGTTGGTGTACTCGGAGTGGAGATTCATGACGGGGCAACCGCCGCCCTTTTTGGCTAAACTGATGCGGTATTCGTTGTTGGTGCCGACGTACACGGGCTCGACGATGCGGATGACTTCGTGGGGAACGTAGTCGGGATCGCAACGGAGAGCGTGCTGAGCCAAAAATCGGAAGCAACGGTTAGGTCTCGTTGGTCTCATGTTGATTACGAGGAAAACGTCCATGATTTCTTGATCGTTGACGATGGGAAAGCTGTCTTCCATGAAACGCGTCCAAGTTTCGCGGAGAAACTCTTTGCCGCTCCAGTTGACGACCAGTTTCATCGTGTCCGGTTTGACGATACGAATTTCCTTGAAGAGAGTCAACTTTTGGTTTTTGCCGGGTCCCAAGAAGGGATCTTCGGCGACGACATACCTTTCTAGAGGATCGAGAGTTCTCTCTTCAATTTCATGTTGCAATAGATGCTCCTTGCGTTTGGCGTTTTTGATGACGGAACCAAGATTCTTGTAGAATTTGTTGTCGTACACGTAAGTGCGACCCAAGGCTGGGTTATAGCTGTAGCGAGTATACAT